TATAGTGTGTCACCAGAAATGCTTGCTGCATTAACTGAAGTGAGAACAATGTCTGCATCTAAATTTACAATTGGGAAGTTAGCCGTGCCTCCTGTATTAATGTTTGTGCCAGGCTGAACCCTTGTAATATCATTTCCATCTGCGGTTGTTAAGAAAATGTCGTATAAATCTGTGCTTCCTGAAAATAAAGTAGAAGCGCTTAAATTTCCGAAAATTATTGTATCACCAATAACTGCCCCTCCTGAAAGTGCCAAAAATGAATTTGACCCATATTCAAAAACACCTGTACCATCATAGCCCCACAAGGTGTGGTCCGCCAAATTAGATGCAAGTTCTCCAGCTTGAATGAGGTTTAGTTCATTTCCAGTGGTTCCCGTAGGAATCTTGCCAGGTACAGAGGTTCTTTTCGTTAATAAACGAGCATCTCTGTTTTGTGTCATGTTGAATTATATAATTCTTTAATAAAAAACGCCTAAAGAGGCTAGGTTATTTAACCATTTTAAATAAATAGCTTAATAATTATATAATCAAAAAATTATTTCACAATTTTCTCAAACACCAATGTGCCACAATCCCAAATTCTATCATATCCATTTTCAATAGCTAATTCAAATCCAGTTTTATTTTTATCTCCCTTATAAGTTTCTAACAATTTAATTTTATTTAAAGAAAATCTATGCAATCTACTTAAATAATCATTTGTCTTAACAAAATAATATGATGGAGGTGTTTTTCTTATAAATTCAAATCCAACTTTATTATAGACTGTTTTTTCTGGATTTACTCCAGACCATCTACAATCAGCATAAGTTAATATTTTCTTTGGAGAATAGTTGTTTGTAAAATATTTAAGTAATCTTTCAAACCCTCCAACAACATTAGTGTCTAATATTGAACAAAATCTAATTAATTCGAAAAAACCTTCTTCTTGAGTTTTATTTTTAGCTCCGAGTGCTAATCTTGGTTTTCCAAAAGTTATTAAAGAAACGAGCTCGTTTCTAAAATAAAGTCCAACTCTAATTTTATCTACACAATTTCCTTGAATATGATTTGAATTCAAAAACTCTTTCTTATCTTCAAAAGAAACTTCTTTTATTTCGCATTGTCTTGCATATATTTTACTATCTGTTAAATTAAGTAAATTCCTAATTCTTGATTTAACGATAGATTGTTTAAGGAGCCATTCGTCTTCGAAAACATGAATTAACTTAATGCCTAATCTATCTGACTTTTCAGACTTTGATAGGTGATATTTTTTATTTTTGTTTCCAGAAATCTCGGAATGATAATAATTCCCATTTAACTCAATTGCTAATTTCTTATCTTTTATATAAAAATCTAATTCATAAGGCTTTATAACACTTCTTTCGCATTCTGTTGTATTAGATTCTATTTCAAAAATAAACTCACTCATCTCTCTTTGAATTTTTGACCCACTTTTAATTGGATAACATTTTCTACAAACTAAAGCGCTCTTAACTACTCTTGAACTAAATTTGTTTCCACAGGAAGTGCATTTTATATCATATTTCAAATAATTAATTTTTCCATCAGTGTTTTTATATCTTACCCTATCACATTCGCACTCTTTAAATTCTAATTTTCTTTCCTCTAAAATTATCCTTAACCTTTCAAGTTTTTCTTCCTTAGTTTCTTTTAAATAATCTAAAGAAGAAAAATAATAATCTGAACCAAATTTTATATTATTAGTTTTTATTAGATTTTCCTTACTCTTATCGCTCAGCACATTATATGAGACTCCGTTTTTTTCTATATTTGTCTTTATTTGCTTGTCTAAAATTTCTTTTAACTGAAGATGATGCTCAACTCCAAATTCTTTTTTTATAGTCTCTTTTGCCTTTTTTCTATTATTATAATGCTCGTCTCCGTACTTTTCTTTTTTAGTTTTTTTTGTTTTTAATTTCGACTCTTCTATTTGCATAGAGTTCTCAACTCCAAATTCTTTTTTTATAGTCTCTTTTGCCTTTTTTCTATTATTATATGTTTCATCTCCATGTTTTTCTTTCTTTGTTTTTTTTACTTTATCCCCAAAGCCAGGTATTTTTGAAGGGTGGTCTACTCCATATTTTTTAATAATAGCTTCTCTCGATTTTTTAATCCTTTCCTCTTTTCCATTTTCACGTAAAATTTTAAGACAATCCTTTCCGCATGTTTTTTTTTCTTTATGCTTTCCAGTCTCAAAAAAATTTTTACATATTTCACACTTTTTTTCCATATACCAAAGTTAATGTTTTTATATAAATATAGAAAAAAAAAATCAAATATTTATATAAAAAATTTTTTCTGCTTATTTATTAATATAAAAGAAACAAATAAAATAAATAATTATGGCTGATATGTTTAGACCTGTTCCAATTGAACAGGAACCAAAAAGAAAGAACAGATTCGTGCTGGAATTCCCAACTGAACTTGGTATTGAGAGCTTCTTAGTACAAACGTCTGGAAAGCCATCGCTTGAAATTGGTTCAACCGAAATCCAATACATGAATACCTCAACTTGGGTTGCTGGTCGTTCTGTGTGGTCAAGCATCGAGGTTTCCTTCATTGACGTGATAGGGCCCTCTACAACTCAAAAAATCATGGAGTGGGTAAGACTACACTTTGAATCTGCTACAGGTAGAATGGGTTATGCAATTGGATACAAAAAGAATCTTGTGCTTAAAGCTCTTGACCCAACAGGTGTTGAAGTTGAAAAGTGGACTTTAATCGGATGTATGATTACAAATGCTTCATTTGATGATTACGATTACGGTGCTGACGATTTATCTACAGTAACAATTACTCTTCAGCCAGACAGATGTCTGCTTGCAGCATAATTTTTATCGTAAAATATCAACTCAAACCTTGGGTGCTATTATTTAGCGTTCAAGGTTTTTGTTTTTAATAGAGAATATGGGAATGTTTAGATTATATAGAAGGTTTTATTGTGTACCCACAGCGGGTACTGGGAACACCTATTCTCTAATAACTCCTACAACTCTAAGCGCTTCTGTTTATCTTGCTGGAAGCGGTGATACTCCGAGTTCTACTGTTATAGAATCCAACGTTCCTATTACTGAGGAGAGTTTGGGAATTTTCTATGCAGACCTGGACCCAACTTTGTATGCAGCTGATGTAACTTATGACCTTGCTTTTTATGTACAATACACACCAAAAGCACCGTTAGACAAAAGACTGACAACAAGATTTAGAATTAAACCTTTCAATATTGCAAATCAACTTGACTACGAAATTAGCGACACAAGACCAATGGAGTATGAGATAATAGGAACCTATAATTAATTAAGATATGCCTTTAAATAAGAATGAATTCATAATAAAAAGAAACGACACACTACCTGCGCTGCAACTTAACTTAATTGACAGAGGGTGCCTTGGTGGAAAGGAGCCGTTTAACCTTTCTGGTATTACTGGAGTCACTTTCACGATGACGAGAGAATGTGGTGATTATAAAATTTTTGCAAAGGATGCTCAAGTAGTTTCTTATTCTTGTGGAACCATTCAATATAACTGGAGCTCTGAAGATACCAATGAAGGCGGAACTTTCAAAGGAGAGTTTCAATTATTGTACTCTGATGGAAACAAACTATCTGTTCCACAAAATGGATTCATCGACATAATGATTCCAAAGGATGTTAATCCTTATTAAATAAACCAAGTTGACCATCTTTTATTTGTATGGAGGTTTTTGAATCCACTATTTCTTTTATCACATCTCTGTGACAAGTTTTCTTTGGCCTACAGTAACATGCCAGACAAACCTCTCCTTGTTTAGATAAAGTGTATATCTCGTTCATCATGAGACATACTTCTTCATCTTTTTCATCTATCTTTTTTAGCAAATAATCTTTAAAACACTGAATACTTTCTTTTCTTGAATCTACTACGAATTCAGCTTTTGTTTCACGCCCCTGTATGCTGGTATAAGGATTGCCTAATACCGAACCTCTTCCAATGTAAATTGTATTGTCAAATTTGTCTTTATCTTTTTTGTGAATAACCTTAATCATATTACAAATATACAAATAAAAAAGCCACCTAATTTAGGTGGCTTTTTTATTTTCTCATAAACCCTGTTTAGGTCGTCAAGAAATATTATGATTTTATTTCTGTAGAATCCGTTTTATATTCAACGCTTCCGTATGCATCGCAATGTTGTCTTGTTCCGCATGATGCAAGAATCAAAGTTCCAATAACTGATAATAATATAATTATTCTTTTCATATTCATAAATAGTTTTTATTTTTCATCTTTATACTTCCAGATGTATCCTCCAGAAGATTTTAAGTCACCCCTTGCTGCAGAAGCTACATTTCCAATATGAAACCCACATTCTTTTACTTGAGATAAAAATTCATATTCTTTAATTAAAATACCATCTTTACTAAATTGCAATAAACCTCTTCTTTGACTTGATGCTTTACCAAAATTTGGATTTTTCTTTCCTCTCTGCCTACTACCTTTTCCATATGCTGGATTCTTATCTCCAATATTAGCTTCCCTTATCTTCTCTTTTGTCTCATCAGACTGTGTGCTCCCCTTTTTTCTTTCTGCCGCCTCTTTTTTCATTTCATCAGATTTCTTCTTCCCATATAATTCTTCCCAATTTTTTCCTTTTCTTGACTCAGACATTTTCTTTCTCTGTTTATCTGACCACTTATTTCCATAGTTAGGATTATTTTCTCCAGTATTAATTTTACTTAACTTGCTTTTAACATAATCATTGTGCTCATTGAGAAGTGGGTCTTTTAGATTATATGTATCATCGCTATTAATTCCTCCATAATAGTCAATCCAAAATTTCTCTCTTAAATCCATGAGAGACAAATCTTCTGTCTCTTCTAAAATCTCATAAATAAAATTATCCTCACCATATTTATCAAAAGACCTCTGAAGGTGTTCGTTGTGATGTTCACTCCTTTTGATTCTATATAAATGCCTACTATATCTTGTGTTTAAATTTTCTGACTGTCCAACGTAGACCTTTTTGTTAATGGTGTTTGTTATTTTGTAAATTCCTGATTTCATATGTTTATTTTAAATTAATTGTAAACAAAAAAGACAGAGTAATCAAACTCTGTCTTTCTAAATAGTTTAAAATTTAGTAAATTCCACCATCAATATGACCCCCCATCAATGCAATCGTTTTCAGCTATTACCCTATCGCCATTTGGAGCAGCTATAGTTCCTGTTTCTCTAATTCTAATATCTTGAAGGTTCGTTGTAAATGAACGATTACCAAGACCTGTTGCCGTACCTCTAATATCCCAAAGAACATCTGTACCATCTACACCAGAACCATCTTGAATTGACCAACCTGCCCCAAGTGAGGTAGCTATTGTTGATGCTGATGGATTGTAGTTAAGTTCAATAAGATTATCTTCAATATAAAGTTGTGAAGTAAACCCACTAATTGATTGACCGATAACAAGAATGTCTCCGAAAATAGTTGTTGTATTTCCTGTGTCTCCTGGGTTACCAATTTGAATCTTTCCAGTCTTAAATAAATTTGAAGCTTCATCATATTCAAAACCTGGTTCTCCTGTTAATTTACCACCAACCCCTGCGTACACAACTTGTCCAGCAGTTAAGCTTGAATCAGTTATTCCAGTTGCAGCCAAAACCCCTGAAAGGTCTAAATCTTCAGCGTAAGCAGTTTTCCATCTATTTGAATTTGACCCAAGGTCATAAGCTAAATCCACATTTGGAAGCGTGTTGTTATCTATTGAAAGGTCTCCAGCGAAATCAAACAAGAAGTTTCCAGTAGTTGACGAGAATAAGTTGTCCTCAAGTATTGTTGATGACGTTCCCAGTCTAATTCTTCTTGCAAATACTCTATCCCATCTTTGTCCTACAGCTCCAAGGTCATAAGTAAGATGTGCAGTTGGAAGCAAGTCGCTATCGACCTCTACTTGCGTAGCTGCATCAATTGTGAACACGCCATCGTCTACGATTGTTCCTCCAGAATAAGTTGTACCATTTGTAAATACATGTCCCGATGCTGTAAGTATGTTAACAGAAGGAGAATCTACAAGACTAATGGTTGGTAGCGCTGCTGTGCCTCCTGTAACGATATTTGTTCCTCCAGCAACATATGTGTGCTCGCCTGCCACATCTGCAGCAATTGAATAAATTATATCTTCTACATCTGTTGAGCCTGAGTAAAGGGTAGTTGCTGACATGTTTGTAAAAAACGCATCTCCACCAGTAGCTGTTCCAGAAAAAAGAATATCATTGAAACTTGGAGAATCTACAACAGAAACTTCATAATCAGTACCAACATTGTTAACGTTAACATTCGAACCTTCGCTTACAGTTGTCCCAGAAAGGTCTCCAGCAGTCAAGAAAATATCCTCAAGATTTGTTCCTCCAGATTGAATGATTCCTGTAAAATTAGAAGTTCCAGAAGCGGTTAATTCGTTAAAAGATGGCGAATCAACAACGTTTACAGTTGGGTTATCAGCTGTTCCTCCAGTGTATGTGTTTACTCCTGGCTGAACTCTTGTAGTCACACCTTGTATGTCTGAAATATTTCCTAATACAAACCCGTTGGTTGTACCACTCATGAACTTACCATCAAGTCCAGCTCCAGATGCTCCACCATAAGTAGAAATCAACCCAGTGCCACCACTGATAATAAAATTATCGTTGATGTTAAGTCTATTTGATATATTTGAATTGTAAAGTTTTGAACCTACTTCAAAAACTCCTGACTGACCAGACTCTTCAAAGTCTCCTCCAGTTACACCAGAAAATCTAAGAACTCCATTGTATAGGTTTACAAACGGTTCTCCGAATACTGTGTCCACGGGAAGCAAACCACCGTTTACTTGCCTGTCTCTTACTTTGATTGTTACTTGCCTAATTTCAGCCATTATAATGTTCTTTTATTTATTAATAAATATTCTATTTTTTGTTTATCTGTTACCAATCTCCACCATCAATACAATCTCCTGATAGTATAATATTGTTTTCTGTAACTATTGTATTTCCTAACTCCAGTTGAGCTGTTTTAATTCTTGTTGAAGCTGTAAAACTTACTGCAACTCCATCCACTATGTTAAGTCTTCTAAACCTTCTCACAGGACTCCCAAGGTCTACTGTGTTATCTGTAGCTGGCGCTACTGTAGTAGTTATTGTTAAAGTATCTGCTGTCGTTCCTCCTGTAAAAGAATATGACCCCCCAGTTCCTCCAGACAATGGTAAAAAATTACCAGTGACACCAGAAAACGAAGAGGATATATTTCTAATTATAACCTCAAGGTCTGTTGAGCCTGAATAAATCGTGCCACCAGACAAACGAGTAGCGTAAACACCTTCGGTGAACACAGTATCACCAGTAACAGTCCCACCCGAAAGGTTGAGAAATATTCTTTTTATAGGATGAAAATAGATACCAGACATAGTAAAATACAGCTTTTTATATAAATAGAAATCAAAATGATTTTAAGTACAGTTATTGACAAAAAAAAGAGGAATTTTTCAAATCCTCTTTAGTTTTATTTATGTTTTTCTAATTTATTAATTCAATATTATATGGAGATATGTCAAAGAATGATTGATTACCTACTGTTGATTGATAATTATTTCCAACATAAATTCCACTAAAACCTTCTGACTTATACTTATCTATCAACCTATTCATAAGTTGTTCAAGATTCTCGCCACTCTTCCACATTGAATTAATGTTTACATCCTTATAATTTTCTGGGTTTATTTTTATTTTTAACAAAGCCCCATTTGGATTATAAACCATGGCAAATTTTTCTTCATCTGCTGTAGATATTGTTTTTGTGTTATATGCGTGAGTTGCAATGTCTGATGTAGTCTTTGGTAATAATAATCCTTTTTTCAATATAGAATCAATTTTGTCCCATGAAGTAGAATGATATTGATACTCTGGCATTTTTTTTGACTCTTGAATCAATTTCAATTCTTCTCTAATAATTTTCCTTATATATGATTCTGTTAACATCAATTATAAATAGTCCACGAATTCACTTATTCTAATTTTAGAAATCAAGACAACAATCTCCTCACCCACATCTCTCACAGATTGCCACTTGGTCTCGTTTATCTCCTGGAGCAATTTATCTTCTCCATTCTTGTTGTACGTCCAACCTGACTTAATTTCAATGTCCTTACTATCATATACAAAATCTGTATGATACACATGATTCTCGTCCATGAACTCGTAGTCATAACTCCTGCCGTTGCTTACCTGACTAAGCAAACCTTTATCATCCATCAATTCCAAGAAATGAAGTTCATATGAACCTTGGTAGTACAGCTTGGTATCCTTATACTTCTTGACCTTTAATTGAGCTTTAAAATGTTTCTGGAGCATGTCGTAATCTTTCAAGTGATGGCTCACTCCAAAATTCTTCATCGAAGTATCTTTCTTCTTTTGCTTAATATCTTCATTCTGAGAAGCATTCTCCACTCCATAGAGCTCCATCATAGTCTCCTTTCTCTTCTCCTTGAACTCCTCGACCTGAGAGACATTCTCTACTCCATACTTGTCGAGGTTGGTTTGCTTCATCTTATCTTTGAATTCGTCAAGCTGCAATGGATGTTCTACTCCATGTTCTTTCAAAAACTTTTCTTTTAAACTATCTGATAAATTTTTAAAATAACCCTCTCCATATCTATCGTATAAAGTTTCAACTTTTTTGTCAGAATTATGATAGTTCTCATCACCATATCTTTCTTTCTTAGTCTCTTTAGACTTCTGTTTAATATTCTCTAATTGAAATACGTTGTCAACCCCAAACCTACCCCTAACAGCTTGCTTGGAATTATTTATTCTTAACTCCAAATTCTCTGGAACCAAGGCCCATTCTTTTCTGCACTCATCGGAACAAAGCTTTTTCTTATCTTTCTTTCTGACCTCGAAGCCTAGGCTACAGTTAACACACTCTCTGGTCTCTCGACTCTTCTTTTTCTTTAACTCATCTGCGCACTTCCTACAACAGGTCTTCATACTTCGCTTAGGGTTCTCATTTCCGCAGTTCTCGCAGTTTCCTTTTTCTTTCATAGCATTTCATTTAATACCTACTGGCATTCGGTTTGTATGAATAAATAGTAAGAAAATAATAAAACAAAAAAAAGGAGCTCGAAAGCTCCTTTTAATATGTAAGTGTCTGATTATCAGAAAATTAAAAATCTTCAAATCTCGCCCCCGTGGGAAGGACTTGAAACGTAAGGTCAATGAATTCAGCCGTTCTTGTAGGTTGAAGTTGAATCTTACCAACCAACGTATTTCTGTCGATTGTATCTGCTGTGTTATTAGAGTCATCCATAACTACTTTGAAAGCTGTAAGCCCTCTTTGATTTTGAATCTGAAGAAGAATTGGCTCAACCTTAGCTAAGAATTGGTCTCTAAGAGTTTGGTCGTTTTGTTCGAACAATAATGTAAGAGACGCTGCTGCAACTAATCTTCTAACTTGAAGTAACAATCTTCTGATGTTAATTCTATCAAGAGCAGATTGTCTTTGTTGAAGAGTTTTTTGTCCCCAAATAACAACACCTTGTTGTACAAACGTTGCGATTGGATTAACTCTACCTTGGTAAAGTGTGTCTCTATCGTTGTTGTTTAATCTAACGTCAGCTCTAATTACTTGTGGTCCAGCAAGTCCTCTGTTAAGTCCAGCAGGAGCAAACCATGGCGCAGAAATATTATCTGTAAGCGCATATGTTTGAACAGCCATCATAGTAGGCGCTTGGTAAGTGAATCTACCTGAATTAGGGTCTTCAATTTGAATCCATGGCCAGTATGTAGCAGCATAGTTGCTGTCAATACCAGTTGCTTCAAGTCTTGAAACAACTTCTTCTGGAGTCCCTTTGATTGAGCCGCTTGTAAGCCTTGGCGCATCCATTACATAGATTGCATCCGTTCTATCTTCTACAATATCAAGTGCATACTTAACAATGTTTGTATTATTGCTATAATCAACACCTGGCGTAACCATTACATTGATGTCCACAACTTCTGGGTTTGCCATTTCGTCAAGACCATCTTTAAATGCGTTAACATTATTAGGGAATGCATCAGTAAACTCTTCGTAAAGATTTTGGTAAGTTCTATACTTATCCCATCCATCAAATCCACCAGCAGGTACAAGTGTAAATTTCAACTTGTTTCTATCAACAAGTGTTCCAGCTGCATTTGTATATCCTGTAAGAGAATTTTCGTTACCACTAATAAATTTAGTAGCATCTGCTGTGTTCTCAAGGTGGAAACCTTTAATCTCTGTTTTATCTGTAGTAGTTCCTCCTTCGTATGAAAATAAATCAGACTCGATAGTCTTAATCGCAGTTCTTGTAGAAACTTGGTCAGTTGTAAAATTAGTGTATCCAAGCTCAGAAATACCAAGGTATGTTTTGAACACTGAATCACCTGAAAGATAATCAGTCTTGTAATAAACATTTGGTGCAGTAGAACCTGAAATCCCAGTCTCTCTTAAATCATAACCTCTAAATCCTGCAGGTACAGTATTAGTTGGGAATGAAGCAGCAAGGTCAATTGTAATGAATCTTGACTTTCTTGGGTAAGTCTCATCGGCTGTTCCGATTACCTTAGCAATAAAGTTAGCATCTTCTTCTCTAAGAGAAAGGTTTGACCATCTTTCAAGCGCTGTAGAAGAAGCTGAAGCATCTGTGTCTTCATATCTTCTTACAATTATATCGAAAGTATAGTTTAAAATATCAATATTTGCGATAGAAATCTTAATCTCAATATTTGATGAGTTACCATCAGAAATAGTTTGGATTTTGAAAAGGTTTCTAACGTCTCCCCCGATTACTCTCGATACAATCCATGGAGTAATAGCATTTGTATATCCATTTGCGAAGTCAGTATAAGCCGCTTCTTCTGTATAAGCAAGAGTTGAGTTAATATTTGCAATATCATTAAGAGAACTCGCCTCTCTCACAAAGTGAGGGTAGATTCTTTCTACATAAAGATTTGGTGCCCCATCAATAATTTTTGGGTTTCTACCAAGAATCTTAGTAATATAATCTTCTCTCGTTTCATCAAGAGAAACTGTAAATCCACTATTTGTTTGAGCAGTAAGAGGTCCAGTTGTTGCGCTAAGTGCAAAACTTCCTAATGTAGAAGTAATTGCTCCAATTGTAACATCACTTTCTTCGTTGAAGTACCATGAATCATCAATTTGATTTCTCTTACTTCTAAGAACTGCAAGTGTAGAACCTGATTTAGAACCTTTAGGCTCTGCAGTAGCTACAGCAAGTGACCATGTTCCATCTCCAAAAAGAGAAACATTATCATCATCAACAGAAATATTTAAGGCTACAAATCCTGCATCAGCTAAAAGTGCGTTGTTTACAAAATCTGAAGTTACAGAACCACTATAGTTAATTACAACATCATTTCCAACAGTGTTTGCTGAAACAGTTCCGTTCGCCATAACAGGGTCTGTGATACCTGAGAAGTTATAAGTTACTGGTGCAGCTTGTCCGCTTTGTGAAAATGTAAGTCCACTATAAACTGTCTCTCCTGAATAAAAATCAGAAATGTTAGCCATGATTAACCATGCTGGTGAGTTAGTAAACCCATCACTACCAAGTACTCTGGTTACAGTTAATTCATTTGATTGTGCCAAGAATGAATTCGCCACGTATGGTAGCGGGAAGTCTGGGTCAGTTGACCCAAATCTAAGTAGATAGTCATCAGTAGTTCTTATTTTAATTGGTTCGAATGCTGGTCCCTTTAAGGTTTTACCAACAACTCCCAATCTTGTAATACCTATTCTTGATGCAAAGATTGTGAAATCTTGTTCTCTTGTGAAGACACCTGGTGATACAAATATTGTTGCCATATCGCTTTGATTAAATTATTAGTTTTTATTTTTTTTCTTTTTTGTTGTCAGTGTAGTTCTTAACTTCCTTTTCCGCCTTGTCTAAGGTATCTTCTGTTTTATCTTTCTTAGAAGCTTCTGCTGGCTTGATTTCAACAGCTTCGTTTTCTTCAATTACTTCAAAAAAACCTCTTTCAAAATCTCCAAGATTTAACACCTGAGCTAAGTTTTTTAATGATGAAACTTCAACTGTCTTACCAGCAGGAATCATTATCTTTTTAGGTACTCCACAATCCTTAAAATTGACATAGTTTACCTTATTTTTTTTGTTCTTAATCTTCATTATCTAAAACTTTCTTATAAATAGAAGAAAAAAGATAAAACATTATTGATTATCTTCTTTTCTCTTGAATTTTAATCAACACCTTTGTAATGGTATTTACTTTCTCAAATTTGGTTGGGTCAATTAATTTACCCTGCACTGTTATTGGTATGTCTATCCTATAAACCCTCTCTTGAGAGATGTCATTTTTATTGTTTTCACTTGGGTCGCCTATCTTAGAAGAAATGTCGTGACCATTGATTTTCATATAACCTTGACCTCCAGAATAACCTTCTCTTAATATAAATTCGTAAAATGTATTTACGTCAACTATATAGTGAGTAAATAAGCTTAATGTATAAGAACAGTCCACATAAGTTGGTTGTGGAATTTTATAAATATCATAACCCTTTAAAGTTCCATCCATTTTTGGAATCTTTACAAATCTGAACTTCATTTTGTTTGGAATTGTTCTTTTTAGTGGAGAAGTTCCTTGAATAACGGAATTCCTATATATCGTCATGAAAGGTCTTGTAATTTCTTCTCCCAATTCTCCCCTCATCTCTTTCCAATTTAATTTTCTCTCAGCCCAAAGCTCTTGAGTCAACCAAATTAATGGAACTTTAGCAAGAATATTATTTTCATTTGTCATACTTATTCCTAAGTCTTCAATGAAATTTTTGATACCAAGGTCATGGTCTTCAAGTTCAAGCTTTTGGGGCAAGTAGTTAAAGTTTTCAAAGTTGTTATCCAACTCTCTTCCTATGTTATCACTAATACTCATCTGTAGGTGTTTTTAATAAATAGTTTGAAGAAATTTGGAAATGAAGTTTTTTATGCTTTATCTTTGCGTAAGGCTTTTGCTTTGTGACTATGAGTTTTATTTTTGGGGGCGTTGCTTTCTATCACAAAGATTTTACACTGGGCATGGTAGACTTATCATACTTTTGGAAAACAAACTCTCTATTACCCGCCAAAGCAATTTGGTGTCCTGTCACTGCAGGTTTAAGACTAAGTATAACAATTAACTTAGCATCCTCTCACACAGGCCTTTTTGATTAAAGTAGAAATACTTTTTCTAAGAGGGGGGGATAATAGGGGGGGCGTTATCTTTTTGGATTTTTCCCTAAATCTGGTAAGAATAATTTTTATATATCTAAGATTATAGTATAATTTAAGAGAAAAATAAATTCTTGAATTACCTTGCCTTAAAAACGTCTTCGTCAACTTCGATAGCAGTGATTGTAATAAAAAACCTTCTATCACCACCCCAAGAGTGCTCATTTGAGATTTGAGAGTGACCATTGTTTATGATTTTATAAAACTGGTCTTTAAATCCTATAAAATCACCATCATTAAGGTCAAACACAGTAGTTTGATTTTCTTTGGCAAAAACAAGACCCAACTCTTCTAAGTGTTCCATATAAACATGCGCAGTCAATTGTCCAAACCCTTTCTTTACAATACCACCATCTGCAGTGTATTCTGGAGCTATAGCCTCTACATTTATTCTACCAAGAATCTTAACTTCTGGTTTCCAAACTTTTTGAAAAGCTTTTGCTTCACCATAAAGACTATGACCTTGGGTTCTCTTAAGGTCAATTCTAAAAAGCATCATAGACTCTTGAAGAATCTGTTCAGTCATCTCTCTACCAGCAGAACTAAAGAAAGCACGCTCTTTATCTCCAAAGAATAACCCAATACCATCTGGTTGAGTTTCATCATCCTTCATCCCGTCTGGGAATTTTCCTATTTCGTTTAAATCAGCCATTTAGTAAATCCATATTTTCATTGGTATGAATGACAACGTTGTGTTTACAGCTTGTTGTACAGCCATCCTTTTCTCCATTATTCTATCGTAAGAAAGCTCCTCAAGGTCTTTTTCAAGCTTGTCAAGTAATCTTTGCTGGTCTTCTCTACCAGTTGAAATAAGGTCATCTTTATTTAATGTAAGTTCAGCTCCAGGAATTGGAAGTTGTCCATTAAATTTTCCTCTAATACCGACACCAAGCAATTCTTTTGCAAGAGCTTGAGCATATTTTTTAACCCATGTTTGTGCAACAGAGTTCATTTGACACCAGCTAATGTAGTTAAGTTGAGCATCCCCAGGCCCTGAAACAAGGCCATTTCCTGGAAGAGGATTTCCTTGACTATCAGTATTTCCTGTAAAATTTGGGTCTGGATTAGCAGTGAATCCACTAAATTCAGGGTTACCATAAGCACCAGCTCTATCTCTATATGTATAAAACACAGTACCAGGAGTCCCAGCTCCAGCACCAATTCCTATGTTGTTGTTTCCGCCAGCCACACTTCCGCTTCTTGGAACTGGAAATAATTTAAGAGTTTTTGTACCATCTGGTCCAGGTCTAAGTATGTAGTGATACTCTGAACCTCTAACTCTATTTCTAAGTTCTGCAGCTTGTGCGTTCATAATTGTGTCAAACACAGGCATAACAGAATAAAGAGAGTGACCTGCAAATGAAGCTCCAAACTCAGAAAAAGCAATGTTGTTGTTTGAAAAAGGGTCAAGTCCATAAAGGTTGATAAAAGATGGAGTAAACCATAAAATATCAAGAACTTCTCTTCCTGCAGGCACAGAATAGTCCTGAGTACCAGCAGTTAATGGTATAGAAGTAGTTTTTACTTCTCTGGTTCCATTTGCTCCAAGACCAATTTGTTCACCAATATCTTGAGCAAAAGACCTTTCAAAATATAAAGAATTAGAAACGTATTTAAGCGTGAAATCAACCTCAGAAGGAAGACCAAGCATCTCTCCAAGACGATTCCTAAGAACCCAATCGTTTATGTATGTAGAATACTCTTCGATTGCTTCACAAATACACTCTTCGATTTGTTCGTCAAGAAGTTCTACTCCCATAACAGGCGCACCAATTTTTCTCCTAATTCTTCTGAAAATTTGGTTCTTTTCTGTTACTGTCATACATTCCAGACATCCTTCTGCGCAAAAACTCATGTTCTAAATTTTTATTAATTATTATCTACCTATTTGCTGTCTGTAGTTTGGTTGATAAGCTGCTTTAAAGCCTACAAAAGAACCACCAGCTACCACTATCTTAGAAGCGACTACATCTACTTTTTGACCAGCTGTTGCTGCCCATGTAAATTCACCACCACCCATAGCAGTTATTGTTACTGAACCTGAAGTGGTGCAGAAAACTTGATGTACTGTAGAACCAGTCAATCCATTACCAAGGTCGTTAAGTGTATAAGTTCCTGCTGGTAAAGGGACTGCTGTCCAATTTATATTGTGAAAAGCCATAATTATAATTTTTATTATAAATAGGCTGAGAAATTTTGATTCCTATTTGTTTTAGACTATTTATAGGGGAGAAACTTATAATTTTATGATTAACTTCGAAAGAGATAGATTTGAGAACATGACTACAGAGCAAAAAATTGCTTTTGTAAACGACCTTGTGATTAAAAATACAAAACTTTCTGAAGAGGAAATAAAATACCTGGTCCCAAATAATAGAAGTGCATATTTTTATAATCGTGTTAGAACTTCTGATTGGCTGGAGGATTATGAATTTAATGCTATGCCAGATAAAGAAAAGGAAATTTACATAGTTAAAAAAAGATTTTTACAAAAAGCAGACCTTAAGAGACTTCCAGAAAAATTGCAAAAGAAATTTATTATCAATACTATATCAACTGGTATTCAACTTAAACCAGATGAATTTAATTTACTTGCAAATGATGAATTAAGGCATTTTTATGTAAAAGAAAAGATTAAATATTCTATTGATACAACTTTTACTCCAGAAGAACTTGTTTATCTGGATGCTGACGACCAAATTCAATATTTAAACACTATTAGCAGGCTTGGGTTTGCTCCGAATCCAGATGAGATACCAGCTCTTAAACCACAAGCTTTAAGATACTATATGTCTCATAAAAGCCTTAATGAAATTAGGTCTATAATCAAGGAGGAATTAAGAAAGATTTTGTCGTAAAGGATATTTTACTTAACTTTGCCAGTACACCAAAACTTATAGTTTATGGAAGTACGAAATAAAAGTATCATTAAACCAATGACAATGACTCTCTACTCTGGTAAAGAGGTTGATATTTTTAACCTTAGTCATGATGACATTGATATTGAAGATATTGCTCATGCATTATCAAATCTATGTAGATATGGAGGACATTGCCTCTTTCATTATTCAGTAGCTTTACATTCTTATTTATGCTCTCTTGAAGAAGGGACAAAAGAAGAACAGTTAGCTTTTTTACTCCACGATGCATCTGAAGCATTTGTGAATGATTTGGTCCGACCAATTAAGCACAGGCCAGAATTCGAACACTACAGACTGGAGGAAGATAAGATTCAGAAGATAATTTTCGAAAAATTTAGACTGGAGTTCCCTTTTTCTCAACGTGTACATGATGTTGATAATCATATACTTAGAAAAGAACTTGTTGCAGTAGTTATTAATTGTGACGAAATAGCAGCATGCTCATTTGAAAAAGAAATCTCACTTAGGGATGCCAGAAAATTTTTACGTAAAGAGAAAATTTCTAACTGTTTTATTCCTCAGATTTCTCCACTGGAGGCAGAGGAATTATTCTTAAATCGTTTCTACGAGTTGTACGAATCATAAAATTTCTATAGCTTTGCAATATGAATAGACAAGAACATTTGTTAAAAATTCTTGAGGAAGAATGTTGTGAAACAGCGGTTAGAGCATCCAAAGCTTTACGTTTCAGTCTTCAGGAAGTACAACCTGGTCAAGAGCTAACTAACTCAGAAAGAATCGTTTATGAATTTAATGACATTTTTGCAATGATGGAGATTTTGTTAGATGAAGGACACATAAAAAAAATTTTGGACCGAACCGCCATTGAAAAGAAGAAGTTGAAGATTGAGAAATTTCTGAAACTTTCTAAGGAGTGTGGCACATTAACTGATTAATTATGGAAGTAGCGAGAATAGGAATTAAAGTTAGATGTATTAAAGATGATGGTGCAGATGAGCATTATGGAATCGCAGACGAACTTCGTTGGCACATAAATAATATAAAAACTTTGAATTATGAATACAGACAATAAAAAAACAGAAACAGAGCAATGCACTATACCAAATGTTGTTGTTAGTTATTTAGATAAGCCAAAACACAGAGCGATTATAATAATACCACAAATGATAACTTGGGTAATAACAGCATTTAGTTTGTACCTACATCATTGTTTTGGGTTTTCACTTTTGCCTTTTACTGTACCGATACATTTAATAAGTGCAGGACTGTTAATTGTAGCAACAATAGTTATTTTATGGTCTGATTTTAAAAGGCAAAAAAATTATTAACGGATAGCTATATGAGTAGTAAAAAATACGGAAAAATTAACACTAAATAAATAAATATGGAATTTGACATTGATAAAATACAAAACTTCATAGAAGAAGTATCTAATGACTGTAGTTGTGAAATAGAGAGCGACTACACAGAAGATGAATTAAAAAAATGGGATAAACTAAAAACATTAGACTATTTAATTGAATACTTAGATTTTGAGCGAACGGCTTGGGAAAAGAAATATGCCCTTAAAAAAGCACAGAAGTAGTATTTTTTATTACTTATATAGCGTGTTGTAGTGTCGTTTCAATGCACTACAACACAAAGCTAAACATCTGCGAAGTTGTGTTTAGCAACTGTTATAGCACGTTTTTAATGTGCGAAAGTTTAAGGCAAAAAAAAGAGAGACTCTTTCGAATCTCTCTAATTTTTAGTTTATGATAAACCTTTCTAATCCTTTCGGCTTAGTAAGTGTTAATGTTATCAATGTATACAACTCCGTAGAATCTGTTGTTAACCATCTTCTTCGCATAACGAGTCATGATTCCTTTACGAGGTGTGAAGTCGTTAGGGTCAGTGATAGTTTGTGTCAACTGAAGAGGGATGTATGGTGCGTAGATGTACCCAGCCTCAAGGAACGTGTTCCCTTTGTGTCCAAGAAGTACGATATTAGCTGGAAGATAAGGGTCTTTGTATACTACGTATCTTGAACCTAAGTTACCAATTTTCTCAACTCCTAAGTTATACTTTTCGCTTTCTGGAGCTGCGCTACCGTCAACGTGGAAGTATTCTAAGTCATCAAAGATTGCTCCTGCCTCAGCAGAACATACAATCCAGTTCGCTCCACCTCTAAGTGTTGCTTTGTGAATTTGAGCTGAAAGCTCGTTAATTCTTGTGATAAGAGTTTGGTTCCAATCTTTTTGAGTTCCGAAGAAGTTCGCATTAGATGAAAGTCCGTTGTAATCCCATCTTGCTCTGAATGGCGCACCATTAATAAGGTCGATGATGATTTCTCTATCAATTTCCGCTGCAACGTGCTCAGAAAGAAGAGCAGTAAGCTCAGCCTCAGCATCAATTGAGTGGTATGCTTCAAGGTCTTGAGCAAGTTCTGGAGTCCAGTGTGCTCTAAGTTTTCTTGTTACAGTGTTTACAGTTACAGATGAGAATCTGATTGTAAGTTCAGCCATTTCTGACTTAGCCTCTAAATCGTTAAAGATTTCGTAAAGCGCTCCAGCTTGAAGAGAGTACGCAGCACCGAAGTTACCTGCACCATCATTAAGAAGGTTAGCATCAAAATCATTCCCATATACACCAGCTGGTCTAAGGTCAAGAATTACTCTTGCAAAACCGTCTTGGTATTGGTCTTCTGCCCACGTTTGTACTGAAGAGTAGAATGGAATAGTTCCACCTGCTGCTATAAGTAACGTGTTTCCTGCTGCACCTGAAAGATATACATCAGTAGCTGCTGTAAATCTAAGTGTTGCAGAAGATTGTTGCTTAGAAGTATCGAATCCAACACCTAAGTTGAAAACCATATTGTTAAGTCCACCAACCCATGCAGTTGCTGCAGAAGCTGCAGCACCACCGATAACTGTCTCTCCTGTCCCGAAAGACATATCAAAACCTTGGTTGTTGTAAAAACGCTCGTAAGCTGTAGTGTCAGCAAAAACTGGACCTGCTTGTCCGTTAGCTGTGTTTTGAGGCGCAACGATGTCACGTTGTCCTGTTCCGTTTGTGATACCTGGAGGGTTTGCGTTAAATGCTGTATCTTGTCCAGCATATGATACTCTCGCATCCATGTAAAATAATAATCCTGATGGTAATGCCAAAGGCTGTACAGAAACAATTTCGTTAGCAAGTAATCTTGAGAATACTCTTCTTACGATTGGGAATGCAACAGTATCGAATCTACCTGCAGATGAATCAAGAGTTACCTCGTTCAACATTGCTGCAGCTTGATTTTCTAAAAGTTGTGCTACGTTTGCAGCTTTGATTCCTTTCATTCTGATTGGAGCACCATTTACATCGTACCCTTCGTCAAGAAGTCCTGAATCAGACCAACTTGTTACAATCGCCTTTCTTTGTTCAGCTAAGTTTTTGAAGACTGTAAGTCCAACTTTACCACTGTTCAATAATTCGCTCATTTTTTAAGTTTTTAATTTGTTAATAATAAATATGTTTAAAAAAAGTGTTTTTAAATTTTATTCACTTTTTCTTGCGAAAAACATATAATTTTTATCCGTTTAAGTTTTTGATACCTGCAAGTTGCTTCATTCTTGAAACCTCTCTACTTTCGTATAGTGGCTTAGATTCGCTCTTAGCGTGTACTGCTTTTACAGTGTTGCTTTTAATGCTTTTCTCAGGGTTTTTATTCACCTTGATTTTGTGTTCATTCACAATTGACTTATAAAGTTTTTCAGCATCTTCTACAGTATCGCACTTGTCGAACTGCTCAGAGATTTGAACTTTTTCGTCAGTTGTAAGTCCACCAGACATTGCAACTTTGTATGCCATTACCAACTTAGCGTTGTAATCTTGCATTTGACCAAAATTCTCTTGGAGCTTTACGAATCCGTTTTCAAACTTAATAAGTCTTCCTTCTAATTCTTCTTTCTCCGATTTTAAACCCTCGTTTTCCTTAATGAGCTCGGCAAATTTTGCCTCATGTTGAGCTATATCTTTTTTATTGCTTTCAGCAATTCTTTCTCTTTTCTTTGCAGATTCAGGTCCAGCACTCGTTCCAGTACTTCTTTGAACAGTATGTCCAACTCCCATCATCTTAACTTCTTCAATAGGTTCTTCATCCATTTCTCCAACGATTTCAAGAACATCGTCTCCCATGTCCATTTCTGGCATTTCCATTTCGTTGTTTACCACTTCAAAAGTAATTTCTTCAGCAACAGGTGCAGCTTCTGGCGCAGCAGGTGCAGCCGCAGGTGCAGCTTCCATTCCAGCGTCATCAATGATTTCAATTTCATCTCCTCCAGCCCCAGCGTCTCCGCCCATCATAGACATAAGTTGGTCCAATTTTCCTGCTAACATTTCAAATGGGTTTGCCATAGCATCTTCTGCTGGCATTTCTTCTGCTGGCATATCCATTGGCATCTCCTCTACTGGAGCAGCTTCTGGTGCAACAGGTGCAGCTTCAGGAGCAGGAGCAGCCGCAGCCATCTCTTGTTCTTCAAAGCTCATTTCGTCTAAGTTGTTCATTTCGTCTATTTCTGAGTTATCAATTTCAATTTCATCATCTTCATCAGAAACTACTATTTCTGAATCAATATCTGAATCCATTTCTGAATCCATTCCTATTGGTTCTCCAGCTGGTTCAATTTCCATATCCCCACCTTCAATACCATCAACATCTGCATCTACTGTAACATCTCCTGAATCGTCAATTGTTATTGTAGTTCCGTCAGCATTAATTGTAACACCTTCTTTGACTAAATCGCTTTCGATTGATTTATTCATAAGTTCAATAACTTTTGCGCTAACTTCTTCTTCAAGACCTTTTGTAGCTTCTTCAAGTGCAAACTTTCGAATCTCTTCAAAATTTGCTTTCGCTTCTTGTAATGATGATTTGTTAATCTTGTCGCTCATGTTGTGTTTATTTTATGACTGTTGATTTCTAATAAATATTTACAAATTTTGTAAAATCTAAATCTCGTTAATCTTTTTATTTATTTTTCCAGAAATCGCTATTTGCTATTTCATTTAATTTAGAATAATTATTACCCTTCTCTTGAACATCAATCGTAGTTATGACACCTGAGCTCTCACCTAAAGGAACCATACCAGCACCTCTATTTCCATATCCTTTTCCTTCTTTGAATAAGTAAGCTCCTGGAGTAGATGGAGATGACACAAAGTCAAATGCAATTAATTCAAAATCTTCTTGTACAATATCTTGGTCTCCTTCTGATTTTACAGAACCAACACCTCTTGATGATATTCCTAACATAAATCCAGATTTAAGAAGTCCTCTAAGAATTTTACCTGCAGGAGTTTCTTCTGCAATAATAACTTTACCATAAAGGTCTTTTCCGTCCCACCACATTTCTGATACTCTGTGTGAAACATTAGCAAGAGATACAACTGCTGAGTCTGGGTGGTCAAGTTCCCCACCTGCAGTGTTGTTCTCAACAAGTTCCATATACTTATCAGCTTCTCTTTTAAGAATCTCATAAGGATAAACTCTACCGTTTCTATTAAGCGTATCTGCTTTTTGTAGAATCCCTGTCATAACAAGAGGTTTTCCAGCTTTCTCAGACTCCGTAATTAAATTCGGTTCAATCTTGAATTCATAGAATTCTGAGATTATATATTTTCCATTATCTTTTATCATGATGTTGTAATGTTGTTCTCTTATAAATATTTGATTTTTTCGAAATTTAGGTGGTAAACTAAAAAAACCCTACATTGCAGGGTTTTCTAAATTTATAAAGCACCTTATTTTGAGATGTCGTTGTATTTCTTTTTAGCTTCTGCCATTAGGTCTGATGCTCTTGACATAATATCAGACACCGATTCTTTCTGCATGTTATCCCACTTTGATTTAGCCTTGTTTGTAGCTACATCTATTGGTTTAGCAACTGGCATTTTAATATCTCTAAAACTCATTTCCGATAAAAGGTCTTCTCTTGTAGATATATTATTCCAAGCAATTGATTTTTTTGCAAGTTGAGCCTTTGCTTCTATTTTAGCATTTTCCCAAGCTTCTGGGTCAGCCATTAAATTAAGTTCGTTGTTGATTTGTTTAAGCCTATTCTCAATAAGAGTTTTTCTATGTAATCTTTCTACACCTTCGCTAATTATTTTTTGAAGTTCTTCTGGAGTAAACTCAATTGCTTCACCCATATTTCTTGCGAAATCATTTTCCATATCTGCAAAAATTTCTTCTTTTTCTTGTGGAGATAGTGAGCCCCAGTGTTCTCCAGCATATGCCATAGCATCTTCTGTTGGGTCGTAGTTTGATGATGCATTAGTCTTAGCTATTGCAATTGGGTCCATGTCATCTTCGCTTTCGTTGTAGTATCCTGGAGATACAGAAACATCATCCTGGAATCCACCTTCGTAGTCACCACCTTTGTCTCTTCTGTATTTAGCAATGTCAGACATGTCATCCATAGTATCGTCTCCATCCATGGCGCTAAAAATAGCTTTATCTTTAATCGGCATGTCAATTGCTGACATTGGAACTTCTTCTTCATTAAAATATCCTGGAGATACAGAAACGTCATCTTGATAGTTACCTTCATAATCATCACCAAATTCTTGATAACCATTTAAGTCAGAAAATTCATCATCATAAGGTTCGTTACCACCCATAGCACTGAATACTCCTTTATCTTGAATAGGAATGTCAATTGATGACATAGATATAGGTTCTAATCCAAGGTTAATGTCTTCGTCTTCATAATCTTCTTCTCCACTCCCAAGAGAGTCTTCGAATTCTGATGTATCCATCGACTGGTCTTCTGGAGAAACATCCTCATGAGTTAATTCATATAGAGATTCTGCTATTAACTTTTGTATTTCGTTTTTGTTCATTGCTAATTGTTTCTAATAAATAGCAAAAAAAAAGCCTCCTTAATAAGGAAGCTTTGTAATTAGTTCATTGATTTTTTGAATATCTTAAATTCATCACCATCGCTCAGTAAGGGTGAGTTGCCAATAATATTTGAAACCCTTAGCGCCTCATCAAATAACTCTGTATTTTTTTTATTGCTTAACGGCACGCTGTTGCCATCTTGTATGTTTAGAGTGTGGAGATATAATTCTACTGAAATAAAATTTCTCTTGTTGTTATAGTTAATGTTCTCAGGTATGTTTTTGATATAAATATTATCCTTCTCATTTGTGAAGTATTTATTTTCACTTAGATAAGGTTTTAGTTTTGACCTATATATCGCCCCAAGTTTCTTGTTTAAAATATCTTTAAGAAAATCTTGAGATTCATTCTCTATTTCTATCGTTGGCTTTGCCCAAAAACTAATAAATATGTAAATTGTCTCTGGAGCCTCTCTGTTCTCAACTGTTCCAATCTTTACATTTATATTTTTGTTATCTAACAGTTCGTTGCCAATCTTAATCTCTCTCGCTGTTCTTTTTGTCTTTACTTCCATGTTTTAAATTATTTCCCTTAATAAAAGAAATATAAACAAAGAAATTGCCGAAAACAAAAAAAGTGAGAATTAATCTCACTTTTTCTTGCACAGTTAAAAAATAATCGCTATACAATTATTTTAATTCATTTAATGCCTGTCTCAAATTAATACACTCAAGAATATGCTCGTCAATCATTCCTGGAGCAACATTGTCCATTTTCTCCATTTTTTCTTTAAAACCAATTAAAGTATCGTGATGAACTTTTTCAGATTCTTCAAGCAAAGAATCAATCAATTGAATACTTTCTTTTTTAATGTTCTGAAAGAAGTCAGTTTTATCTTTGTTGTTAGAAAGTAATACGGCAAGAACTTCTTTTTCAGATTCGTTTAAATGCTCGTATCTTTCATTGAAATTATTTACTGCAAGTTTTGTTACAAACTTCCAAGCTTCTTTTAAAGCTGGAGCGTCATCTTTTTCTTCAGAAACCTCTTCTTCAGAAACTTCTCTTGTAAGATATTCAAGTACGAACTCATAAGCTTTACCCTCTGATTCAAAATCAGAAAAAGCTCTATTTGTTACAGACTCAATAAGAGTGTTTATTGCTTCAAATAATTTATCGTTATTATTGTTTGCACCAACGTGACTTACATCTGGAGCTCCAAGTAGGTCATATCTAAGCTGCTTGTTTTCAAATATCACGTCATTCCAGTTGGAATTTTTAAACATACTCAGATTCTGATTAAGAAATCTTTCAGCTAATCTTTCCTTTGGAAATGGTTTACATTCCTGGATGTTCTTGTAGATTAATTGTTGTTTCTTTAGGTCTGGGCTCAATTGAGTTTTTGAAACATACCTTTCAAGCGTTAAGCTTTTGTTCTGTTCCATCAATTCTTTTGAAGATAATCTTGCAATACTATCTCTAATTGCCCCGAAGTTATAACTAATGTTTTTCATTGTAAAAATTTTTATAGAGTCTCTTTCTAATAAATACATCAAAAAAGACAATAAATCAAGAAAAATTTTGCTGGAGTATCTTTTTTCTATATCTTCGCATCGACAATTAAATTTTAACAAATAACAGAGTATTATGTCTAAGTATTTAAAAGCCTCGGACAATCTTAACTTCTTGAATCAGGTTGTAAAACCAGAAAACGGAAACCAAAAGGTTGTAGATGTATCGGCACATCACACATTCATTATCGACTGTTCAGGTTCAATGTGGGGAGAATTGGACTCTATTAGAAGAGACCTCTACAACAAAATTTCTACAATGCTTAAGCTAAGTGATTCAGTTACGCTGATTTGGTTCTCAGGTAGAAACGAGTGCGGAGTTCTTCTTGAGGATTACCACGTAAATGGAACAACTGAACTTAGTAAGGTAAAAAACCTTATTGATAAATATTTAACACCGCAGTGTTTGACATCGTTCAAAGAGCCGCTTGTTGAATTAAAAGAAGTAATCAAAAGAGTTTCTAAGAGAAACCCAGATATGCTTCACACAATGTTTTTCTTGACTGATGGTCACGATAATCGTAACACAACTTCAGAAGTCCTTAAGGCTGTTGAAGATGTTAAGGAAGAACTTTCAAGCGCAATCATCGTAGAGTACGGATGGTACTGCAACAAACAACTCCTTAATGAGATGGCTACCACAATCGGTGGAGTACATACTTTTAGCGAAGGCTTCGATGAGTATGAGCCATATTCTGAAAAAGTATTCACTGGAGGTCAAACATCTAAAAGACGTTATGTTAAGCTTGACCACACTCCGCACAATGGAGTTGTATTCAATGTTATTGATGGAGACATCGTTACATATCTTCCAAATGAAGATAATGAAATTTTCTTAAGCGTTGAAGGTGATGTAGATTTATTCTACTTTACTGAAGAAACTCCAAATGCTAAATATCTTGGTGATGAAAACTTCATCTCTGATGCAGTGCTTAGAGGAGATACTTCTGATTCTATTTTCGCTGGACTTTATGGAGCTGCCTTTGCATACTCAAGAGTGAGTGATTATAATACAGTTTCTGAAATATTAGGCTTCTTAGGTGATGCTTATTTGATTACTGAAAAAACAAACACTTTTGGTACTCAAAAGATTAACGAACTTGAATTTAAGTTCATTAATGCAATGAGAAACCCAAGCGAAAGATACCAACAAGGATACAATCCAGACTTAGAACCTGCAGAAGATGCGTTTTGTGTTATGGATTTATTTGACACTCTTATGTCTGATGACGAGAATGTTTGGTACCCAAGACACGAATCTTTTTCTTACAAAAGAACTGGAGGAAAAGCGGTTGCTGTTAAGTCTGAGATGACGGATGAAGATAAATCTTCTCTATCTGATTTATTAAACGAAGGAGACCTTGACGGTCTTGAAGCAAAACTTCAAGAAGTTAAAGCAAACATTGTTGAGCCAATTAAATTTATTTTTAATGAAGAAATGCCAGCATCTTCTTTTTCAAGTCTTACTTGGAACGAAACAAGAGCAAACCTTTCAGTTCTCGTTAACTTTAAGGGATATGTAAACTTGCCTTCAAACAGTTATGGGCTTGACGCTAAGTTTGATACTCAAATATTTAGAAACTACACAATCATTCAAGACGGTGTAATCTGGACTTATGAGTTACCAGTTAGTTTAAGCAAAACTACATTTGATACACTTCAGGCTAATGGTCTTTTAGAAGGAGAAACTTATGCAGAAGGAACAATTTATGTTCTTAACTTCTCTAAGCTTCCTGTAATTAATAGACAGATGGTTCAATCTCTTTCTGCTGAAGCGTTATTCAAAGAAGCGCATGAACTTGCTAAGCTTAAAGCGTCTAACTATGTGTTTGGACAATACAAGAAAAGATTCTTTGATGGAGCAAGCAAAGGTTTCCTTGACCTTTATGGTGAAGATGCTACAGCATGGCTTAAAGAAATCGGACTTACAGCTAATGGATTCAGTCCTAAGAGCAAAGTAGAGAAGATGAATGAAGAAATTGAGGTTAACACACTTGAGGTTAAAATCAAAGGTCTTACAGCTAATCCTACTAAAAAAGAGTTTGAATCTGCTGAAAAGAAAATCATCGCTGGACTTGACGACAGTCTTTCTGGTAAAGAAGCTCTTGCAGCACCTTCAATCAGAGAGTTTATCGCTTTTGAAAAAACTATCTCAAGCCTTCCAGAGGACAAGAAGTCAATGATGATTGAAGAGTGGATTTATGCTAAATCTGATGACTTTAGAAAAACTAAGACTAAGCTTATGGGTCAAATCTCAAGAGCTAAATTCTTAACTATTGTTGGTAAATCTTGGTTCTCAGAATTTGAGAATAGAGACCAAAATGAAATGACAATTCCATTTGATGGAACAGACATTACATGTACTGTTATCGACAAACAAGCAACTATTAAGTTGTAATCATTCTCTCCAGAGTGAAAAAAGAAAGGGACTTCGTTATGAAGTCCCTTTTTTTGTTATGCTAATTCTTTTGATTTAACTTTTTCCATTATCTGCTCATAGATTTTAATTCTATCTCCAGTAACGCCTGTAATCTCATATTTGTCTTTAACAAATTCATGTAGATTTTCAGCAAGCTCAGCTCTGTACTCAGGGTCTTCAATTACTCGCTTCATATGTTTATACCAATCTTTTTGGTCATTCTTAACGAGCAATCCAGTTTTTCCATCCTCTATTAATTCTTTATAGATTCCGAAGTCCTGTGCAATAAGAACTTTCTTTTTCATACCAGCCTCAATAATCTTAAGCTCCGACTTAACTTCGTTAAATACGTGTCTTCTTTTTATTTCTTGAACACTAACTCGTCCGTCTGGTTTTTTATGCTCTTTTTTCTCAATCCACGTATCAATTAGCGGAGCAAGACAAACGTCACAATAATCATAGTGTCTACCGTATTGTGTAAGCGGAAGAGTCCATCTTCTCACATAGTCTTTTTCATACTGAGCATCTTTATAATCACTTGATTTAGGTTTTTTTATTTTACTAAGCCACTTGTAATACTCTGGGTCGTTTTCTGCCCCTTTGTGATTGCTTGTAAAAAACTCCTCAAATTTTAACCATACAGTTTCGTGTGGCTTAATTGGTCGTGTTCTACCTTGACCTTCTGGAGTCATTTCTGTAATACTACCTCTTGTGTCAAATCCACACATGATTATTTGAAATTTGTCCTTTAATTCAGAGTTGCCCCATAATCTTTGAAAACCTGGCTTCATAAGCTCAAGGTCATGCAAGTGAGAAGAACCTCCAATCCAAGATATTCTACATCTATCTGTAGGATTTTCTTGTGATTCAGAAACCCACATTTTGTGCTCCATGTTTAGTGCATTAGGAATAACGAAAACATTTTTGTTAAACTGTCTTATTTGCTCGGCAAAAACTTCAGTAGTCGTTGTCACGTAGTCAACCAGCTTCAAATTTCCACTAATCTTTTCAGATAACCGTTCTTTCTTCACGACTTCATAAAGAGGGTGAGTTGAAGGCGGTTCCCAAAAGTCATCAATATCCATGACAAGTATTGTTCCTGCAGCTTGTATTTTTGGAAATAATTCAGCAGAACCTTCATAAGGACCTATGTGTCTGTGAAAATGAATTATATCGAATGACGTAAGGTATTCAATATTCTCAATGTTTGGTTGGTGGTTGATTTCTACATCAACTTTATCGCTATAATCTCTCTCCATTGATTGGGCTGGCCAAATCGAACGAAAATGTCCCACTCCCATTGTATCTGAGGGGATAATTAGTATTTTAATCTTATCTTTCATGAATTTAAGTATGATTTCTAAAAATATAAATCTTGATTGTCACAAAATCAATACTTAAATTATAAAAAGCAAAAAAAGAGGACATTTCTGACCTCTTTCAATTGATTTTAAGTATGTTATGTTTAGCACTTACTAAACCCTCCCTTTAAGTTTATTTTAAATCTAAAGGTGTTAATTTTATTATTTCTATTATAGTGTAACCACCCAAATACAACACCTTCATCAAGTTCTAATCTAAGTTGACTATCTTCTTCAGAGATAGCTTTCTTAAAATGATTTTCTAATTCTGAGATAGTAATTGAGTCCCAAATTATATTCATTAAAGAATTATTCATTAGGGTTGATAATTTTTTCTCTTCTACACTATAATTATAGTTGTTTAAAAAAATTCGTTCTGACTCTTTGTAGTTTTCTCCAGTAATTTCAAAAATTACTTCTGGGGCTATTTCCCAACCAGTATCTTTTAATTCAGGCTTAAACATTACTCTCCAGAATAATCTTCTACGTTTTGAGTCGCTGCATCAATATCTAACATAACAGTACCGAGAGGTAAGTTAAGTTCAGAATTATCAAAGCTTCTGTCAACTTCAACTGCGCTTCTTCTTTCTTGTGCGTCCAATGGCGCTGTAAGTCTTGCAATAGACAAAACCATTTCACCAGGCTTTAATATAATCCCAGGATTACTGTTGGCACCAAGTGCTACAGAAATTTTAACTGGATTATCTGTTATGTTCTTAATTTTCCAAGTACTCATAATTTGTTTGTTTTCTTTTAATGTAAAATCCAAATGAATAAAATTAAAGTGTTTTTAAGACTTAATGTATCCTTTTGTTTTTGAAAGCCTATCCGTTGGGGTGAAATATGTCTTATTTTCAAATTCCCACTGTTGCATAGTTTCATTTTCTTGAACCAGCATACCTTTGTCTCCTGATGATATAGCTTCATTCAAACCTTTAGGTAGGTCAATCTTTTTATAAGATTCTCCCTCTGCAATTTCTCTCATAGAAAGAGTAAAACCTTCTTCCATTGGTCTAACCATTTGAGTAGTTTCTGCGCCATATCCAGGCCTATCAACTCTTGGTGCTATATCTTCCTGTACACCATCTGTACTCACAGCTTTTTCTGTATTAGTAAGAAGAGAGTCTTTAACAATATTCATCACGATGTCATGAACAACTTTTTCTAAATCAACTGATGATTTAACGTAGGTCTCAAGTTCGTTTTTTGTAGCAGCATCTATTTGTGGTAATGACTTTTCAGCATAAGGGTTGTCTTTATATTGAGGTCCCCCAGCATAATCTGGAAGTGAAGCTGTTTCTGTAAACTTACTTGTCCCATCTGAATAATTAAACTCAATTTCTCCCATCTTTTCAAGCTTAGCAACATATACGTCTGCTTTTGTTTTTCCCTCCTGTATCCAAAGGTCGTTCATCGACTTCTTTACATCAGGGTCATTCATTAGCCTCATAGGCTTAAAGCTAAGGTTTTCTCCGCTTTCTCCTACGTCATTATATCTAAACACAAACAATTCTCCAGGTGCAGCTTTTTTAAGCATCTCTGGAAGCTCTGGGGTGTATCCCATAGTTGGCGCAGTTGTGTTATTCATAGATACGGCTCCAGCATCTACAAAAACTTCTGGCTGAGTACTTCCAGTCATATCTAATTGTTGCTCTGGAGAAGGAGTTCCTTCTCTTTCGTCAGGAAACACTCTATCATCGGTATTAAAACTGTCTTCAGAAACTACTTCTGGTATTCCTTGCGCAGACTCGTGAGCGTTCTTTGCAAGTATTTTTTCTTTTATTCTTTCGATTGCATCATCAGGAAGAGAGCCGTTTAGATTCTCGTTTCTTATTTGATTTGCAATTAAAGTCTTTAATTCTTCAGTGTTTAATTTCATTTTAGAGGCTTTCTATATAAATATTCAGATTTTTATTAAACCGAATATGCTTGTATTTCACAAAAAAAATGCTTATTTATTACTATACAAAATAATATATGGCTAAAAATAGAAACACACCGAGAAGAGAAAGTAAAAAACCTTCTAAATTTGATTTAGAAGAGGTTCAAAACTATAAAAACTCAGTAAAAACAACAAATGAATTTGTTAAAATAAAAGGTTTAGATTTCGAACTTACAAGCAAACAAAAAAAAGTTTTATCAATCCTTGAAAAAAACAAAATCATAACTGTAACAGGGCCTCCAGGAACATCAAAGACATTTATCGCATGTTATTCAGCAGTTCAAGCATTACTTGCTGGTAAGTGTAAGAAAATAATCCTATCAAAACCTACTGAGGTTTTATCTGGAACAAGAGACCCAGGGGCACTTCCAGGTACGCTTGATGAAAAAATGGCAGTATTTGCAGAATCATTTATAGATTCTTTCGAAGAATTCTTATCTCCAGGAGACTTTAAACACCTGTGGGATGAGAAGTTGATAGAATTTAAACCAGCTCAGTTTTTAAGAGGGCGTTCTTTAAAAGATTCTTATATTATTGTGGATGAATTCCAAAACTTTGACATAAAAGCACTTAAGAGTATTGTTACTCGTCTTGGTAGAAATAGTAAGATTGTTTTCATGGGAGATACAAGACAAAATGACATTAACAAGAAATATGTTGCTGTCGATACTTTTGTAGATATAATTAGCACAATAAATGGTTGTGAAAATTTTAAATTCGAACGTGATGATATTGTTCGTGAACAAATTCTTATTGATATTATTGATAGGTTTGAGCAATTTGAAGATTCTGGAAAAATGCCAGGCACAATTAGGAACACTTAATTTTAGGGGTAAATTTTATTATTTTTTTCTATTTATAGAAAACAACAAAGATGAACATGCAATATTTTTCACCAGAAATGCCTGGAGACGATAAATCTAAAAAGGCAGACAAAGGACTTTTAAGTCGTGAAGCTCTAAGAGAAAACGCTCAAAAGAAAGCTAAAAAAATAGAGGAATCTAAAAAAAGCGATGGACTTATGTCTAAAAACGAAGGCAAGCTATTAACCAATGATGGGAGAGAGATTCTCAATTAAAAATAAAGATATGATAACTGAAAGTACAGATAATAAAAAAAACGACAAAGGATTATTGAGTCCTGAAAAAGTTGACACTCCTTTGAAAAAGGTTGCTAAGAAAATTAGCGTTGGTAAAAACGATATTGTCGAAAGAGAAGATAACATCACAACAGATGATGGAAGACAACTTTTAAAATAATACATTGGAACATAAAAAAAGCTCGTTAATTAATTTTAACGAGCTTTTTTGTTTTATAGTTTTTTGTTATTGTGGATTCTTAACCAGTTTAGTGATATTTTCTATTTTGAAGTTGGCAACATTTTCATGTCTCTCTCCAACTTTTCTATAAACTTTAACACTACCAGCTCCTCCTATTTTAAGGTCTGGTAACTGAAGTAAATCGCCCACTACAAGGCTTGGTATATTTGTGTCAACAACTTTGTATGCGTTAGTATCTAATACTTTAACAAGGCCAGTAGAAGTGTTGGGAGTCTCAATTCTAAGTCCCCAATCTTTTTCAAAGCTTTCGTTATTGAATTCGCTCATCTCTTGGTTTTTAAATACTCCAGAACCATTAGTTTCAATGTTTATCATTTCTTCTTGCAGTTCAACTCTAACCTTGGTAAGAAGTTCTACTTTTTTAGCATAACCTCTAATAAGTTTTTCTGTAGAGTCAAGCTGTTCCTCTTTGATTCTTTTAAGTTCAGCAAAATCTTCTTTATCTTTAGCAGATTTTTCCTCACCTTCAAGTTTGGCCAGTCTTTTTTCATTAACACCGATAATACCTTCATCGACATCCTTGATGACATTTTGAACGTCACCAGAATCCTCCTTCAAAAAAGAAGCCTGAGATTCTTTTATAATTCTCAGGCTTTCTTTTTTAATTAGGTTTCTAATTATATTTTTATTACCATCCATTGGTGATTCTCTTATAACTTAGCAAGTCTTTTCATTCTTTCAAGTTCGCTGCTAAGTGCAGTTTTCTTTTGAGTAGAATATCCTTCGCTTAAAACTCCAGCTCCTGGAGCATTTACGCTTTCTTTAACGTGCTTATCTTTTTCCATGTAATCATTGAATCTTGCATCAGAATCTTGTGCTGGAGTTTTTCCTTCGATTGGCTCTTCAAGGTCTTCAGAAACAATTTCTGCTTCTTCCTCTGTTTCCATTTCTTCAGCAACAACTTCTTCTTCAACTTCAACTTCCTCAGAAAGACCTTCAGAAGCAACAGAATCATTAGATGCCATTTCAACGTTCTCTTCAACGCCCATTTCAACTTCCATTTCTTCACCGTCACCAGCTTCAACTTCCATATCCATTTCTTCACCACCTACTTTAGCATCAAGCTCTTTTCCAAGTTCTGCGAATTTTAATTCGAAATATCCCATTTCTGGAGCTTCCATCTCTGGCTCTCCCATTTCTGGACCTCCCATAGACTCTTCTTCTCCGCCCATTTCCATTTCTCCTTCGATTTCTTCATCCTCCTTTAAGTGAGTTCCGATTTTTTCGAATTTTTCATCATACTTCTTATCTTCTTCTCCAGCTCCAGTCCATCCAGTTGACTTAACACCTTTAAGGCCGCCAGCTTCTACTTCTGAAAGAGTTTCAGGTAAAGTTTCTAATTCTTCGTTAATAGCTTTAAGTCTGTTCTGAATCTCTCCAGCTCTTGAAGCTTTTTTTGCCATAGAAGAGTATTCTTCTTTGATTAGCTTTTGAAGCTCAGGCATTGTTATTTGAAATTTGTCTTTTTTCATGACTTAATAGTTTTTTTTGGTTTATGATTGATTATTTTTTTGATTCCTCAAGTTGTTTCTTAAGCTCTTCGATTTGAGCCTTAAGTTGTGTATTCTCATCAATAACGTCTTCGTTCATTGATTCTTTAGAATCTGCTGAAGCAAATTCTTTTTCTAATCTTGCGATGTTAGAAATATTTTGGAAGTTGTCATCCACAAATCCATGCTTGTGATTATCTGACTGGTCTCCTACAAAACCAAATGAACCTGCCATACCGATTTCAGAAAGAATGTTCTCACTTGCTTCGTTGATAGTTCCGAGTTCTGTTTCGATTCGTTTTACCTCCTCGTAAAGCTCTTCCTTCCTTTTGATTCTAAGACCTTCTGCGAAGACAGCTTTCTTAATAGCGTTTGGGCTAACTTTTGATTTGTTCATCTTTATTGTTTTCTAATAAATATTCAAAAAAATTGATTTTCTCAATGCAATTATTTATTTTTCCTAAAAGCAAATGCTTTATTATAAATAGAGATAATTTGTATAAACCGATAAAAAATAAAAAATTTAAGAAATGGGAAAGTTAATTAACGCAAATCAAGAAGAGTTTCAGCAAATATTGGACTCTGAAAAAAATATATTACTCGTAGATTTCTATGCCAATTGGTGTGGGCCTTGCAAAACTCTCTCTCCAGAACTTGAGAAGGTATCTGAGGAGGTAGAGAATGTTACTGTTGTAAAAATAAATGTAGATGAAAACCCAGAACTATCAGCTAAATATGGTATAAGAAACTTGCCAACAGTCATTGTAATTAAAGAAGGACAACAAGTTGATAAGTTTGTAGGACTTCAAAATAAAGATAAAATTATTGAAATTCTAAATAGACATAATACTCCAGAAACAAATAGTGATGAATCATAAAATTAATGCAATAGTATTTAGTCGTGATAAAGCAGCTCAGTTGAGACTGTTTCTTGAAAGTGTAAACAAACATGCTTCTGGAGTTTTTGACTTAAATGTAATCGTAAGTCATACGAGCGAAGATTATGATAAAGGATATGGGAGAGTTATTAATGACCCCAATTTTAGTGATGTAAATTTTGTGATGCAAGAAAAGGAATTTAAAGAACAAGTTCTTGCACTACTTAAAACCAAACATGATTATGCCTGCTTCTTCTTGGATGATGACATATTATACAGGGAAGTAAAAACAGAAGACATCACAACTCAGATTGAGTCTGATGAAGATGTTGTTTGCTTTTCTCTTAGGCTTGGAGAAAACGTAACCAAGTGTTATACGCTCGGTGCAGACAATGTAATGCACGATATGGAGCATGACGGCAATACAATGAAATGGGATTGGAGTCTTCACTATCTTGACTTCGGATACCCATTTGCATTGAATGGCCACATCTTTAGGAGAAAAGATATTTATAAACTTGTTCGCAAGTCTAAATTCACTGGAGCCGAAGAGTTAGAAATGGCTCTGTTTGACTTTGCCGAAATGTTCCCAAGAAACAAAATGGCATCATACAATCACAGCACACTTGTAAATGTTCCAATAGGAAGGGTTCAAATGTCTGTTGAAAACGAGATGACTATGACACTAAAAGACATTCAGGCTAAAAAAGCCAGACAAAGAATGAATGAACAATTAATCAAAGGTGAGGCACCGATTTTAAAGGATATAGATTTTCTAAGTTTAGAAATAGAAGGGTGCCACCAAGAGCTTGACCTTGGGTTTTTATTAGACTCAGGAAAAGGTGCTCTCGATGCTATCGCAGCAAAGAAGCATGGAAAACTGTTTGATGACCTAACGGAAGAAGAGCAGAAAGTAATAAATAACTCTATTGATGCAGTTGCAAAGATGGTAGAAAAAAAAGAAGAAAATGAGCAATAAAAAAATTATAATAGCATACTATATTGGTATTGGAAATTTAGACCACAGCGATGTGGAAGAACATATTGATACCATAAGCAAAGGTCTCAAAGATGAAGAATTGACTCAGTATTTTATTCCAGTAAGAGATGAATCAAACATTAGAGTTGAATGTGTGTATCCAAAATATGTGGTAGGAGAAGAAGTTGATGAAGACTTTAGGTCTGTTATCAAGAGATTAGATGAACACGTTAAAAACATAACAAATGAGCAATAATAGAATGAAGGTAATCACACCTTTTTACAACCCAGGAGAATTTTTAGAGAAATGTGTTGCTACAGCAATGTCACAGAAATATGATAACTATGAAGTTATTTTCATTGATGATATGTCAACAGATGGCTCTTATGATAAACTACCTCATGATGATGACAGGGCAACTATAATTAAGAATGAAGTTCGTAAGACAGCTCTTGAAAATATTCACAACGCTATTATGGACCATTGTGACCCAGATGACATAGTTGTGCTTTTGGATGGAGATGATTGGTTTCCAAATAAAAAAGTTCTTTCCTATATTGATGAACAATACAAAGAAGAGGATTGTTGGATTATGTATGGTCAAGCAAATTGGACAAATGGTCAAAGAGGATTTGCAAGAGCATATTCTCCAGAAGAATTTTCTAATATTAGAAACATTCCATTTAAAGTGTCTCACCTAAGAACTTTCAGAGCAGGTTTGTATCAATCAATGGAAGAGCAGGATGAGAATTTCTCTGGACTAAAAGATAAAAGTGGAGATTTTTATAAAAGTTCTTATGATACTGTTATCATGTTTCCAATTTTAGAAATGGCTGGACATGAGAAAACAGTGTTTAATGATACAATACTTTATATCTACAATAGAGATAACCCTATTAGCGATGACAAAGTAGACCAGCAGCTACAGTGGAGTGTTCATAAGGAAGTTGCTAATAAACCTTTTTTAAAAAAAATTAAAACATATAAATAACATGGAGAAAATAGAAAAAAATAACACAAACTTTTCTAACAAAGAATTGCTTGAAATGTCACTAAGGTCTACGTCTGGTTGTAAAATACAAGTAGGAGAAAGAATTTATAATACATACTATAATTCAAATTCAGAAATAATAATTGATGAATTTATAACAGAATTCAAATTGACAGAAGAAGAGTTTGAGAAACTTAAATCATATAAATAAATCATTATGAAAAAAACAATATTATTCGGAGGAAGCGGATTTCTTGGACACATCTTTCTTAGAGACTATCCAGAGATTGTTTCCGTTGGTAGAAATCACCCTTCTCAACCAGGTTCTAAAATTGAAAACGAACACATTCATGTGCCTGATATGGATAGCCTACATTTACTTGATGATGTTGAGTTTGATAATGTTATATTCCTAATAGGGAATTCAAATCACCACGAAATAAATGCAAGCTGTACGATGGGGCTTGACTATAATGTAATTCCTCTTAAGAAAGTTTTGCACTATATGAAGAATAGAAACATAGACAAGTTTGTGTGCTTTACAAGTATATTGCTATATGGAAACGAACCCAAGGGAAGGCCAGTTAATGAATCAGATGAGCTTCATCCATATCAAAATGAATACATTTTTAGCAAGTTTTTAGCTGAGCAGGTTGTTGAGTTTTATAAGAAAGAAGTTCCAATAGTAAATATAAGATTGTGCAACATTTATGGAGACACATCTTTAATAAGGCCAGACTTAGTTCCTACTCTAATAAAAGATGTATTAACTAAGGAGAATCCATCTGTTTGGTCAAAAAAGCCAAAGAGAGATTTTATTTTCACTTCAGATGCAGCAAGTGCTATTGTAAGACTTTTGGATACAGATTATGTAGGTATGTTAAATTTAGGCAGTGGTTCGATGTCTTCGATTGAAGATATTACTAATATTATTGAAGAAATTTCTGGCAAAGAAATAGTTTCGCTAAATAGAGATGTAGATGGTGTTATGGAGTTTGTTGCTGACGTGACTTTATTGAAAGATTTAACTGGATGGGAGCCTGAGCACTCTTTGAAAGAAGGTTTTGAAAAGACTTATGAAATAATGAAAAAAAACATAGAATCTACAGATTAAAAATACTATAAAAATTACATTATGATTAAATGCACATTTGATGGAGGTTTCGAGTTTAATAAAGTTCATGGTTTTCATGGACTTAGCTCAATGTATCCTTCTGACTTTTATGAAGATAAGGGACAAACTCTTGATGGAACTAAATATTGGCTTTTCATAGACATGCCAGAATTAATAGGCAGAAGAAAAGAAGAAGTGAAATCAGCTAAAGAGCAGGGTATTAAAATTATTTCCTTATTTTATGATGAGTCAAGGTTTCCATTTGTCGATACACTTGTTGCTGAAGAACTGGTTGATATGTTTATATTGTTTGATAAAAAATATAAAGATAGATTCTCAGTTCATACATACATATCCGATTTCTACTTGTCAGAAACACCTTTTCCAGTTTTTAACAACGAACGTAATGGGAAACAGTGTTATTTTGGTCACAAGTTATTTGGAAGGACATTTCCAGATAAGTGCAAGCACATTAGAGGAAACACTATTAAAGATGTTTATTACATGGCATCTATGCACTCAAAAGGTTACGTGACAAGCGAGGGGAAGGGAGAGGCTGGAGAGGTAGCATATCAAAACAAAGCAAAATATTTGGAAATGCTTTTTTGTGGATTACAAGTGGAATGTCAAAATGGAATTGAAACGTTTAACTATGAACAATATAAGAACAGGAAGATAACAGAAAGTGATATTGAAGAAATGCGTAAAATAAATAACAAAGTAAAAAGTGATATTTTTAAACAAATCACAAGTTTATAAATTAAAAAGAGATGGAGAATAAAAAAATAGCAGACAAAGACACTGTTTTTATTATTGGCAGTGGCAATAGTCTAAATAAAGTGGATATGTCTAAATTGGCTAATCACAACACGATTAGTATGAATAGACAGTACATTGCTTATGATGACTGGGGATTTATTCCAACTTACTACCTTATTATAGATGCTCAACTAATAAATACGATTCACAAAGACGTGGAGAAATTAATAAAAGAAGAGTCAGATATTAAAAAATTTTTCATCATGCATCATCCACAGAATCAAATGGCAGCATGGATTGATATAATGAAAAAAGAAAAAGGCGATAAGATAGTGAAAATACACACAGGTGGAAGCGAAAGATTTGTAACATCAGGACCTGACTTAGACAATAAAAGAATGGGATTTGATGGCAATGCTGGCGCTTGTTCTGTAGAGGTCGCTCGTTCTCTTGGATACAAAAAAGTTGTACTATTAGGAATAGACGCTAAATACACTGACAGAAAAGAAAGTGTTAAGGCCAATAAGGATTTGAGTCACTTTCGTTCTGACTATTTTGATGTTAACACTTTTAAGCAAGGAGTACATCAGGGTCCAGATGGAGTTAATTCAGGCACAAAGTATTGGAAGCTTTTCTCAGAGCAACAAAAAAGCATGCCTGATTTTGAAATTATATCAAGCTCTCCAGGTTCTCCAATAAATGAGTTCTTAGAATATATAGAGTTTGATGAATTATTTTAAATATTATGAAAAACGATAAGATAGCAAATAAGGATACTGTTTTTATCATAGGCAGTGGAAAAAGCTTAAACAAAATAGATATGTCTAAACTGGCTGGTCAAAATACGATTAGTATGAATAGACAGTATATTGCTTATGATGACTGGGGGTTCACTCCAACTTATTATCTTATTATAGACTCTAAGTTGATAAAAACAATTCACAAAGATATAGAAAGCATAATAAAAGAAAGAGATATTAAAAAGCTTTTCATAATGAAACACCTTGGCAATCCTTACAAAATGTCGGGATGGGTTGATAAAATGAGGTCAGAAAATGGAGAAAAAATAGTCAGAATATCTGACTGCGGAAGTGGGAGTCTTTTAAAAACCACCAAAGATACGAGTCATGAACTTGATGGAAAGAGGGTTAGCTTCTGTGGAAACGCTGGAGCATGCGCTGTGGATGTCGCTCGTTCTCTTGGATATAAAAGAGTAGTTCTTTTGGGTGTGGATGCTAAATATGTTAGTAGAAGCGCAAGCGTTGCTTCAAACGAGGATTTAAGTCATTTTCGACCAGACTACTTTGATATTAAAACGTTCAAAGAGGGAGTAAACCAAGGAAAAGACACTTATCACGCAGGCACGCACTACTGGAAGCTTTTCTCAGAGCAACAAAAAAGTATACCTGATTTTGAAATTATATCAAGTTCACCAGATTCTCCAATAAATGAGTTTTTAGAATACGTAGAATTTGATGAATTATTTGTAGATAAATAACAAATACATTTGGTTCGTACTTTTTTTTTTAGTATTTTTGATAAAATAAAATATAAAAAATATAAAAAATATAAAAATTATGAAACATCTTGATTTTGAGAACTTTGAAGAAAGGTTTGCGAATACTTTGGAAACAGAAGAATACAAAGAATTTTTGAAAATGTTTAAAGAAAGCAGCGAAGTTTACGTTGTTGCAAACGGAGGTCTTTGGGCTGTAGGTAATCATGCTGCAGACGATTGTAATAGATTGTTTGCTAAAGCCGATATAAAAAAGATGGTATATACAATGGAAAGTCAGTGTATGATGACATCTGTTGCTAATGACTATGGGTTTAACAATTTATTTGTTGAATGGTTAGGTCTTTTTGAAAAGACTGATAAAATTAGCAAAGACGCTCTTGTAGTAGGTCTTTCATGTTCTGGAACATCGAAAAACGTAGTGTCTGCTCTTTATTGGGCTAAACAACATGGTTATAAGGCTGCAATGATTTCTGGACAGCGTTCTGATGTATTACCAGAAGGGGTTCATGAGCTTACTTTTGATACAGAATATTTTCACACAACAGAGATTTTAACACTTGTACTTTTCTACCAGCTTATTCATGCTTGTGGCGCTAAATGTCCAACTATTAAGGCGGAGAGAATGAGAAAAAGTGTATCTCAACCATTGTCAAGACCTCTTGATGATAAGAGTACAGAAGAATAAGAAATGAGAACAGTTCTTGTTACAGGCGGCACAAGAGGTATTGGAAGAGCTATTGCAGACCAATTCAAAGCAAACGGTTGTGATGTTATCATAACTGGCACTGGAGAAGACCCAGATATTGAAGGTTTTCAGTATATTCGAATGAACTTCTCTAATCCATACTATACTTCTCCAAGATTTTTCAAAGAGCTTGAGGGTTTAGAGATTGATGTCTTAATAAACAACGCAGGAATTAATAATATAAAATTAATTCCAGAAGTTAGCGTAGAAGATTATGATGGACTTTTTGATGTTAACTTAAAGGCTCCATATTTTTTGTGCAAGGCAGCTGCTATCTCTATGAAAAAAAGAGGTAGTGGACACATTGTTAATATATCATCAATAATGAGCGTCACATCGAGAGAAAAGAGAAGTCTTTATTCAACAACAAAAGCAGGGCTTACTGGCATGACCAGAGCTCTTTCTATTGAGCTTGGCCCAGATAACATCCTTGTTAATTGTGTGTCTCCTGGATTTACGCTTACGGACTTAACTAAAGAATCTCTTTCTCAGGAAGAGATGGATGGGTATGCTTCTAAGATTCCTCTCGGAAGACTTGCTGAAGTAGAAGAAATGGCTAATGTTGTTTGTTTTATGTGCAGCAAGGAAAATACATATATAACAGGTCAAAACATTATCGTAGATGGAGGATTTACAGTCGTTTAAAATAAAGTCGAGCATTCATGACTACGAAGTAAGGTTTGAAGGCTTTTATGATAGCATTAGAAGTTTAATTAGCGATGGTGATGTAATCATAATAGATAAGTCTATATATGACCAGAGTGAACATGGTAATATGAAAGAATTTTTATATTGGCTTGAGAACTCTAATGGCCAAGGTATTCTTGGGGCTCACAAGAAAGTTGTAGTTGATGTGTCTGAAAAAAGCAAAGAATATTCAGAAGTAGGCAAGTGTGTTGGAGAGATAATTGAGTCTGGATTTAGAAAAGGAAATAAAATAATAGCTATTGGAGGTGGAGTAGTTCAAGATATATCTGGATTTATAGCATCTACTCTATATAGGGGTGTAGACTGGGTGTTTTATCCTACAACTCTTCTTGCTCAAGGAGATAGTTGTATTGGCGGCAAATCATCAATAAACTTTGGTAATTACAAAAATCAACTTGGAGGATTCTATCCACCTCATCAAATCATCATTGACACAAATTTTTTAAGTACACTTCCAGGAAATCAGATAATATCTGGATTAGGAGAAATGGCTCATTATTTTATGATTCAAGGAGGTTTTGAACTTGAGTTTTTTAAAGAAGCTCACAGTGATAGAAATAGACTTGATGAAGTTATTACACAATCTCTTCGCATAAAGAAGCGAATGGTTGAAATTGATGAGTTCGACAAAGGGCCAAGGCTTGTGTTTAACTATGGACATTCTTTTGGTCACGTTATCGAATCTTTAACGAATTATGGAGTTCCTCATGGTATTGCTGTGGTTCATGGAATGGATATGGCTAACTATGTTTCGTGGAAAATAGGAATATCAAATGAAGAAACTTATTTGAAATCCAATAGTTTTCTTAAAAACTTTTGGGGAGGAACATATATTAAAGAAGTTATGATTGATTTTTATAACTCAAATGATTACTTTTTAGATAGATTTATAGAGTTATTGAAGAAAGATAAAAAGAACACTCAGACACACTTGGGCCTTATTCTTTCTAAAGAACCTGGATACGTTTTCAAACAAGAGGTGCGTCCAGATGATGAATTTAAAAATATTTTAAGAGAATATTCTAAACAAAAATAAATGAAAAGAGTAGCAATGATACCAGCCAGGATGGGCAGCAAAAGAGTTAAGAGAAAAAATCTTCGTATAATTGACGGAAAGCCTATGATTGCTTATATAATTGAAGCTGCAAAAGCATCTGGTTGTTTTGATGAAATATATCTTAATTCAGAGTCAGATGTTTTTGAGAAAATTGCTAATGAGTACGGTATTAAGTTTTATAAAAGACCAGATATTCATGCAAGTGATACAGCTACTAATGATGATTTTGCTCTTGACTTTATTGAGAACATCGAGTGCGAAACCTTATATCAACTATTGCCTACTTCGCCTTTTGTAACTCCAGAAGATATTCAAGGTTTTGTTGAAGCAATGGAAGATGGTGATTACAAAACCATGATTTCAGTTAAACACGCTCAAATAAGCTGTGTTTATGGCGATGAAGCGATAAACTTTGATAGAACTTTACCATTACCTCCGTCTCAAGAGGTAGTTCCAGTTAAAATATATGCAACAGCTTTGATGGCCTGGAACTCTAAAGAGTTTGTAAATGACATGGCTACTTTCGGCTCAGCATATCATGGGAGTTGTCGTAGTACTGGATATTATGAGCTTGACGGATATTCAACTATTGATGTTGATAATGAAGAAGATTTTGTTATAGCTGAAGTGGTTGCTTCTGCAATTAAAATAGAACCTGCAGAGCCAGAATATTACGACTCAGAAAATAAAGAGAGAATTGAAGTAGACGTTCCAAGTATTCTTGCAAAAGATGGAGTTGTTAATAACGACCTTTTTGATGTTAATAATGAACGTGTGAGCGTTGTAGAGATTATAGAAAACAATCCAAAGAATGAATCGTGGAGTAAACGTTTGGTTGATACAGAAAACAACAGTGCTACCTTAATAAGTCAAATGCCAGGAGAAGGCAATAGAATGCATTATCATGACAATTGGAATGAATGGTGGTATATTCTTGGCGGAGAATGGAAATGGACTGTTGAAGGTAGAGAAATTATAGTAAAAGAAGGAGACCTTGTGTTTATAGAAAAAGGAAAGAAACACAAAATAACCGCCATCGGAGAAACTCCAGCAGTTAGACTTGCTGTTAGTAGAGCTGATGTTAATCATATATACAATGAAAATGAGTAATTTTAAATTTAACTTCGAGAGTGATAATCAGGAATTAATGGATGACTTGAAGCATCTTCAAATAAATAAGTCTGACAAACAATATACTGAAAGAAGTGAAGATGAGTATCAGTGTGTTAAAGGCTTTATATTCAAATCTAAGCCAAAATCTATTTTAGATATTGGAGCTGGAATCGGTAGAACAAGTGTTTATTTTAATCATATGGAGAGCTTATCTGACACAAAGTTTTATTTAGCAGATTTCAATGGTAAAGAGTTTGATAAGAAAAGAGGCCTGTGGTCAACATAGTAACGCAAATCCAATTCCATATAACGACCTCAATATAACTAAATCGTTTTTGTGAAAAAAAAATGGAATGGAAATGGGAAATGTTAATATTATTGACCTTGAAGATGATGGTATTAACAATCTTAAAGATATTGATATTATATATAAAAATTCTAATATACAGTTGAATAGAAAAAAGGAAAAATTTGATGAATATTTTAAAAACAATGAATAAAGTAACTACAACCCTTCAGGGCGGAATTGGCAACATACTATTTCAAATAGCAGTTGCATACTCATATTCAAAAAAATTTAACAAAGAACTTATTTTATATAAAGAAGGAGTTGTTATTGTACACAAAAGCATTGACACATATGAAGATAATATATTAAAAAATATAGAGTTTTCTAATCCTATAAACTCACAAATACAACATAATGAAAATGGATTCCATTATCAAGAGGTTCCAGACTATCCAGATAGAAACGTGCTTTTGTCTGGTTATTATCAGTCTGAGAAATACTTTAAAGACTGCGAAGAGGACATAAGAAAAGAGTTTATGTCATACGATGTGGATATTAGTGAAGAAATGCAAGATATTCTTAGTAATGAAAACACTTGTTCTATTCACGTTAGAAGAGGCGATTATCTAAAGTCACCAAATCACCACCCCACTCAAAGTATGAACTACTATATGAAGGCAATTAAAAAAATGCCCAAAGATTCTGTGTTCTTAATATTTTCTGATGACATAGAATGGTGTAAGAGCAACTTTCCAGACCTACCTGAAAAATTCAAATTTATTGAAGGTAATAAAGATTATGAAGACCTTTATTTGATGAGTCATTGTAAAAATAATATAATTTGTAACTCATCTTTTAGTTGGTGGGGAGCTTGGCTTAACAGAAATTTAGAAAAAACAGTTATAGCTCCAAGTTTGTGGTTTGGAGCAGCGCTTGCTTCTCATGATACGAAGGATATTTATTGCGAAGGTTGGATTAAAATATAAAAAATGGAACAAAATAAGATAGTAATTACAGGTGGTAGCGGGATGGTTGGCAGGTCGCTTAAAAAGATAATGCCAGGCGCAGTTTATTTATCGTCAAAAGACTATGACTTAACATCAGAAAGAGGCGTTGCTCAAATGTATCAAGAACTTCAGCCAAGAATAGTAATTCATCTTGCAGCAAAAGTTGGTGGAATAATTGACAATATAAAAAAGCCATCCACTTATTTTACTGACAATGTTTTAATGAACACGCTCCTTGTTGAGTATGCTAAGTTTAATGGTGTTGAAAGATTTATTGGAATACTAAGTACATGTATATATCCAGATAAAGTTGACGAATACCCAATGACAGAAGAGATGCTTCACCAAGGGCCTCCGACTCCTACAAACTTTTCATATGGATACGCTAAGAGATGCCTGGCAGTTCAAATAGATGCTTGCAATAAAGAACACGGCACCAACTATCAATACCTTACTCCTTGCAATCTTTATGGAGAGCACGATAAGTTTGGAGAAAATAGTCATTTTGTTGCTGCGCTCATAAAAAAGATTCACCAAGCAAAATCTACTGGTGAAGAAAAAATTACTTTATTTGGAACAGGAGCTCCGTTGAGACAGTTTATGCACTCAAACGACCTTGCTGCTATCATCAGAAGATGTATTTATGAAAACGTTTATGACAGCTTCAATGTGGCTACAGAACAAAATGTTTCTATTGATGATATTGCAAGAGCAGCAATCAGAGCTTGCAAAGCAGATGGTATGAAAATTGAATATGATTCAACAATGCCAGATGGTCAATTTAGAAAAGATGTTTCAATAGAAAAAATGAAAAGTATATTTCCAGATTTTAAACCAACAAGACTTTATCACGGAATAGGCTCAACCTATTCTATTTTACAGCAAACCTGGAAATAAACCACTTGATTATTTGAAATGATTTTCATATTATTATTAAAATGATATGAAACATGGCTAAAGAAAAAATTGCACTCGTAAAAGACACCATCGACAAAGATGATGTAGACAACTTAATCGAATGGTTAAAAACCTACCCAAGACTTACAAAAGGTTAGTTAATAATTTAGTTTTTTTAGCTATTTATAGTTATGGAATACAAAATTTATTTTCTAATTGACCCAAGGGCTGGAGAAGTTAGATACGTGGGCAAAACCACTAAGAAGTTAACTTATAGACTAATGAATGGGCACATGCAAGACTCATCAAGAACTCATAAGACCAACTGGATTAAGTCTCTCAAAAAGGAAGGTTTATTGCCAGAGATAAAACTGGTTAAAATTTGCGAGAGTGAAGGTAGATGTAATTACGCTGAGGAGTTTTATATAAAATTACTCGGAAGAGCGGATAAGAGTAAAGGAATTTTGGTTAATGCTACAGACGGAGGAGAAGGCGCTACTGGAAGGATTTTATCGGAGGAAACAAAGAGAAAAATTTCTAAAGGCAACAAAGGAAAGCTTCTTGGAAGAAAGCCCCCAGAGGAGGTGAAAAAGAAAATGATGAAGACACGTTCTAACTTCTCTGAGAAAAAGAAAAAGGAGATTAGTAGGAAAATCTCTGAAGCAAATAAGGGCAGGGAGATGTCTGACGAGACAAAAGAAAAATTGAGAGAGATAAATTTGGGCAGGACACATAGTCAAGAGATTAAAGACAAGATTTCTAAAAATGGAATTGGCTATAAACACGACAGTTCAAGTTCCAATTTTATAGGAGTAAGCTACATATCTACTCAAAAGCTTTATAGAGCTACGCTGAGGTTTGATAGAGAGTCGATTATTATTGGACACTTCAAAAAAGAAATTGATGCAGCTGTTGCATACAACCAGAAAGCTTATGAGCTATATGGAGATGAGACAAAATTAAACAACATAAAAGACTGGAAGAGCATAGACATCTCTAAGAAGTTTTCCTCTCAATTCACAGGAGTAACATATAGAGCTAAAAAAGATAAATGGGAGACAAGTGTTTGGAATAATGGAAAACATAAGTATGTTGGAACTTTTGATACAGAGATTGAAGCTGCAGATGCTTATAATAATTTTTTAATAAAGAACGGGTTAAATAAAAAATTAAACGAAATATAAATGACAATAAGAGAGGTTTATTTTAAAGAAGTTTTTAAAACAGAAATGCCAGTTGGTATGGTTGGTTATTTAAAAAAAGACGACCAAGGAACAATTCAGTTAGGACAAAATATTTGTTTAGAGTTAAGAGTTGATGAAGAGGTGTCAAAAAAAAATATAGAACAAATGAAAAAAATTGAAAATACTCCAGGATTTATGTTTTGGAATAGTTCTCCAGAAGGTGAAGATTTCTTTAAAGAAAATTTGAATATTATTTCAAAGTGTATAGCAAATATGTTTATAAATCAAAAATAAAAATTATGATAAAATTAGTAAAAGACACAATAGATGATGAGGATATTGCAAACCTTATAAAGTGGTTGTCTCAAAAACCAGCGCCCCGCTTGACTATGGGACCAAAAACGAGAGAATTTGAAGAGAAATGGTCCAAATGGATTGGTAGTAAATATTCTGTATTTGTAAACTCTGGTTCTTCAGCGAACCTTCTCATGCTTTATGCGCTTAAAGTGATGGGTAACCTAAGAAATAATAAAGTGGTGGTTCCAGCTCTTGCTTGGGCAACTGATATGGCTCCAGTAATCCAACTTGGATTCGACCCTCTTATCGTTGATTGTAACATGAATAATCTTGCTGTTGATGTAAGTCAACTTGAAGCTATATTTAGACACCACAAACCTGCAGCAATGATTCTTGTTTCAGTTCTTGGTCTTTCTCCAGATATGGATAAGATTGTTGAACTTTGTAAAACTTATGGAGTTGAACTTCTCGAAGACAATTGTGAATCTCAAGGAACTGAGTTTGACGGAGTTCGTCTTGGAAACTTTGGATTGATGTCATCGTTTTCAACTTACTTCGGCCATACAATGAGTACTATTGAGGGCGGAATGGTTTGTACGAACGATAAAGATGTTTATGACCTTCTTGTAATGCTTAGAAGTCATGGGTGGGATAGAGACCTTGACTCAGCGACTCAACAAAGATTAAGAACTAAGTGGGGAGTGGATGAATTCTCTGCCTTATACACTTTCTATGAGCCAGGATTCAATCTTAGGTCAACAGACCTTCAGGCAGTAATTGGAATTAAGCAGCTTGATAAAGTTGATGACATGATTGATACAAGAAACGAAAACTTCTACTACTTCTTGGATGCAATTAAATCATACGACAAGAAAAAGAAAATATGGAAGCCGACAGAGCACAAAGATTCATTCACAGCATCTTTTTGTTATCCAATGATATTCCAATCTAAGAAAGATAAAGAAAAAGCTGTAGCAGCACTTATTGAAGCTGATGTTGAGTGTAGACCACTTATCTGCGGCTCAATGGGAACTCAACCTTTCTTCATCAAAAGATATGGTAGACACGAAACTCTAAATGCAAAAACAGTCGATGACTGTGGTATTTATGTTCCTAATCACCCTAAGATGGGCAAGAAGGAAATAGAGTTTATTTGTAAAACAGTAACTGACGCAATTAAGTAATGGATATGAAAAAATATGGTATAGACGTAGAAGCGGAGTTGTTAAAAATAGTAAACGAGAAAATGTTTGAAGGTAAAGAGGATTATTATAATAGAATTAAATCCACATTAAACATCGAATCATTTATGAAGGCAACTAATAGTAATTTAGAAATGTTGTTTAATTATATGTATTCACCTACAATTGGAATTAGATTATCAAATTTAACTGTTGGAGAATTTATAAAAGATGAATATGATAACGATTTTTATTATAGAAGAGAAAAATTAAAATGCGAAGAATATAAAATGCATTTATAACAGGTATTGCTGGAATAGAAATTTTTATAACTATTTATAATAAAAAGTTATGGAAAAGGAAAAAAAGAAATGCAAATTATGTAATGAAGAGTTTGAATTTAATCCCAAAAGAAAAAGAGAAAGAGAAAAAGAGTTTTGCTCCAGAGTTTGTTCTGGAAGATATAATGGCCAACAAGGTGAGGGTAGAAAGTATTCAGATGAAGTTAATAAAAAAAAGGGCAGAAAAGGTGATTTAAACGCCTTTTATGGAAAAAGTCATTCAGAAGAGTCTAAAGAAAAAATGAGCGAATCAAGTAAATGGGATGATTCTAAATTTAGGTACTGTAATTTAAGTAATGAAGAAAAAGAGGTTTTAGATGGATTATTACTAAGTGACGGGTGTTTATCTGAAAAATCAAGAATATCAGCAAGATTGACTTTTGGCTTTAAGTTTAAAGAAACTCCAGAAGAGATTTTTAAAGAATTACATTCTATTGATTTTAGTCCAATTTGGCAAAGCGAACATACAAAATGTTATCACTCCAAATCTAATATGTATCATGATTTATTGAGTGAAAATTTAAGATGGTATCCAAAAAAAGAAAAAATAGTGCCAAGAGATATTTTGATTACACCAAAATCTTGCTATTGGTGGTTTGTTGGAGACGGTTATACAACTGATGGAAATGTTTATTTATGCACAGATTCTTTTACAAAAGAAGATAATCAATTTTTAGTAGAAAAATTAAATAAAAAAGGATTTAAACCATCAGTAACAAGTAGAAATAGAATAAGGTTTGATAAAAAAGATACAATTGCTTTTTTGAAATGGATTACACCCGAAAAAGGAATAATGGAACAATACAAATATAAGTGGGAAATATGATAGAAAAAAACAAAATTGCCCTGGTTACGGGCGTTACAGGACAAGATGGTTCTTACCTTGCGGAACTTCTTTTAGAAAAAGGGTATGAGGTGCATGCAACAATGAGAAGAGCAAGTACATTCAATACAGAAAGAATTGAACACATAATGGACCACGAGCGACTTCATCTTCATCACGGAGATGTTACAGACCCCTCAAACATTATGAGGCTTATTGCAGAGACTCAGCCAGATGAGATATATAACCTGGCAGCTCAATCGCATGTTGCAGTTTCTTTTGAAGTACCTCACTATACAGCAAATGTAGACGCACTTGGAACGCTTACTATTCTTGAAGCAATGAGAGCGCATTGTCCTGGTGCTAAGTTTTACCAAGCATCAACCTCTGAATTATATGGAGGGCTTGAGTATAACAAGAACAGTGAAGGTTTTTATGACGAGAACTCTCCGATGCACCCAAGAAGCCCTTATGGCTGCGCTAAGCTTTATGGTTTTTGGATAATCAAGAATTATCGTGAATCCTATAATTTATTTGCATGCAATGGAATTTTGTTTAATCACGAAAGTGAGAGAAGAGGTAAAACATTCGTTACAAGAAAGATTACAACCAACATGGCTCAAATCAAAAAAGGCAAGCGTAAGGTTTTGACTATTGGCAACATGGAGGCAGAAAGAGATTGGGGACATGCTCAGGAGTATGTAGAGGGAATGTGGAGAATGTTGCAGCAGGATAAGCCAGAAGATTTTGTTCTTGCAACTGGTAGAACTTATAAAGTTCGTACATTTATTGAGATGACAGCTAAACATCTTGGTTGGGATATTGAATGGAGAGGTGAGGGTGTGAATGAAAAAGGTTACGACAAAGAATCTGGAGACCTGCTTGTAGAGGTGGACCCAAGGTATTTTAGACCAGCAGAAGTTGATAGGTTAATTGGAGACCCATCAAAGGCAAAAGCGGTTCTTGGATGGGAGGCAAAAGTTGACCTTGACGAACTTGTTGAAAGAATGGTTAAATATGATTTAGAACATGAATAAAATATTAGTAACGGGCGGGGCTGGGTTTATAGGAACTCACTTGGTAAAGCATTTAAAAGAAGAGCATCCTTATGCTGAAATAATGGCTCTTGATAATTACTTCACAGGGAGTAGAGATAATCACATTGATGGCGTTCACTATGTTCATGGAAATACTTGGGAAATAAAACCTTAGATTTGTAACAACTCAGTTTAACCCAAACATCGTATATCACCTTGGAGAATATTCAAGAATTGTCAAAAGCTTTGATGACATAGAGTATGTTATGAAATCAAATCTTCGTGGTACATCTGAAGTTATTGAATACTGTAAAAGAAAAGGTGCCAAAAATAATTTATTCAGCCAGTAGTTCTAAATTTGGAAATGGTGGTGCAGATAAAAAAAAGAAAACTTGAAATTAATTAAATTTTTTTTGTATATTTGTCGTATACTAACAAAAAGAGGCCTGCTCATCCCAACCACACTTCGTGATGATTGGGTTTCCGCAGACAAAAAACATTATGAAAGAAGGCAGGCCAATTACTGTGGTTTCTCCTGGAACTCAATCAAGAGATTTTACACACGTTGAAGACGTTGTTCGTGGAGTTGAGATGACAACTCACATGAATTTAAACAGAGAGTGGATGCTTCGTTCTGGGCAAAATGTTGAATTGATTGAACTTGCCAAGAAATTTAGTGATGATGTAATCATGATTCCAGAAAGAAAAGGAGAAAGATTTACTTCAGAAGAATTTCCCTCAGATACAGAGAAAGTTCTGAATTGGAGACCAGAAAAGAGTCTTGATGAGTGGGTTAAGATTTTAAAAAGTAGATAAATATTTGTTTGGTTGCCTTTTTTTTCTTTAATTTGCACTTAGAAGAAATAATAAGACAACAATTTATGAAATTCAAAAAACTAACAGAGGATGATATTCTTCATGCGAAGGAGATTTATTATTCATCCAATTTAGCTTATGACGAAAGGATAAGTGAGTTAATGCAATTTTTCGGAAAAGGCGAAAAAACAACTCGAAACTGGCTTGTAAAGCTTGGAATTAAAAAAACTGCTACTGAGGATTCACCCCAGTTCAAAAAAGCTAAAAAGAAAAAGATTAGCAAAAAATCTAAGAGATTCATATTTACATGGGCACAAAACAACACTCCAGTACACGAAGTGTTTCTTAGAAATATCGAAGCTTATGCAAAAGAGATTAACGCAGAAGTTCATATAATAGCTGGTAGATACAAAAATCCAACATCTGTATTTGATGATAAAGATTTTGAATCATGGCACTCAAGAGTAGAGCCTTATTTATTTGCCGCAAGACAAAATGCTCACAAGCGATTGATTGTTTGTGGTGATGTCAAAATTTCTCCTACAGCCACAAACCCAATGACAGCATTGGAAGGTTTTTCTGGACCAGAATCATCTATATTTGGACACCCTAAGATGCAAATGAAAATGGTTTCTGCATTAGAAGGTACAGCACCAAAGATGATGATGACAACTGGAGCTGTAACTTTAGAAAATTATACAGACTCAAAAGCAGGAAAGAAAGGAGAGTTTCACCACACCCTTGGTTTTGTTGTTGTTGAGATTAAAGATGAAGAAGTTTTTTACACAAGGCAAGTCACTGCAACGGAAGATGGTAATTTTAACGACCTTTATTATAATGTGTCTTTTGATGGTGGTTATGAAGAGGTTGATTTAATACCTGGCCTAACATTTCAAGGAGAAGAGTTGATTGGTAAAACAGTTATAAAGAGAAATAAGTCTATTGATGGCGCTATTCTTGGGGATATTCACTTTGGCGAAACAGATAAAGATGTAATGAATACAACTTTAAATGTTTTGTTTAAAAAGCTGAAGCCTAAAGAGGTAGTTCTTCATGATGTTTTTGACGGACACTCTATTAGTCATCACGACAGAAAGGATGCGTTTGCTCAATACAAAAAGGAAATCTCTGGAAAGAACGACCTTAAAAAAGAGATTGATTTTATGCTTGATGGCCTTGAGGCATTCAGAGAATATAAGACAGTCATAGTTAGAAGTAATCATGATGATTTCCTTGACAGATGGCTTAGAGATGTTGATTGGAGAAAAGAGTCAACAATGAAAAACTCTCTTTGTTACATGAACTATGCGGCTTTGTTGCTTGGGGAAGATGCTCCAGATGGAGTTATTCCTTATTTGATTAACGAAAAGTTTCCTAATTTCATTACACTGGGCAGAAGCCACACTCATAGAATTCATGAATGGGAAGTTGGACAACATGGAGACATCGGAGCTTCAGGTAGTCGTGGGTCAATTGTTCAGTTTAGAAAGTTGAGTACAAAAATGATTATTGGACATTCACACTCTCCAGGCCGTATGGATGGAGTAATTCAAGTAGGAACTTCTACAATTCTTAGAGTTGGATATAATATTGGAGCAAGCCCGTGGTTGCAATCACACTCAATTATTCACTCAGATGGAAAAGCCCAGCAGATACACTTTATACGAGGGTGTTTTACCACTTTAGATTAAGTTTTTTCTCTACATCTTCGTTGTAGTTAATAGTTATTAAAAGGATATTGTTTTTTTCACAATATCCTTTTTTTATATTATCATTAATAATTCTTTTTTTGAAACCAAGTCTACCCCCAAAGTGTTCAATTGGTTTATAATGTTGCATTCCATTGTATTCAATGCATATATTATATTCTGGTAAATAAAAATCGAAAGGTAATTGCAATATATTTTTGCAATCTTTAAATTTATATTGCGAGATGAAATTGACTTTATTTTCATTTAATAAATTTCTGATTTTTCTTTCTCCTTTAGATTCTTTACATATAGGACACCCATTTCCGTTTTTATGATTATTTGGAGTTTGTCTCCACCTTCCATGCTCTGGACATATAATATTAACTTTTGTATGAGCATTAATATAGTTAATTAAAGAATAATTATATTTATCTCCATGTGTTTCTTTAAATTGCTCCACCACTTTTTCATTATCTAATTTCTCAAGTCCAGCGCATTTTTTGCAACCACTACCTAATTTGTGTATTCCTGGAACTTGTTTAAATACTCCATGTTCTGAACAAATTATTTTTACTTTAACATTATCTCCATTGTAATCAATTAAAGAATAATCATATTTATCTCCATGTATTTTTTTAAATTGCTTTAAAACTTCTTTTTTAGTTAATTTGTTATAAATACACTTAGGACATCCATTACCTCTTTTGTGATTTCCAGGCAACTGTTCAAACTCATTGTGTTCTGGGCAAATTATTTTAATTTTAGTTCTTGCGTTTGTGTATTTTGTGTTTTTATAATTATAGCGATTTCCATGAATTTTAATCGACTCTTCTATAAACTTATTTGTTTTCATAATTTATAAATAGGTAAAAATTTTATTTATATAAATACACTTCATACGTGGAGGATATACAACATTTGAATAAGATGAAAGAGGAATTTGATATTCCTCTTTTTTTTGTTTAAATTTCTACAACTATTTACCAGGACATTATAAATTTAGAAAATGAAAACATTAGGAATTAGCATTGACGGAGTATTGAGAGACCTTCATAGTGCGTTTGATAAACAATACAGAAGTAAATATATCCACAATCCATCTCTTGTAGAGATGAACAAAGATATGACTGTAAAGGAGAACACTGAAGAAGAGTTGGAAAATCTTGAAAAAAGAATAAACCTTCAAGAGAAAGAGCTTATATCTCTTCCAGTTAATACATACAACTTGAACAACCACTACAAGTTCGGAGAGGAAATTGCTCTTGATGGAGAAACTGTATTATCACCAGAAGAGGCTCTTTTAAACTTCATGAACAACATCAAGCCCTTCAAGATATATGGAGACGCTGATGAGTATGAAGGAGCTTCAGATGCGCTAAACAGAATTCAGGCTTACGGGCTTCAAAATAATCTTTATAAAACAATTCTTATATCTAATACAGATAGTAAAGCGATTCCAGCTACATTTCACTTCCTTGCAAAGAATGCGTGTAGAGTTAGAAACATAGCATTCATTCAAGAGGATTATGAAAAATGGGATTATTGTGATATTATAATTGATTGTGTTCCTGAAGTTATTCAAAATGTACCAAAAGGAAAAACTATTATAAAAATAGAGCACCCATTTAATCAGTACGATGAAGTTGAACATAGCTTCAAATCTATTAGAGATGTTAACCCTTCTTTTATAGAGGATTTGTTTGTTGGAGATAAGGAGAAAAAATAATTTACCTCAATTTTCAAAAACACTTTGTTATGTCCATAATTTTTTTTAAATAGTATTTAGAATTACTTATTAAAAAATTACACAATGGCAAAAAACAAAAAAGATTCAAAAAAGAAGACTGTTACAAAAACGACTACAACTGTAGTTACAACTACTACCACAACGGTAGACAAAAATTTAGACACACACTATTTATTAGTGTTAGATAGAAGTGGTTCTATGAGCTCTTGCTGGAATTCGACAATTAGCGGATTAAATGAACAGCTTGGAACAATTAGACACCTTGAGGAGAAATATCCTGAACAAAGATATTTTGTATCTCTTGTTGTGTTTGATACAGAAATTGACACAGTGTTGGAAAACGAACCTATTTCAAGTGTTAAAAACTTTGATGGTACAGAGTTCCCTCCAAGAGGTGGTACAGCCTTGCATGATGCAATGGGAGTTGGTATCTCAAACCTTAGAGTTCAATTGGATAAGAAAAACAAAGAAAGCGAAAATCTTTCAACAGCGCTTGTTGTTGTTATGACTGATGGTGACGAAAACGCTTCGAGAGAGCATAGTTCTGACTCCATTAAAAAAATTGTTAGTGAACTTGAAAAAACTGGAGCTTGGACATTTAGTTACATGGGAGCAAATCAAGATGCTGTTTTAGCTGCAAGTAGATTTGGTATTTCTTCTGGAAACGCTATGAACTATGCGTCAACAGCTGGAGGTGCTTCTGTAGCTTATGATACTTTGTCAAGAGGTATTGTGTCAAGAGCTCAAATGAGCAATGTTTCATATTCAGTGTCAGCTTCTCTTGGAGATGTTACGCTTGAAAATATGGCAATGGATAATAACACTTTCTTTTCTGCAGTAGTTGATGGAGACACTGTTGGTGAAGATGATTCAAATCTTAAGGAAGATACTGAAAATAAAGCATAATTTGTTTTGTAGCGACACGAAAAAAGGTTAACATTAGTGAGAGCAAACCAGTAACCTTGCGTAAACCATAATACAAGACCCAGGAAGACTCGTGGAATTTAGAAGCAGGATGATAATCTGAACAAGCTGAAAAGGCAGGATTTGATTCTGGACAAGCTTACAAGTCTGGCCTGCTGTTAGACTCTCTTTAGTCGCTGCAATTACAAATTTAAAAAAGACCAAGATTAATTTCTTGGTCTTTTTTTTAAAAACTATTTATTTTACTATTTATGCTTTCTATATTTATTTCGAATACACGTTAGAACTTTAATTAATCGAAATAAATATAATTTCATGGAAAACAACACTGAAGTACAAGAAGTACAACAAGAAAGACAGCCAACTCAAAATGAGGTAATCGACAATGCGATTAGTAATCTTAGAGAAAACAAATTTAAGACTTACTTTTATTGTCCACCAATGAATTCGCCAAGTGGTGGGATTGGGGTAATTTTAAAAGCAGCTAAAAATTTATCAGATGATGGATTTGATGTAGAGATTGTTTATGAACCAAGACAAGACCAAAGAGCTTCTTATGAAGCTTCTGCAAAAGCTAAGAAACAAACAGATATTTTTGAGAAGTTCAATCCTAAGTGGGTTGATTTTGACATCTCAAATATTTCAATTAGTCCTCTTGGAGATAAAAAAATTAAATTTTCAGATGGAACTGAACAAGATTGTATTCCTCTTAATGTAAGTCCAGAAGATTTCTTAATCATTCCTGAAGGTTTTCCAGATGTAATGAAGAAAACAATGCAAGTTTCTTGTAAGAGAATTATATTTGCACAAAGCTGGTTTTATGTATTAAATGCAATGCAGCCAGGAGAAAAGTGGCAACACTTTGGGATTACAGATGTAATTTCAGCATCAGACGCAATTTCTGAATACTTAGTATCAGTTATGCCAGGTCTTAACATTAAAGATTTTAAACAAGGAATCAATAGAGAATACTTTAAAGTTCCTGAAAAAATGTCGGACAAATTACCAATGGTAGCATTCTCTGCATCAAGAGGTCCAGAAAACAAACTTAAGACTTATAACATCATCAAGACGTTCTACGCATTCTATCCTCACCTTAAGTGGGTAAGATTCCAAGAACTCGAAGGTATGGATAGAGAGCAATTTGCTGAGAGATTAGGAAATTGTGCATTCTACTTGTATACAGATGACATTGCAGGATTTGGTACAGCACCACTTGAAGCAATGGCTTGTGGAACTCATACTATTGGTTGGGCTTCATTCGGTGGTAAAGAGTATATGAATAACGAAAACGGTTTCTGGTGTAACAATGGTGACATTTTTCAAACTGCAGAAATTCTTGGAATTGCTATCGACAAATGGTTGAATGGTGATATGGATAATGAAGACATCCAAAAAACATACGAAGACACTCTTAGTAAATACACTACGGAGGGAGAGAAAGAAAATATTAATAATTTATTAAATCAGTACAAAGATGAAAGAATCAAAGAACTTGAAAGCCTCAAGCAGTAATATACTTGTAGGGTTATACTTGGACAAAATCAACCACGAAGGTCAGTTAAACGAATTGTTTTTCGGACTGGCTTCGCAAACTCACGCAGTTGATGTTGTTGTGTTGGATGCTGGATTGTCTGATAAAGAAGTAGAAATTCTTGCTAAAACAGCAAAAGAAGCTGAAGTAAGAATGGTGAAAACACACCAAGAAGGAGAAGAGCCTGTAGAAGAAGTAATAAAAGCTGAGAAAAGCGTAAACTTAAGTGTTGTAAAAGCATCTGTAAGTAGCTTTCCAAAAGTGTTTAATGACATATTCAACTTAGCTCTTGAAAACGACTATGAAGCATTCTCTATTATAGAGTCTGGAGACGCAGTAGGAGCAAATTGGTATAATATTGCCAATGCTTTTATGAATGAAAACGAAGAAATAGGTTTTTTCTTGCCAATGGTTAAAAACTGGCAAAACGGAGCTCTTTCAGGATTAATGAATGAAGCGTGTTGGGCAGAAGGTATTGCTGAAGAAGCAGGTAAGTTTGATATGAACCTACTTTTAAGATATAACTGTGCTAATCCACTTGGAGGCCTTTATAGAGTAAGTGAGCTTGAAGAATACAGCGAAGAGAAAGATGGTAGATTTTTACCAATGAAGGAAAGTGTTAAAGTAAGTCACTATTATGAGTTCTTTTTAAGAATGATTTATAATGATGTAAAAATGATGACGGTTCCAAGAATTGGTTACGAATTTAGAGTGAGAAATTCTCAAGAGTTTAATCATTCATCTTCTAAAATTCCAGGAAACGTTACAACAATTGAACCAGACAAAGGAGGCGTTTCTCCAGCAGAAATGGGGTTCTGGATGGACCTTGCCAAAAAAGAATACTTCTTTGACGAAGATAGAAACAAGTCATATGGACAGCAACCAGAAAAAGTATAAAGACACTCTAAAGACTATAAAGGTAGCTAAAAAGAGAAAGAAGGAATATTGGACTAAAGAGACTGAAGATGCAGTCAAGGAGTACTTGAAAAACGACTTTAACTATTATCAATACAAAATTGATAAACACAAAGAAGAGGTTGAGAAAAGTAAAGGAAAGAAAAAAGAGCTAAGTATTGATGAAGACTTTATCTTAATCAACGAATCAATGGTTGAACACACAAGTAGACGTGAAATCATTGCTTTGAAAGAAAAGGTTTTCAGAGACAGCATCTATACGCCACTAACGAGGTTGGTCGAAAATATAATTTTCAGCTTTAAATTATTTAGAGCTGGAGTTGATGTTAAAACTCTTCATAACGATTGCATGTCTTTCGTTTTGGAGAAGTTTTGCAACTTTGACCCAGACCAGAATACTAAATCTTTTTCTTTTTATGGAACCGTAGCCAAACACTACCTTCAAAACAAAAAGAAGGAAGTGGATAAAGAGACTAAATCTATTCTTGACTATGAAAGCCATAGTGAGGAAGTGGAAGAGTTGAGTCAATTTGAAATTGATGAAGAATCCGAATTAGATAGCTCTATGGCTCTGTTTAACTATATTACAGAAATCTTTGAAGAAGTAATAGATAAGACTGACATATCTAAAAATGACGCTAAAGTAGCTGAGGCTATTGTGGACATATTTAGAAGTCATGAATTAATGGGCGTATACTCAAAGAGTGCTATTTATAAACTAATAAAAGAACATACTAATCTTGAGACAAAGGATATTACATATTCTCTCCACAGATTCAAAATTCTTTATAGACTTAAAAAGCAGGAGTTTGTTAAAAAGCACAAGGATAAGTATTTTGGTCACGATGATGACATGTTCTTTTTTTCAGAATAGAAATCATGGAAACAGACATCAAAAAAGAAGTGTTGTTTATAATACTCGAAGTTCTTTTTCATGATGACAGCATAGGCGTTAATGATAACAATTGTATTCAATTTTATCATTTTTTATTAGACACATTAGAAAGAGAGGTGTTTGAGATTCCTGCAAAACAGGATGCAGACATCTCTCTTTGTTTTTCTATAATAGAGTTTATGTCAAGTTTTGATTTGATTGAAGGCTCTGTCGTTTGGACATACAAAGGGGTTTCTGATTATCTTAAAGACTATGGTGGATTGTCAGACGGAGAATTTCAAGTATCTATTTCTAAATTTAGAGACATGTATATTTCTATAAAAAAAAGACTTCTTACTCGATTTTTCATAGATTTTTTTTGACTTTCTATTTATAATTAAACAAACAAACAATTATCATGGAAGATAACACAAATGACGACTCTACTAAAAAAAGCATGAACCCAACAAGAGAACTATACGAATCTCTTATGTCAGAGGTTTATAAGTATAAGTTGGAGGAAAGAGAAATGGCTCTGGATAGATATAGAAGGTCTGACGAGCAAATGGATACAGCAGAAAGCTTTATTCTTATGGGAAAGAATGCGATTGCTTTTTTAAAGCAAGCAGCTGACTCGTCTGATGGAATTGAAAAACTGGCCAAAGAAATCAAGGGCATAGTCTATAAAGAAGACGAAGCATCTGGAGGAGCAGCTTCTTTTAATGATTCAGACAAAAAGTTAATCATTGACGCAATGAGGGCTGAAGAAAAAGCTAAAAGAGAAGCGGCAGCAGAAGCTAAGAGGCTTAAGGACGAAAACTTAAGCGATAACAAAGGCGCAGACGAAGATTACGACTAATGGCTTTACAGGTTCCAATATCATCCCCTCTTACAGAGGCACAAAATGAGCTAACATCAAAAATAGGCTCAATGAAGAGTTTATTATCTTCGGATATAGACATAAATTTTAACATCCCAAAAGATAAACAAATATCAGTATTTGACTATCTAATGAAAGTGTTAAAAGCTCTTGGTATTGACCCAGATTTAATCTTTAATGTTTTTTTAGATAAAGTATTTGATGAAGCTGGAACGTTCTTAGAAGAAAAAGTTCTTAATGCAGTAGCGGATTCTATTGGAGAAAAAGGAAGGCAGTTGCCAAACACAATTAATCCATCAGCAACACAAGCTCAAAAAGAAGATTATAAAACTGCAAACAGAGCATATCTTGCTGGATTGATACCTCCTACGTTCTTACAAGCCTTAAAACAACTTATAGCTAAGAATCTTACTATAATGATTTTTGGAAAGGGAGACGCAGCTAATGCGCTTAACCCAGATGCTACAGAAATAAACAGACTTGTTGAGGACGCTATTTGTGGTCAAAATCTATTTAGTGTATCAAGTGACCCAATCGTACTTCAAGAAGATGTCGAATTCAATAGAGTAAAGTTAAAGCAACAACTTGAGAAAGGAGAAGTTGTATTTGAAGTTAGTTGTCAGCAAATAAAAATTAAACTTCCTGAAGACCCTGGATATATCTTTGGTGAAGGCGGCCAATTTACAAGTAGTGCAACATTGCCTCCAACGCCATCTCAAAGTCTTGGAATATTGGTTCAGCATGTAAAAAATTCTGGACAAAGAATTAACAACGAAGAAAATTCTAACTCAATAGGAAAAAGTTTCTTTCAAATCCTGATTCAAAAGCTTCTTAACTACATCTCTTCTTTGTTGTTTCCTTTTTTAGGTCCAATATTTTCAGCAATATCTGGAGACCCAGCTGCTGCAGGAATAGATAACACAAACATTGCATATAGCAATTGTGAAATTATGAATTCAGCTGACGGACCAGCAGCAGTAGAACAACAGTCATTCTTAAAAAGTCTTGCCAACGCACTTCTTAAGGAGCTTCTTAGAATGCTTCTCGTGTTTGCTGTAAAAGAGTTTAAGAAACTTGTTGCTAATTACTTTGCGAAGACTGCGATAGAAAAGCAAAAAAGAAAAGCAGAAAAAATTAAACAGAAATTCGAAATATTCAACAAGCTTGGTCAAGCTGCAGAATTGGCGAGTAAGGCTCAGAAATATGCAGCCGCAGCATCATCTCTTGTTGGAATACTCGGAAGTATAGAAGCATAAAAAATAATAACATGGCAATAATACCAATAGACTCAGAATTACAAGTATCGGAAGAAGTGGCGGATTTTCTTCTCTTTTTATTAAAAGAGGATAGAATTCCAATACCAAAACCAAGTATTCAACAAATACTTCTTGCTAAGACAAGACCTGGATTAAGTTCTGAGATTTTAACAGCATCCATAACTTCCAGGTTTGAAGAAGCTGGAATACCGACTGGCCCACTTATCGGTGGCACTCCAAATGTTATGGAAAATTTTGTAAAAATATTTGTAGAAGAATTTGTAACAGCAATTCAAACAGACATGAGAGTAGACATCGCATCAGATGCTGGAGCAACAGTTCAAGCTTCTGGAGCAAACGCTGGAGGCCCAGTTGTTGCCGTTGGGGCAACAGTTGTGCCGCATACTGGCGTAGGAATAGCAAGCTAATGGAAGATAAGAAAAAAAATAGAGACGAATTAATGCTTGAATCACAAAATCTTGCAGATAAACTCAGTGAGAAAAAAAAGGTGATTGAAACAGCTCTTGATGACCTTGATGCTAAGGCAATAAAAGAAGGTGTATCAAGAGAGCATCTTAGTGGTATGGCTATTATTGAAACTCTTTTTGCTGAGTATGAAGAGATTGAGTTAGAGCAAGAGAAAGTAAATAAAAAAATAAAAGGATAATATGTCAAACAAGTTAGCAGACTCAATTTTACAAGGCCAAGGCCAATCTGGAGGAGTGGTTTCATCAGGGAATCAAACGGCAAGGTTGGTATACCCAGCTATTGTAACAAACAATGAAGACCCATTGGGTATGAAAAGAGTTGTTGCTCGTATAATTTCTCTTGATGATAATGGAAATATAAGTGGCGGAAGAGATAGGGACACACCTACAGAGTCTCTTCCTTTCTGTGTTCCAATGATACCTTCTCATTTTCACATAGTTCCACTTGTGGATGAAATGATTTATATTATACTTGAAAACCCTGCTGATAATTCAGCACCAAGATATTACATAGGTTCTCAAATAAACAACCCATTCAAATTAAAGTTTCAAGACTATAAAGAAGCTAACCAAGTATTCAAATATACAGACTTCAATCTAAATAAGAACCCAGACTCAACCGTTGGTTCTACTCAAGTATTTCCAAGAATTGGAGACATAGCCCTACAAGGTCGTACAGATGCTGATTTAATATTGAGACCAAGAGAGGTGTTTATGGTGGCTGGTAAATTCAAAAAAGGAACTACAGAAGTAAATATCGACAATCCTGCAAACTTTCAGCTAATTCAAAAAGAAAACCCAGAAGAAAACGAGGATGGAGAAAAACTGCTTCAAAAATATTCTCAAGCTAACTTAACAACTTCAAATATAAATATCTATTCTATTTTAGGTAAATTCAGAGATGCGGGGATTTCTGGATTTGAAATCAGTGAAGACCTTAAGTCTTTTGGAGACACAGCAAATGCATTGCATCCTTCAGTTTTTGGTGATGAGTTAGTAAAATTACTTGACCTTATAGTTAGGGTTTTGCTAAACCATATACACACGCCTCAGTTGCCATTGGTCCCATCTCCAGAGTCAGATGAACTATCTGCATATACTGTAGAAGGAGACCTTCAGAGAATACTTTCAAATCACGTTAGGATTAATTAAACTTTAGAATATTGTAAATTTTGCATATATTTGTAATAGAAGAGATTTGTGAGAGAGAAAGTTGAACGAAATTTATCTTAATGGAAGATAGTGAATATATTAAAAAAAGAAAAAACGAACTTACCAATGAAATTAAAAATTCAGAGGAAGAACTAAAAGAGCTAAGGAGTGCATGCAAGCATGAGATAGTTAATATTAAAAACACAAACCCAGAACCTGGGTCATCACAATTAAGAAGAGTTTGTGAATGCTGCGGTGCAGAATTAGGATTCCCTTCTAATGAAGAATTAAAAGAAAACGGATACAAACCAAAGTGATACTATGCAGTTAATAAGAGAAATTGGAGATAGCCTTAAAGATTCAGGAAGTAGAATCTCAACAGCAGAAAGCTGTACAGCAGGCTACATTAGTAGTTTATTAACATCAATCCCTGGTAGCTCAGACTATTTTGAAGGCTCATTAGTTGTTTACAGCAATGAGGCTAAGATGAATGTTCTTGGCGTAGAGAAAGAATTAATCGAAGAGCACACAGAAGTCAGCGACCAAGTTGTCAGAAGAATGGCAGAAAGAGCAAAAGAGGTCATGAATACCGACTATTCAATTGCCACAACTGGATATGCTGACCCAAAAGGTTATGGTACAGAGGAAAATCCTCCAGGTACAATATTCATAGCAGTTTCAACTCCGAGCGAAACAGTAGTTAAAAGACTTGAGTTAAATGATAGTAGGAGTAGAAATATTTACCTTGCCACAATCGAAGCTATAGACATCCTTCAGGATGCTATTAAAAACCATCAGACCTTAGTACTCTAAAAGTAGTAGATTCAGGCATTACTCTCTTGGTTCCAAACTCATCTATTCTATATTGAATAGTATAGGTTTGATTGTGTAATAGCCACCCAGTTTCCAGAACGAAATAATTATTAGGACACTTGTTTATCACCGCTTGATTTACAGAAGTCCAAGGAATAACCTCATCTTGGTTGTTCATTACCATTCTGTATTTAAGGTCATAAGCTGTCTTAGGTTGATTTCTACTGCTGTAGTTAACTCTTAGGTCCACAAACACTTTGTGCGTCTCTCCAATCGAAAGTATGGAGTTATCCCCAATTCCATAAACAGATATTGAGTAATCATTTACTTGAGGCACATTATTCAAATAATAATTATCTTTTATTGTGAAGATTTGAGTAATATCTTGTTGGTCAATACCTGGAACAAAAGTAACACCTTTCCAAATATCTTTATATTGTTGACCACGAGTGGCTGAATTCATAAGTACATCAACATAGTAAACACCGTTTTCCTGTTGGGTAGGAGTAATTCCTGTTATTACTGGCGCTCCATTCATTGTCTGAATATCCACAGTTCCAGCAGAGAAATAGTTTACTGCACTATTTCCACTAAAAGTGTAAAGAAATAATCTTGAAGTTCTATTGTTAGTAACTTGCATTCTATCATCTTGAAATGATTGATTATAAACAACTTCTATGTATGGTTTGAATGCTGAGTTTGTTTTCTCAGTATAAAATGAGGCAATATATCTCGTGTCAGTACTTAGTAGTTCATAATCTCTTCTATATGCAACTCCAACACCATTGTTAACAGAGCCACCGCTTAACCAGTCTTTTACAATGTCAGTAATATCCATATCAATATCTTCATTGCCTATGTCAAAATGTTGTGTAGAATAAGAAGTTACTGCAGTTGAAGCTGTAGGATTTGAAAAAACGCCTGGCTCATCCCATGAATTTACCATAGTAGCAGAATTCCAGTTAGAGTACCCAGTTATGATAGGGTTTCCATTTTGTCTTACAAGATAGTTTTCTTGGTAAAGGTCATACCCTCTTCCTTCGTCCCAATCTTTGTTTATTGGAAAAGTTATAAGGTCATATGATGCTGAAATCCTTTTATCAAGAACATCAAACTCATACTCAGGTTCAAGTATTTTATCTCCTGGTATTGCATTGGTCATTTTTAACCTATATGAAGACACGAGGTCTCCGTTAATTTCTTTAGAATTAATCTTTCTCGCTAATTCGTCAATATCAAATTTTACAATAAATCTACTTATAGAATTTCTTCTATCTGAAGCGGTGTCTGTACCACCTCCTCCATACCACAAATCTGTAACAGCATTTTGACCAGAATTGAATATCTGATATAGATTACTGGCCATTGTATTTGATTTGCTTGGATATATTCTGAAAACTCCCATAAAGTATTTTCTTATAAATATTCATTAATTCTTTTTTATAGACTCTGTAACTCTTTATTTTTTTTGTTGGCATATTTATATTAAAAACAAACTATACTATGCCTATTAGCATTAGATTCCCATTTCAAGAAACAACAGAGGGTGGCGTGTTCATGTCGAACGTGACATCACTTGAAGCTATTCAGACGAACTTAATTTCTTTACTCACAACAAAGAGAAGAAATAGAGTTATGAGAAGTCAGTTGTATTCTCCTTTGTGGGATTACATATTTGAGCTTTGGGATGACATATCTGCAGCAAAATTAAAAGGTGAGCTTATTGAAAAAATAGGCGTGTTTATACCAGAGGTAGAAGTTTCAGAGATTAAATTTAATTTTATTGAGGGAGAAAACTTGCTTGAGGTTAAAGTTGTTTATAAAGCTCGTGACCTTGGTGAAATAGTAGACGAAGTAAGTGTTGTTATACCAGTAGACCCAGGTTCATCTGGAGCAGACGAACACTCTCATGAATAAAATATAGAAAATGGAACAAAAAACTGTAACAGTAAATTATTTAAGTAGAGATTTCATGTCCATTAGAGAGGATTTGATAAACTACCTTAAAACATTTTTCCCAGAACAATGGCAAGATTTTAACGTAACATCACCAGGTATGGCTATGTTGGAGCTTAACGCTTATGTGGGAGACCTTTTGTCTTATGCTACAGATAAGAAGTTTAATGAATTGTTTATTGATGGCGTTACCGAAAGAAGGTCTGTTTATAGGCTTGCTAAAACTTTTGGATATAAACCACCAGGCGTTAGACCTGCAGTGAGTATTTCAGACGTTATCATAGAAGTTCCTCCAACAGCAACTGGTCCAGATGCTACATATCTTCCAGTATATAGAACTGGAATGAGAGTAAAAGGGGCTGGTCAAATATTTGAAACAGTTAATGAAATAAATTTTGCAAGCGATTTTAGCGAAGACGGAATTGCCAACAGAATTATTGAGCCTATTTTCAACGGAAACCAGGACCTTATTAGATATAGAATAATTAAAAGAGAAAAAATTAAAGCTGGAGTAACAAAAATATTCAAAGCTGAAGTTCCAGCGTCTCAAACCAAACCATTTTATCAAGTTGAATTGCCTGACAAGAATGTTCTTGAGATAGTTTCTGTAATAGTTCTTAACGGATTAGGAATAGAAAGAACTCCTTCTTATTCTGAGTTTAATGATTTTAACTTAAATTACTTCGAAGTTGACGCTCTTCCAGAAGATAAAATATTCCTTAATGATGACACTCCAGACACTGTAGATGGAGTAAAGACTGGTAGATATGTAGAAGTAGAAAAAAGATTTGAGAAAGAGTTTCTTTCTGACGGAGCATGCGTGCTTACTTTTGGTGGAGGAGTTGAAGACTACAATGCTTACGAGGCGTACATTGACTCTTTAACAAATGTTGTTAAATGTCCTGACTCAAACAATCTTGATGTTTCTGCTATTTTAAACAACACCGCACTTGGAGTCCAGATTCCACCAAACTCTACAATATTCATAAAATATAGAGCAGGAGGAGGGCCTTTAAGCAATGTTGGTTCTAATGTTTTAAACGAAGTTTCTAACATCAACAGCCAATCTCTTGGAAAGAATATAAACCTTATTCAAGGTGTCCTATCTTCTACACGAGCTAATAACCCAGTTCCAGCAATTGGTGGCGTAGGTCTCCCAGGTGTTGATGAGGTTAAAAGTTTTATTGCAGCAAATTACGCATCTCAAAATAGAGCCGTAACTTTGGATGACTATGTTGCCAGAGCATTTCAAATGCCAGGTAAGTTTGGTGCTCCATTTAGAATATTTGGAAAAGTAGAAGATAACAAGGTTAAGATGTATACACTCACAAGAGATGGTGCTGGAAAACTTGTCGATGTATCTACTAACGTCATCAAGACGAACTTGCAAAGATACATGGTTCCATTTAGAATGATTAATGATTATGTTGAGATTAATGATGGTAAAATCATAAATCTTCAAATAGAAGTTGATTTGTTTGTGGATAAAACATTTAACGCAAGCGAGGTAAAGTCTCAAGCGATAAACCAAATTAAAATATACTTCGATGTAGAAAAATGGCAAATGAACCAAAACATCTACGTATCGCAACTTACAGATTTTCTTAGAGACATACCTGGAATTATAAATGTTGTTGACATAAGATTTTACAATATGGAAGGTGGAGATTATTCGAGCACAAGACATTCGCAAGCAGTTTCAGACAGAACTCAAGACCCAAACACTGGAGCTTTTAGAACTCGATTTGATTATATTGATAACGCTATTTTTGGGACACCTATTTCTATGTTTGAAATCAAACTCCCTTCAAAAGACGTGCTCATAAGGACGGCTTCTGGCGCACCTAACACAGTTTCTGTAACATAACCAGGAAATTTTACTTCTAACTTTATTTTTTTGTCTCTATTTATTATTAGATAGATACTTTTTTATTATGAAAAAATTAAACAAAGAAATAGAGGATAAAATAATTGATTTATACATCAATAAAAAGATGTCTACCACAAAGGTAGCCAAAGAAGTTGGTATAAGCTCTACAGGAGTATCAAAAATCATCAAGAGAAACGGATACTCCACACGCAGTATAAGTAAAGCTAAAAAAGGCGTTAAAAGAGGTAGTAAACTTCCTGTAGACAAGGTTGTTTATTTATATGTTAATGAAGAGAAAACATCAATTGAGATAGCTAAAATTATCGGGTGTTCTAAACCTTCGGTTCTGAAAATATTGAGAGATAATGAGGTTGATTTAAGAAAACCAGGATATAGAGAAAATTATAAAAATCCAAAAACAGAAGAAATTAAAATCCTTTACTTAAGTGGAATACCAATTCCAGAAGTAGCAAATATCATTGGTATGTCATATTCTGGAGTGAATAAAATTCTTAAAAAGTTAAATATAATTAGGGTAGAAGATAAACATAAAGGCATGCTCGACAAGGTTATATCTGAAGAGCATAAAAATAAAGTAAGAAAAACAAGGAAATTAAAAAAAGAATCTGGAGCATATGACCACATATACCTACAAAGAACTGGATATACCTATAAGAAATATCAAGAGATACTCCCAGAATTCAAGAAGTATTATCAAAAAGTTCGAACAATAACAAATCAACAACCTCTTGATACATTAGAAAACTACAACAAGAGAGGTCAAGCTGGAGTAGATGGAAATTATCACCTTGACCATAGGTTTTCGATTGCAAAAGGGTTTAGAAATAATATAGACCCAGAGATAATTGGAAATATTATAAATTTAGAAATGATTCCATGGGAAGATAATCTAATGAAAAACCATAATTGTTCAATAACTAAAAAAGAATTATTAACTATTTATAATCATGAATAAGATTCGTGAAATAATTCAAGAAGAAATAACTAATATCCTCCATAAAAATCATAGTGTTATTTATCATGGGACTCCAAATAAACATGATTTTAATGATATAGGACATGTTTATGATGGGACGTTTTTTTCACCAAATAAAAATGAAGCTTCAAGTTATGGTGAGTTTGTTTATAAAACTACCCTCAAATCTAATAGAAAGAACGAGGGGTGTTTTAAATTGGTTACACAGCAATTATGATGGGGTTATTATAACCGAAGGTGGTGTTGAAAACATTTTGTTATTTAACCCAGTCAAAGAAAAAATTGAGTCTATTAATTTAGTATAAATTTTTTTAATAAGGTTTTATAAATTTAGAAAAAAATGAGATTAACTATTTATCTCATATTTTTCTTTGCTTATATTTAATATAAAAGAGAATGAGCATTCAAAGAGAGGAAATAACGATTAAAAATTTTACCACTGGGACCACTTTAACATACTTTAGCACCAAGTTAGATAAAGTTCCAGGTATTGAAAATGATTTCGATATAGTTCCTACAATAGTTGAATTTGACAATAACAATAATGTTGCTGATGTTACAACTTTTAATGGAACCAGTCTTTGGAAAAGAAATTCAGACAACATTCACGTACCGCTCTCCTCTATTACAAACAATTACACAACAGGTTACTCATATTCTATTGATGTAAATAGAATCCTTAGACAGCCAGAAGTCGAGAATCTTCATACAAAATTTGTAAGCACAATAAGCGCAGCTCTTAACACTGGAGGAACAACTTTTGCAGACTCAGGAGTAGTTATTGACCCTAATGCCGCTGTTCCTGCTCATTTAGAATACGTATTTCATTCTTATCATGAGATTGACGACTTCTATGTAAACATAAAATTAAACAGAACCCACGACACTCTTGATACTTTAAATATTTACAACAACCTTGTAAATAGTATGCCAACTCAAGAAGCGAATACAGGTGTTGTATTTGGTAGATTAATGGCACGTCAGACAATAAAAGACGTAGAAGGTAACAATATAAGCATCCCACTTAGAAACACTCCTATAGGTGTCTTTAACCCATCTGAAGATTACCCAGTATCAACATCAACAGATGTAAATGGAGACAGGCTTTATTTAAACAATAAAGAAAATTCAAATCCAGGTGAGTATTTTAATGCTGAATCTTTTAGTGCAGACACAGAAAGCTATCTTAGGTCAGTTTCTCATTTTACATCAGTTCCAGACCAATATAAATACATTACTACTACCAATGAAAATGGGGAGTTTATAATTTATGATGCCCCAATCGGAAGTCAAATCGTTGTATTTGAAGTAGACCTATTTAAACAAGGTCTTACTAAGGATGAAATTGCCTTAAATTTCTTTCAATTCCCAGCGAGTGAAGATAATATTCTTGACACCATTCCAAATTTTTCTTTTAAGCAATTTCCAATTAATGTAGTAAAATCATGGGGTACAATACAAACAGGATACACCGAACTTGACATAGTTGTTAATTATGACCTTAAGAAGTGGGCGACATACTATGTTCCGCCAATGGCTTACGATAACAACAAGCTTGGTTCTGTAGAATTGCTTAACTTTTCTCCAACCCTTAATGTTGACATTAAAGATATGTCAAAAGAAGGCTTTCCAGTAAAAAATGTACCTGTAGTTGAGATTCATAATATATATGACAAAGACGAAGAACACACTCTTCTTTGGGAGAATGAGTTTCCTCAACTTAAAAAGTCTGCTAAGTTTTTTGAACATGGATTTAGAGCCTTTAAGGTTCCTGCAAATATGTATGACCCTAAAGGTTATAGAACAGATAATGACGGTGTTCCAAGAACAGAGCCGACATCACAAGGCGTTTGGCTTGCTGGATACGAATTCAAGCTTTATTATAATCAACCAGGTTCAATATTTAGAACAACAGGTTTCCAAAGAGATTGGGGATACACGAATCAACCAGGAGGCTGGATTGGTAGAGACCATTTCCATCAAAACAGAGGAGATAGTTCTGATACTCCAAACACTAACACAGGATTCCAAACTTTTCCTCCTTATGATAAACCATGGAATCATCTGTATCCAGATAAGTATAAAATTCCAGCCAAGCCAATTGACCCTAACTATATTAGAGCTACAATGGCAGGTAGATTGCCAGGAGCTAATCCACGCTATCTTGAACAGCCTGAATATAAAGATGGAGACCTAAACGGCCTTAGCGTAAGTCTATCAAGTATAATAACTCCAGGAATAGCTGGAGGGTACGGTGTTCAGTATAGTGCGTCAAACGTTTTTTGGTTCCCTAATAGGTTTTCAAAAGAAGTTACAGCAGGATTTATATACAAATATGAAGCAGGGGTCGCTTGGAATGAAACATATTCAAATGGGTATGAGCCATCTAATGGAAGTTTTCCAGTGCAAGGTGGCGTTTCTAAAGTTCTTAATGGAGAGAAATATCAAAGAGCTGAGTGTGGGTATGGATATTGGTTGAGACCAGAGGGCTGGCCTCCAGTTTCTGCAGAACCATGGGGAGATACTATATTTTCTCAAGCAACAAGAGATGGCGCTGGAATGACAGGTCCAAATTATGAACCAGGCATTTTGTCTGTAGGGCAAAGTAATGGTAACAATATCGTACAAGTTCAAAATTTACCTATTGATGTTTATAATTTTGAGGATAAAGATATTGCTCTTGCACTTGATAATAATGCGACATATTCCGAGGGGGCACTTAGTTTATATAGAGTAATTGACCCTAATGATAGAATCGAAAGAGGGCCAGAGGTTATACCTACATCTGCTATTTACTTCTTTTCAGACTTTTACTTTCAAAGAGGACCTAATGGTACTCAAAAAATTAAAATAGCATATAATACAGAGGGCAATAACCTGCAAGACGAACTTTTCTCTAAAGTAACTGGTGGCGGAGCAAGTCAGCACGCCTTCTTTGGTTATACCAACCACCTTCAAGTTGAGATAAAAAACAATGGAAATATAGATGCAAAAATACCAGGAACAACTATAACTCTTGGCCCAGGTGAGTCATACACTTTTACAATGTCAGAATTACCACTGCAAGGTGCTTCTATAGAATTGCCTGGGAATTCTAATTTTAACTTTGGAACCAGCGAATATGCTGTTGCAAATTACGCTATTAAGTTTAAGAATATTTTATGTAGAGATAAGGATGGTAACACGTTGCCTGGTAACTCTAATGTGCCTGGGCAAATAACTATAAATGGCTCATCTGTTGCCGCAGCGTCTACACCTCCTGTTTACACTTTAACAACAAGTTATGGTAACGTTAAAACTTCTTTGAAAGAGTCTGGCACAAATTCAGGATGTAGAACTTCTGGCGGTTTCCCAGACAATAACAACACTATGAACGCACGAATGAATGGAGCCCTATTCCAGGTTCCAAATACTACTGGAGGAGGTTATATTATAGAAATGAGATTTTTAGCTGGAGGTATTACCCCAGATTGTGGAAGCAGTGCTTTAAATGGAGATATTATCACAATCCCAATGCAAAAAATATAACTATGGACGATAAGAAAAAAATAGTGCTCGGTAGTGAAGATTTTCTTGCAAAAGGAATAGATGATATTTACATCAACGTAAACCTTCAGCAAAAATTCAACCTAATCAAAAGAGAAAGGTTTGATAATAACTTTGACCTTGCTGAGCAATTTAGAAAAGAGAGAAACGCTTCCAGAAGCTTTAGGGTTTATGGTATAATAAACTCTCCTTTGATTGATTGTGATAATTTAACAATCAAGGCTTATGCTAACTCTAACATTTTGTTCGGAGCTCAGGTTCTTGGAAATCAGATAGCCACAATAACTTCTCAGCCAATAGGTTTTGGAGACAAAAATGTTTTTGGAAAACATAGAGGAAAGTATATTATTGAGCTTAATAATTATGAATTATCAGATACTATCTACCTTGAGATTGCTGGAAATGGAGTTGATTACGCAAGAACTGTAGTTGAACAAAAACTCGTATTCAAAGATTCTGATGGAGTTTTCGTTGAATATGGAACAGACACTATTGACCTTGGGATAAATGGTGGTTTTGAAATTATACAAAACGACTTTCCATTTTTCTATAACAAACATTGGATTAAAAACAACTTCCAAATCGAAAAAGTTCTTAAGAGAAATATTAGATTTGGACAATCAGCTTACTATTTGGATGAAGGCGAAGAGGGTACTGTGATAGTTCAGTTGACAGAGCCAAGTGTATTCGGAACTGAAAGTGTTACAGTTAATTTGACATCACCAACAGCGGAAGCGTATGACACAGCTGCTCCTGGATTAGATTTCACTGTGGACACATTTCCTTTTAACTTCCCTATGACTCTAAATTGGGGCGTTGGACAACAAGAGTTAGAAATAAATATTACTGCATTAAGTGATTATATTATTGAGAAGAATGAAGAAACATTTTCTCTTTCTTTAGATAACCCTGTCAACGCAACTACAGACCAAGGGGTTGTAAACATAGAAGCAACCACGGTTTCTATAAAAGACCTTACTCCTAAAGTATCTGTTACATACAACTTCCAAAAAATTATTAACAACATAAACCCAATTACCGACCCATTAATATTCCCAGAAAACCTTGGACAATTTCCAGGTTATCAAATGAATATATTTGGAGCAAAAGAAGGTGTTGGTTCACCAACCGATGTTAACAATAACTTCAGGTTCTTTATGAATGACACTTTTGAGGTTGAGATAAAGAACGAAGGAGGCTCTACTGTGCTGCCTGTAATTCCTGGAGTTACAACGCAAGAGCAATTATTTGCAGCTGGTGATAGCATAACTTTGTCTGTAGATTCTAAATATGTAAACCACGATTCTTTACCAAAAGAAACAGCAGTTTTTGATTTTAGAGAAAAAGATACAGGGTTTGGGTTCGGAGGTTCAAATTATTATAATGGGCCATTTTTCATAAATGGAATTAGATTTGCTAATGGACCTCTTGTTGCAGATGATTTTGTTGAGAAAATAACACAAAAATACGCAGGAGTTAACATTGAGCCGCCATTTACAATTACACAGCAATTTAAAATTGTTACTTTAACTGCTAAGCATCCAGCGTATAACATTAATGGATTCATACCTCAAGAGACTGGAGGGTTCTTTCCAGGTAGTGGAGATTACGCACTTCAAGGTTTTAATGAAACTCCAAATTATACTGGAGGAAGAGTTTCTTCTATAACTGAGCAAATCCCTTTTGAGCTGAAGTTATATGCTAATGATAATAACGCTACAAGTTGTAAGTATAGTTTTGAGATTAAAAAGCCTGGATTTAAAACCGTATTTGTTCCAGCTACAAATATTGCTGCCACACCATCTGGCGCTGATGTGTATTTGGTTACTCCTATACAAAACGTTTCTGGACCAAGCTTGCCTCCAGGAAATGTTGCTGTATGTAACCCTATAACAAACACTCTTGATACTGATGGGTATTACTTAAATGGAATCGCTCTTCTTGCAGGTCTTGTGTTTAATTCAGAAGAAGCCACAGCCACAAACACTCACTCTTCTGGTTATCTGCCTTCATTTAGACCAGCCCCACTTGTTGCTGATTTAATTACATGTAATAATTTGATAGGAATATCTAAAGTTTTATCTTAAGACTATTTATAATTGATGGAGAATATAGATAACATACAACAATACGAAATTTACGTTGATGCCGTGGAGATAGCTCCAGGTTGTTGGAATTTCTTACACAAAGATAAGAAATATTATTTCAATCCAGAATTCGACTTTCATTTGCCTATATTTTTAACGAGAACAAATGAGGTGTTTGAATATGTTCAAATAAACAGAGAGGAAGAAATTGAGGTAATTACAAGGCAAGAGATTAATCCATTTTTTATTGAATTATCTTTCTTTGATGGTATTACACAAAATAAAGTTAGATACGGAAGCGACTTAACAAATGATATGATTGATTTTATTCGTGACGTTAGAGCAGAGGTTTCTGAGGCGAGTAATTCAGAAGTTATATTTTGGTTTGACCAAATAGGTATTAACGAATTCCCTTGGAACAAAGGAACTCCAATAGAAACAACTCTTGATGATATTGATAAAGTGAACGTAGTTCCAAATCATATAATATCTAAGGCAGACTATTTTGACATAGATATAAATAAATAATAATGCAAAAGCACAAAATATTAATCACACTTACTGGAGAAACATCGACAGTTAATTCTACTTTACAAAATGTGAATGGATACCAGGTGAATAAAATTCAAGGGCTTGGAAACGGTATTGTTAACTATTCTAATGTTAGAAATTTTTTAAATAACAATGATAACTTAGTTATCATAAATGATTTTTATTCTTATTTAACTGGAGCAACAACAACTGTTGAGTTTGGAGAGATTTACAATAGCGACCAAAAATTGTCAGATGTGTTTAATAATTACTATAATTCAAGTGTTGTGAACAATCAGTTTCCTCCTTCTGAAGTTATAGAAAACAGCCTTGTTGGCACAACTGGTATGACTGTAATCGACACTATAGCTTTTAAGTACAACGGTGTAGCACCATCAAAAGGTCTTCAGCATATCCCTCTGAGTATTAACGGAACAGAGCGAGAGTTAAAAGTATTTTCAGCGCTTACCACATTTACATATGAACCAAGTTATTATATCCCTGTTTTTATAAGAAGAAGCTATAGCCAAACCGATAGAGCGAGGGTTTATTTTGAAAATATAACAGAAGTGATGAATGATTTCATCCCAGACAATGGAGATGATTCTACAGGAGATAATTACGGCTACGGATATTATTGATGAGTTATAGTTTTAAAATCTAATGGAGCAGTAGGTTTTATCAAAAAAAAGCTAAAATATCAGTAGCAAATAAGACATTGTAAAATAAATATAAAAATGGCAAGAACACATATTATACTACAAGGGTTCGTAGATATTAATCTCGAAACAGATGAGAACGTAAACACTAAAATTGGTTACAAAAAACAACAAGAACTAATCGTTAAAAACATTGATATAAACCCTGTTTTTTTAAATGTTTCTAAATTAAAATCTGCATCAGATAAGATTGAATTACCTGTTGATATTGAGAGTGTGTTTGAAAACATAGGCGTCAATATTGAATCAATACAATTAGCTTCTGTAAAAGGCTCAAGGCTTTATGGTGTTGATGGCGTTGGTTCTGACTGGGATTTAATAGCAATATCAACTGATATTAGTGGAAACGTTTTTAGAGAAACAAATATAGATGGAAACGATTTTGATGTTCACATTTTTTCTCAAGAAGACTTTCAAAACAAATTAGACAACCATGAAATGCGTGAAATCGAATCTCTTAGCTATCCTGAAAATTTTATTATAATTGACAACAAGACTTTTTCAGTTGACATAGATAGTGATAAACTTATAAACAAAGTTAAATTCGAATCAGATGACCTTTGGAACATAGCCAAGAGCAAATTTAATTCAAATGGAGATTTATATAGGGCTGTGAAGGAAATTTGGCATTCATTTAGGCTCTTAATTTTTGCAGAACAAATACTAAAAGACGGCAGCATAACGGATTTTGGTGGAGCAAATTATCTTTATGAAACAATAATAAACTCTAAACAAACTGATTTTGAATTTTTTGAATCTAATTTTTCTACTTTGAGAGAAACTTTAAAACTAAATTTGGACATATACAAAGAAGATGGAGGCCTTGAACTTATAGAGTTTTCTCTTTAAGGTTTTATTTTTTTTATGAATTATTTATATTAAACAAAAAGACTATGGCAGTAGGAACTTACGGAACAGTTAAATTAGCAGATAAAGTGTTTTTATTAAGAAGTTAGATTCTTGTTCTCGAAGTTCAACTCCTTGCCGTTAAACTTTATTGAAACCACGTCAAGTGGAGCGCCTTTTAATAGCCTTAATTCACTTTCTGATGAGACAATTCCATGAGCAACCGTAGCATCAACATCAATATGACTTAAATACCCAGGAGCTTTAGCTATAATAAACAATTTATTTTTCCCTTTAAACTTAGAAAATTCATCATCATAAACATCTGGAGCTTGCATGAAATCTTTGCTAACAACTTTATCGAAAGACCAGAATTTACCTAACCTTATAGAATCACTTTTCATAAATTGATTAAGCCATTCATCATTAACTGACATCCCACGATAAATTAATTCTTTATGTTCCAGATTAAACCTTAGAGAATTGGCCCCCTCTTTATATAGCTGTGCTAAATCTTGTTCTCTATAATCAGAAATATCTAATACAAAATCGCCCCAGTTCTTAATAAACTGACTTAAGCCACCACCTTGACGTTCTTCGTTTAATATGATGCGGATTTCTTCTCTAATTATAAGCCTGATAGTGTCCATATTAATAAATATGGAAATATTTTTAATCAATATAAAATTAGCTGATGTTGATTTTTAAAAATCTTATGTATTTATAATAAAAGGCTTATGCCAAGAAAACTAACAACAGAAGAATTTATTAAAAAAGCAAAAATCATCCATGGATATAAGTATGATTACTCTTTGGTGAATTACAAAAATAACTCAACGAAGATTAAAATTGTATGTGTAGACCATGGTGTATTTGAACAAAGTCCAAATGGACATGTATCAGCTAAAAATGGCTGCTCAATTTGCGCTGGAAATAAAAACGGAAATACTAAAGAGTTTGTTAAAAAAGCAAAGGACGTTCATGGAGATAGATACAACTACTCAAAGGTGAAATATATTGGAAATAAAATTAAAGTTGTTATTAGTTGTATTAAGCATGGTGATTTTGCGCAGAAACCAAATCAACACCTTAATGGAAATGGTTGTCCAAAATGCGCTGGAGTCGGCAGGACTACAGAAGACTTCATTGATGATGCATCAGAAAAGCATGATAATAAATATGATTATTCGAAAACTGCCTATGAAAGATATGACAAGCCCATCAATATAATGTGTCCAATACACGGGGAGTTTGAGCAAAAACCATATATACATCTGATGGGTTCTGGTTGTCAAAAGTGTTCTGAATCCAAAGGAGAGAGAAAAGTGGCTTTATTTTTAAAGAAAAATAATGTAGATTTTGAGAAGCAAAAGATTTTTGATGATTGCAGGAACGCTAAGACAAATAGACACCTTAAATTTGATTTCTATTTACAATATTATAATATATGTATAGAATACGATGGAGAATATCACTATGAGCCTTGGAGGTTATATTTTGATAAATCTATAGCAAAAATAAAGTTTAAGGAAATGAAACAGAGAGATATATTAAAAACAGAGTATTGTAAAAAAAGTGGTATTAACCTTTTGAGAATACCTTATTTTGATTTAAAAAATGTTAATAAAATTATTTCCGATTATTTATATAAAAAAGAAAAACTATGGCTGTAGGAACTTATGGTACTGTGAAGCTCAGTGACGCAGATTTTAACGATGTTGATGTGTTATATTCTTATTCTCCAAATAGAGAATCGCTTGGTGACACAAGTTTCCAACCAATATACAATAGTGTTACTAATAATGAATTTAGAAAAATGCTTGGTGGAGATGGTGGATATAAATTAAGACTTCCAGCCAGCATATTCAACCAACTTGGGTTTTACTTGCTTTTAATTAGGCCAAAAATATTTCAAACAGAAATAGTTGACTGTTCATTCGTCATAACAAATAACGACCAGGAGATACAAATTTCTAAAAAAGGTATAATCATACCAAAGCTACAGTTTCAAAGCACTGGAAGTCTTGTGGGATACCAAATGGAGTATTTTGATGATAATGGTGTTAAGATTAAAAACTTTCATAGAATAATTACAAGCTCTGACCTTGTAAGTGTTAACCCAAACAATAACACAACAAACGCAAGTTCTACTACTTATGTAATTGACCCTAATGGAAATCAATTATTTCTTACACTTACTCCAGATGAAGCAAGTCTAATAACCAACACTGTTAGTTCTGACCTTGGTAAATCAGGTCAGCAAATACTTATATCAAACACTTTCTTTGACCCTGTTATGGTTGAAGTTGAAATGGTAGACCAGTCAATCAAAACATTAAGCTACGTTCTTTACGGAGACTCAACAAGAGACCTTGAGACTGGAGTTTACTCAATATTTGATGACAATGGAAATCTTTATAGACAATACAATCTTGTTACAAGGAAGAAACAGTTTTCTGATGGTAACATTGATGTTAAAGAAGAGAGAAGCAATATTAATAGAGCGCAAACGTTCTTCAATCTTTCTCAAGGTCTTTAAGGGTTATAGTCTAAATCTAAGGAATAGATTTGAGCTTGACACTCTTCTAAGGTTGATGCCAGGAAAATATCATACATGGTCACAGTGGTTCCAGACGATTCAAACAAGTCTATAACCCTGTTTCCATCGTGAATTAGTCTCCATGACATTTCGCTATCCGTTCTGTTTATTACAGTTCCGTTTATATTTTCTTGAGTAACTTCCATAATTAAGACGTTGTAACTGTCCAACCTTTTGATATTAAACTAATAGTAGCCCCAGTTCCATTATATCCTCCGCTTGAGCCATTTGGCGGCTGATTGCTTCCGCTTATGTCTAATATTACACCAGACCAGCCAGAAGGGTTTAATGTTGACATTTCATCAAACGATACAAGTGTTCTATTCACTTCCACTTCATTCATGCCATTGTTTTGAAGTGTTATTGAGGCTCTGTGTGTTGCTCCAGTATTCATCGTTGCCGAAGAAAGTGGCATAAAATCAACAAACCCTAAATCACAATCATTCATACTAATTGCTTTTGTTGCACTTGACGTGTTTGTATTCCTAAAGGTGCCAGAAGAAGGCCCAAGCGCTATGCTTGTTAAGTTTGGGTTGTCATGAACTCTTATATAATCAGTCCTTCCAGATAGCATCGACATATTATGAGCTGGCTGCAGGTCGCATCCCCAAGCTGTATAGTCCCCAGGGTTACTTGAGGGTGCGTGTAATATTCTTGTTAAGTTACTATTTGCATACATATTGAATGAACCAAGCTCATCTATCATGGTCATATCTTGTGTTCCAATCATATCGCATGAATATCCGTTATAAGTGTTTAACTCGCTTATTGCAGGGTGTGTTACGCTTGTTAAATTTAGGTTAGAATTAAAACTAAGGCTTCCGCTCATATTAGAGAGCATGCTTATATCGTGATTTCCTATTAAATCACAAGAATAAACATTATAACTTTTTATTGATTCTGTTGACGCAGAATGCGTAATTGCTGTTAGGTTTGGGCAATTATTCGCAGAAAAAGTACCAAATGTACCCCCTCCAACTGTTATCATAGACAAGTCAAGATTCGCAATGCCAGTAGAGTTAATTCTATATTTTTCAAAATTACTTGTTGAACCAGCGTGTGTTATACTTGTTAGGTTAGGGTTTGATGAAACATTAAAGTCTCCACCCAGACCTAACAACATGCTAACATCATGATTTCCAGTTAAATTACAAGAGCTAACGTTATAGCTACCGAAATTGCTTGTTGAGCCTGTGTGCGTTATCCCTGTTAGGTTTGAGTTTCCATCTAAAGAAAATGTTCCTCCTAAGTCTGCAAACATGCTTATATCGTGATTGCCTGTTATATCACAATCAGAAAGGTCATAAAAACCCATATATTGAGTGGTTGCAGAGTGAGTAACTCCTGTTAGGTTTGGGTTTAAAAATAATGTAAGAGAATTATGTATAGCTATCGTAGATAAATCAAGCACTCCAGTTAAATCACAACCATACGCTCTGCAGGAGCTGACCCAGAACTCGCTTTTATTTGGCTTGATTTAACTCCAGAAGAGTCGGTTCCATCTAAATATGCGCCCCCAATCATAACTACCAATGACGACATTTCGTTTGAAAAGTTGTTCATGAGTTTTATTTGACTGTCAACAGCGCTATCTCCAGAAAATAAAATACTTCCATTTGCAGAACCAGCATCAAATACAAGTTTATTAGACCCAATTGTGTGTAATCTATCTCCAGTAAGAGTTAGGTTTGTATTTGCAAAATTAGTATTAACTCCTCCAGAGAATATATCATAAAGGTCGGTCCCTCCAGAGTAAATAACGCCCCCAGAAGTACCACCAGAAAAATCAACAGAACTACCTAATTCTATCGGTGCGGAGGACTTTCCACATCAATAGAAGGCGCTGATTGCAACCCTGCTATTTCTGAAGTCCAAGGGCTATCGCTTTCTGTTTTAACAAATGTCTTAATCGGCTCAACCTGTGTGCATATTGTTTTATTATCTGAAAAAGTTACAACACTCTGTTTAACATCAAATAAATTTTTAAGCACCTTAACGTTTCCTACCCTGTATAATAAGCATTTACTTGTCTTGAGCGAAAGTTGATACTTTCTAATTGTCTTGTCTGTAGAAAATTCAGAAGTTGTATCTTTGGTTTTGCTCATGGCAACTTCTTTATATTCGTCTAATTTAGGAACAATGTAAGTAAATACAGTTCCTGTAAATCCAGTATCTCCTGTGTTGTAGTTAACTTGTACTAAATATTCATCAGCCCCCTCTCCATTTGTCCAAAATATCTCTGGAGTAAAAGTGTCAATTTGACCCTCTGGCGTAGGGTATTCGAGAATAGGTTTGTCAGGAACTTCAAAAAATGAGAAATAATCTCCAGTCTTAAAATTAAGACCTTCAAACTCTCCTTTGCCTATTGTTGCTCCAGAACTTTCAGTTTGTCCTGTTTTTGGATTTTCATAAGTGCTGACAAAAACATTTCCATCTTCGTCAACAGTTTCGTAATCAGTTAACCCGCCTGTAACGTCAATTTCAAATATAAAATTGGTATCAATTATATATTGGTCTCTATCTTTGAATAGCTCTGTTTTATATTCTCCAAGTTTTTTTGTAAACTGCTCTATTTGAAGGTTATATATGTTGGTAGTAATACCAGTTGTACTTGCTGTTATTGAAAATATAGGATTATCAAGTTGAGCTTGAATATCTGCGACAGTTGGAAGAGTCGTTATCATTTCGTCTTTTGTTCCTTCTGCGTTGGATACTTTCCTTTTTGACTTAAGCACATTGCTGTCTGAGCTCAGCGTTCTTGTAATTGTTTTCTTTTTTATTTCTCCTGTGATGTTATCAACCTCTTCAATTGTTTCTGTTGTTACATCTTCTGTTTGAACTGCTTCATTTGAATAAGATTTTAAGCCACTTTGAACTGTGCTAAACAAATCCCAACTAACACGATACACATCATGTTTTATTTTAACAGTAGGACCGAAGCTTGCAGTGTTTTCGCTAAAGTCAAATATAATAAAAGGCTTTACAAGGTTTGTAAATATAGAAAGCGGGTCTTGCATGTAATAATCCTTCGTACCACCAACGGTTGTATATTGTGGAACTTCGAAAACAGAAGGAACAGTGACTCCATTCTTTGTTGTAAAGAATATGTTTTGATAAAAACTTTGAGCAACGTTTGTAGCGTTGCCTGTTGTTTCTTGTATGGATTTTTTCTCTATCATTATGGTGCTATTGTAGTTTGAGATACTCCTGGTTGAATTTCTCCATAAATTTCATGACCTTCAATTCCAGCACCAAACACGTTGACGTTAATATATCCTTTAATTTTAACCGCATTAATCCTCTTACTTATACCTTGAGAAATTCTTGAATTTATTACAACTGGAGTAAGACTCCCTTCTAAGAAGTCGTTTATTTTAGGAGTAATTTGAATCGGTTTAATGTTAGGTCTTAAATCTGGCGGTAGAGCGTTTTGAAACTCTGAACCATCATTAATCCCTTCTTTGTACACAAATCTTTGTCTGTGAAATATAGTGTTCCTATAAGTAGTGCCCTGACATTCAAGAATTGTTGTAGCAGGTAATAGTTGCATTAAATAATCCTGGAAGTTGACTTCCGTCAAATCAAGAAAAGCTTCAAGTTTTTTAATAGTCAACTGATTTGATTTAGGGTCAGCCATCAAATAATAGTTCATATATATCTTCTTTAACTCAGGGTATGAGAATGAAGTATGAACTTGAGCATTTGTTTTTCTATTTCTTGGCTCTATGTTTGACTTGTAAATAAATTCAGTATATTCTGTGAGTGTCATTCCAGATATTTCTGCAGGATTGACAAAATCACAATTAGCAATAGCATATTCGTAAGGTACTGTATTTGAGCTAAAAATAGGCATACCTTGCGTTCCCCACACCCAGCATGTACCACTTTGCTGATACCAACCTTTAACATCGCACTCAATTGCAGCAGCAGGGCTAAGAGTTGCGCACAGCTCCTTTGTGTTCATTACGTTCTCACTTCCAGTAAATCCTGTATCTCCAACTTGAACTTTGATATTATCATTTCTTTTTAGAGGAAAGAACTCAGGTTCCCACTGGTTAATATATTTTTGACCAGTACCTCTTCCTTTTCCTCCTTCTTGGAATATTAACTTACTCCAGTTATAGTTAGGAAAACCTCTTGGGTTTACTTTTGTAAAAGATACCCCAGTCTGAAGTTGTAAATTTATTTCTGGGTCTGGTATCTCAGTAGATGTAGTCTGTTGTATGTCGTACACAAACTCGTTGAACACAACAAGGCATTCAGGAGCTCCCATTAGTTTAAATAAAAACTGAAGAGCATCTCTTGTTCCTTTTTTCTTGTAAAGCCAATTTATATTAATCAATATCCTCTTCCACATCTCTACATTGTAGTATGCAAATGAATTTTGTTCAGGATTCTCTTCAGAGGCCAGGTACTCAAAAAGGTCAATTTCGCTAAAAGAACTTGAAAGCTTCCAGCCAAGAAGATTACTTAATTTAACCAAAAACTTTTCTGGAACACTATTTTCGTCATTATAATTAATTGTGTGACCATAAGCTATGTTGTCGATAAATTGTTTAATCTCATCAAACTCTTTCGCATAGGCTGATGCAAACTTTTTATATATCTGTGTGTCAGTATCAAATTCAAGGTAGTTATCTGGCAATAAGGTTTTAACCATAATGTCAGTTTTGTCCATATCAACGTTGCCTGCAAGCAACAGCATGTTAGATTGATAGTTTTCAAATTTTGTCCCTTTAGTATCTGGGTTGAATCCATCAATACTTCTTGGCCAAGGCATTTTATATGTAAAATCTCTTTTCTCATCATCAATATCAGGAATGTCAAACTTAGCTTCATTTAATAGTTGGCGCTCCAGTCTTGACTGCTGAATTCTGTATTCAGTCATTCTTTTTCTGGATGGCCTAATGTAGACAGGAAGCTTGCTTGACGTTCCAGCGTTATCAAAAGGAATTACAGCATCATTAATTAGATGACCATCAATAGTGAACTCAAGAGTTGCATTTGTCCCTCCAGTATAAGAATATGTTTTTATAATATGCGAATCAGTCTGAGCTGTAGTTGCTCCGCTAAATTGTATTTCAAACAAATTTGTCTGAGTCATTAAACTAACTTGGTTTCCAATTGGAGAACCTGAGTTAAACAAAATGAATCCTTGATTTATAATTGTATCTGCTGGAATTTTAAAAGTAGATGTTTTTTCTCCAGTTATTTGATTAAAAGTTTGAGTATAATCATATATGGTAACTCCATTAAAATCATCATAAGAAAGAGCAGCGTAAGGAAATGTGTTAAGAATATTATTTATTGAGCGTGCTACTTCTGTATAAAAAGAGCCGAAATAAGAATAACTATACGGGTCAGACGCAACGGGTCTCAATTCATTATTTTGAACCGAAGTCGTAATCATTGGGTTGAAATCGTCAAGCCCCATGTTCTCAAGAGTAGAGAATGGTGTAAATGTTACGTTTTTGGCAGTGCCAGTTAAAGCGTCTGATTCACCGCTTCTCTCAATTCTAAAGTCACCAAACGTAAATATAGACTCTGAGCTCGTATTAGGAAACCTAAGGTCTTGTCCTGGCTGAAAGGCTGGAGATAGTGAATTATTAGGATTTGATGGAGTATCTGCCATGTAGTTGTTTTATAATAAATATTAGCGAAAAAGATTTCTAATGTCAATGCAAAATTTATTTTTATTGAAAACTATTTATATTAGGACAATTATTAAATAAATTTTATCATTCTATTTATAGAAAAAAATACGCTGAAATGAGTTACTTACCAAAAGAGTCAACAACTTTTATAAACATAAAGCTTACCGATGACGGTAGGAAACTTCTGTCATTAGGGCGGCTTACCTTCAATAAAGCACTCCTTTCTGATAGGGAGGTTAATTATGGTATTGACAGAACTGGCGCATATGACATTGGGTGTAGCAACAGAGTAATTGCACCAAAAGATAGTGCTCCTAAATTTGCAAACCCTCTTAGTTTTGATGGCTCTGATGCATTTGATATCGTGGTTGGTTCCGCAAATCAAATAATCACAGCAGCAACAAACTCTATTGGATTTTATACTGGAGGTACTGGAGCTTGGGCATATGATAGTGAAGAAATTTTAGGTAGTAATACAATAGACTACTCAACATACGTTCCTGATGGAACAAATGTTATTACTGTAGCTGGAGGTGGTACTGGGTATTTTCCAACAGGTGGAGAATTAATGTACATCCCTTGGGAACCAGTTCAAAATAGTGGAGTTACTTATGATGCATCAACAGCGATTCTTTCGGCTAATCCTACAAATAAACTATGGTACAGAGTTCTTTCTGCAGATACAGGAACTACAACTGTAACCCTTGATAGAGCAGTTCCAAACTTTGGAGCATCTCCAACGACACAAATAATTAATTCATATTTCTATCCTTTTAATGGTGTTGAGACTTATTATGGTTCTGCCGCAACAGTTAATACTCAAGTTTGGAATATGAACATCATCAGAACAAGTTCTGTAGAAGGTACTGACACATCAATTAGTGGATATACCACATACGGTTCAATAGAATATAATGGAACCAAACAATATCTTGGATTTGAAGATGGAACCAGACAGTTTGGCGTTGTTCATTATACAAACGAATTTACTGGAAATACTTATGCTGAGCAACTTGTTGAGAAATCTGTAGAAATAGATATGCCAGAAGTTATGTGGCATAAATACCCATCTATCGCAGGTCAAGCAACCGCTTATGGTCTTAAATTATATGACTACGCAGGCGCAAGCACATTTGATGCAATTTCTCAAACGACTTATAGAGACTTAAGAGATGGAACTTCTACATCTGATTCTATTGTTGGTAGAGTTTACCACAAGCTTAAGATGATTATAATTAGTGACCCAGAATTACTGACTGCTTTGACATATAAATCAAACAGAAATTATACATTGCCTAACTTGAATTTAGACACTTCTTCTGTGCCTTTGGCTCCTTTGAATACAACCACTTCTACAGGATTGCTAAAGAGCGGATATACATACTTTGTAACTTACATTACAGAAAGCGATTCAGTATCAGCAAGTGGCTCTTCTTATGGTTATCCGCAATCTTTACCATGTCAATATATTCAAAGAATTGATGGCTCAGAAGATTCTTTTGGAAATCCTCAATATCTTAGAGCTTTTTACAATACTTCATTATTCCCTTACTTAAGAACTTCTTCTGGCATGGATTCTTATTCAGGAACTGGGTGGAATGCAAACAAAGTCCAACTATTGGTTAACGAAGTTAATTTGACTACAAGCCCATCGGTTAACTTTAATACAATACCAACGGATGGATGGAGACTTATGTCATCAGGAGTAACTGGTAATGGTCTTTTTACTGGAAGCACTGGCACGAGCACCATTTCCCCTTCAGACCTTTCAGGATTTCAATTCGTTGTATCAAGAGAAGATTATGATAGTGGCTCTACTTATGTCCTGGATTCAACATTTAGCGATAACAACAATTACGCAGCAAGCGGTTTGACTTTTGGAAATGAGTCTTTCTTTTTTGGAAATATAAAAGCAGCTATTAGAGCTACTTCTTTTAAATCTGTTATGACAATTCTTGCTCCAGACACGCTTTACAACACTTCTGAGAATTCAAGTTTTGATGGACTATTAGATACTGCCACATACATAACTGAGGTTGGAGTTTTAAATAGCGACAACGTTCTTGTTGCAGTAGGAAAACCTACATACCCTATTAAGAAAAGTTCGGCCAGATATTTAGCCTTTCAATTAGAGATAGATTTTTAAGGGTTTTTTTAAATTAACATATTTATAATAAAATAAAAAGAAATGGGATATATACCTTCAGCAGATACAGTTTACGCAGTTGCTTACTTGACAGAGACAGGTAGAGCATATTTGTTTGATGATAATGGAAACAGGTTTGACACAAATGGTGATGACTTATTTGAAATAACTAAGTTTACACTTTCTGATACAGATACTAACTATCAAACTACTTTTATACTTGAAACGGGTGAAGTTCCAGATATTACTGGAAAATCCGAAGGTTGTTTGAAAACTACTGCAAACTACGTGCAATCAAATTTAATTGCATTCGTATTTGATGATACACCTATAAATGTTGAGTATGACACCGATTTAGTTGGAAACTCGCTACTTATTCAAGAGTCAACATTGCCTGATAAATCAGCAGGAGAAAACCCGCCACCTGGAAGTATACCTACAGGCGGTATACAAGTAGCATTCGGCCCAGGAGCATCAAACTTATAATCAATTTATAAAATTAGAAAAAAATGGCACAAGCAAATCAAGACCCAGCAACTATAGGATTCCCAATGGCTCAGGTGGTTAATTTTACAACTACCAACTTAGACAATGGTGACCCTTTTGTTGAACCTCATACTGTATCTGGCCCAACAGGTTCTTATAATGTACCAGTTTCTGCAATTAACATTGGAAACAATAAGATTGTCATTCCGTTGACATCAAACACTTCTCCAGGAGCAAATTTTTTAAAACTACACCTGCCACAACCTAACTCAAGTGAATTTTATGTAACCTTCTGTTCAAAAACAAATGGTTCTCAAGATGGATATTATGATTACACTACAGGTATCTCATCTGCTTATAGAGCAGACCTTAGAACTTTTTGTTTAGATGGAGCGCTCTCTATCCCTTCTCAAGGAGCTTCTTATGCTAAAACTTTGGTATTCCAAGTTCTTGGTTTAGATACAAACGTTTCTTCGGCAGCGATTCAATACACAGTTAGGTTTTCTGCAACTTTTGGAGGTACCACCACAAGTAGTGCAATTTAAAACTAAATAAAAAAATAAAAAACAATGGCAAATAATCCATACAAACCGATAACAAGTATAATCTCAACAAGACAGGAAACTTCTTCATTTACCACTGTAAATGATAGTGGTCTAACATATACTTTATGTGATAGAACAGATTTGCTTAGTAAAGAGGCAAATTATTTTATATCATTTAGAATGCCTCACACTCAAGCGAATCTTGACACAGGTTCAACTTTGTCGTTGCAAAACCCAGAACTTCAACAGTTAAATGTTGACAACATGGTTATATCTCCAATTCCAAGAGAAGAACACAATGAAATAATTGATGGTAGAAGCGTTAGATTTATTGTACCTCAACTAAGCGGAGCTACAGGCGTGTCTGGAATGACAGTGGTATCTTCTACTTATGGTCAACTTACTAAGGCTCAAGATTCAGTTCTTCTTGGTAATAATGTGGCTTTTTTGTTTGCCGATGACATCAACAGGCCAAGAACTGGTACTACTGGAAACGGTAACGCATCATTTTTGCCAAGAACCACTTGGGATGTTGTACCTTTTGTAAATAAACCAAAAGCGCACGCATATTCCGACCTTCAAGCTGCCGACATTAATACAGATACAAGAGCATGGTCTGGAGTTAACAAATCAGTAATGGTTCAAGAAAAATATCCAACAAGCACAAATCAAGGATATAATTACGACATCCCTGTTGGGTTTGTAGCTCTTGATAAAGGTTTTATGGTACTTACTCACCCAGACATAGTGAACAACATTCCATGGGGACAAGGTTATGACTTAATTACAAATGCAGCCAATACTTCATCAGGAACTACTGATGTTTATTTTTCAGGAGGAGCAAGTGTTTCTCAAGTTACATTTAATGATATTGACATAAACTTCAGAACTTCTGTAGTGTGTCTTGCTCTTCCTTCTGAGTTTGTGTTTTCTACAAATCCATCTTGGAACCTTGCATTCAACCTTCAGGAGCTTAATAATGGTACAAATGGTTTTGAACCAGTTCAAGTTACAGAGATTGGTTTGTATAATAAAAATAGCGAACTTATAGCGGTTGCTAAGATGGATAGGCCAGTTGAAAAAACTTACACAAACTTGATTACATTTAATTTAGACATAGATGTTTAACGACTTGATTATTAGTTAGTTATGGCTGGAATTTACAAAATAAAGAATATGATTAATGGCAGGGCTTATATAGGTTCTGCCATTAATTTTTCAAGACGCATAGGTGAGCAAGGCGAATTTGTATTTGCTGTGAAGAACAAGAAGATTATAAGCCAAATCTAAATATAACAAATTTGAAAAAGCTCTTGATATTGTCAAGGGCTTTTTTTATGTTTTATAAAACAAAATTATGATTCTTGCATTAGATGTATCAACAAGCTGTATCGGATATGCGTTATTTAGCGCAGACGGTGAAGAGCTTATGGAATTGAACTACGTAAAGTTCAGTACTAAACTTACTTTATTTGAAAAACTCAAAGAGTTCAAAAAACAACTAAAGTTCCTTGAAGACTCAGATATACAACACATTGTAATAGAAGAACCTTTAAAAAAGTTTGCTGGAAAATTCTCAAGCGCAAGTACAATAGCTATTCTTAATTTCTTTAATGGAATGATTAGCGCATCCGTATATGATACATTTGGAGTTGAACCGATTCACTACAATGTGAACACCGCAAGAAAAACTGCATTCCCAGACTACAAGGCGAAAAAGAAAAGCAATGAGAATAAGCACCAGGTGTGGACTCTTGTTTGTGTCCTTGAGCCTCACATTGTTTGGAAATACGGAACAAAGAGCCACAAGTTATCTGTAGAGAATTATGACATGGCAGATGCGTATACTATAGGAATATGTCATATAAATATTATGAATGCACAAAAAGCGGCACAAGAAGATGAGTAAAAAACTTTTTACATTAGATGAAATTAAATTAGCTTTACTAAAATGTCCCAAGCATGATGTTGAGTTAATTGTGCCAGGCTGGATAGATGGAGATGTTGATTCTATTATAGAAACAATAGAAATTGATTTCTTTTTGCATCATTTGACTAAATAATAAAAAACTTTGCTAAATCCAACACTATTCTGTACATTTGCAGAATGGATGGCAATATTGATTACACTATAGTTCAGATACTCAAAAACTTTTTAGGAACCCCTAAGAGTGATGCTGACGCTTTAAATAAAAAGCAGTGGCAATTCAATTGTCCTGGACCAACCTGTCGTCACGATGTCGATAAATTCAATCTTGAATATAATTCTCAAAAAAAAGCTTTTAAGTGTTGGAAATGTGAACCAAAATATTCTGGGTATGTTCACACTCTTGTTAATGATTATGGTTCTCAAGATGATTACAAAAAACTTAACTTAGTTTTCCCAAGAGAGAATATAAAAACACTTCAGAGCCAACAAAAGAAAAGGCCTAAAATTGACCACGACCTTATTACATGCAAGCTTCCAAAAGGATACTTGCCTCTTGGTCAGAAAAGAAGCACAAAAATGTACAAGCTTGCTTGGGATTATCTTACAATTACAAGAGCAGTACCTCTTTCTTTTATAGATAAGTATGAAATAGGGTACACAGAAAATGGTCCGAGAAAGTTTAGGATAATAATACCATCTAAAAATAGACTTGGAAAAATTAATTACTACGAAGCGAGGTCTTTCATTCCAGGCCCTAAAGAAATACCATATATTAAACCATCTGGAGAAGAAGTTCATAAAAATGACATCATATTCAACGAATCCAACATCAATTGGGATTTGCCAGTATTTCTTGTTGAGGGTGTGTTTGATATGTTTCGAGTTCCTAACTCAATTCCAATTCTTGGAAAGGAGATTTCTGAACTGTTGACTAACGAATTATTGAAACGTAATTGTACAGTTGTATTATGTCTTGATGATGATGCAATAAAAAAAGTTGTAGAAATTTATACATTACTTTCCTCTTTAGGTTTGGATGTTTTTTATGTAGATTTAACAGCGTATAAGAAAGATATTTCTAAAATATATGAAGACCACGGAAAGGGAGAAGTAGCCAAAGCTCTCAGTAACCTTCAGCGTCTTGATTTATCGTTAGAGATACAGAAAAAATTAAAATAACAGCAAAAATGAAGATAGCTCACTTAGCAGATATACAAATAAGATTTGGAACCAGACATGAAGAGTACAGAAGCGTATTCGAAAGATTGAATGAAGACCTTATAAATCAGAAGCCAGATAGGATTTATGTAGCTGGAGACCTTGTGCATCATAAAATTAACATGTCACCTGGTTCATTTAACTTATTAGCAGAGTTTTTGTTGAACCTTGCTAAGATTGCTCCTACAGATGTTATTTTGGGAAACCATGACCTCAACTTGCAACAGCTTGAGCAGGGAGATGCTATTTCTCCAATATTTCATCTTGCAAACATGATTGAAGATGGTGACAAAAAAAGAGCCCATGTTGTAACAAATGACAACAAAGATTCAATAGATTATAGTCAAAATGCTGTTTACTATTTTCCTGACTCAGGGTTTTACAATATTGGTGATGAGTTGGTTTATGGAATCTATTCTTGTAAGGATAATGAAATTCTAAGTTTAGAAAAAAAGGAGCCAGGCAAGAAATATATTGCAATGTATCACGGTACCGTATTTGGCTCAAGAGGTGATAATGGATATGAGATGCATGGAGACAATCTTATGCGCCTCAGCACGTTCAATAATTTCGACATGGTAATGCTTGGAGATATTCATGAGTATCAAACATTCGATAGATGGGAAGAAAAATTGATTGATGAAGATGAGTTTGAAGATTATGAATCAGAAGGATGGGAAATTGTAAAAGAATAGAATTATGAAAATAGAAGGTATTTTAGCTATTGCTAATAAAGAAAATTTGAATGGAAGAACATATTCTCCAGAAGTATTAAGTGATATGGTAAAGCAGTTTGAAGGCAAAAAGCCAATGTTTGGCGAATTACTTAATGATAATAATATTGAATTTGAAAAGTCTTTTTACGTTTATTTTGATGATATTAAATATAAAATTTATGACCTTTACTTACCAGAATATAATTTATTAATTGAAGCAGATGGAGATTACTGGCATGGACATCCTAAGTTGTATAAAACTTTAAATGAAACTCAAGTGATAAATGTTGAAAATGATAAGTTTAAAAATAAATTAGCCAAAGAAAATGGTTATAATTTAGTTAGATTCTGGGGGTAATGAGATAAAAGAAAATGATTTTGAAACTAAATTATTAGAAGAAATAAATAGATGGGAAAAAAAATTAGAATAAGAAGAAAATCTCCAACTGCCTGTTACTCAGGGAGTTTAATTCAACAAAACTTCGGTGAATCAATTGATAAAGGCTATCTTATGTGGAACACTGATACTTTTGAACATGAGAGAAAGTATGTCATGAACGATTATGGTTTTGCTAAAATTGACATTGCCAGAGGTGAAGACGTTGAGGAAAGAGTTGATTTTATCAAATTCAGCAATAACAAGAGGAAGACGAAAGTCTATATCACTTGGGAAGATTATGAAGAAAATTATTCTGTTGAGAAAGAGAATCAAATTAAAAGACTTGTAAAAGATAAATATAAGTGCGAAAGCGTAAGGGTTGAGTTTAAAGAAATAAGAAGAGATATTGCTGACATCGGTGAGCAAGAGGATTTTGAACATTTCACTTTCGAAGACATGTTTGAAGAGTGGGTTAACGAATCTGAAGCAGACATAGACAAAGACCTTATGAAAGACCTTATTGAATTCTCAAGAGAAGTCGATACAACTCTTGAAATTGATGAGAATCAGCTTAACCTTATTGATGACTGGGATTTGAATAAAATTGAAATCAGTAACGTTCTTTCTTTTGATAAAAAACCTGTCGTAATTGATTTTGACCAAACAAGGGGGCTTACAGGGATTTTTGGAAGAAACTTTAATGGTAAGTCCAATGTAATAAAAGCTATCGTCTGGGGCCTCTACAAAGAGATTATAGGAGGCAATCAAAGCAGTTCCAAATATCTCGTAAACATTTATACCGATTCCAATACTGGATATGTTAAATTGTACCTTACGATTAATGGAGATAAGTTTAGAATCAATAGACAGATTACTAATAATGGTGGAAAAAACACCTTTAAGACAAAATATGAAAAGCTTGTAACTGAATACGATGATGACGGAGTTGTTGTTGGAGAAAAATGGGAAGACAAAATTTCTGATAGAAAAACTGCAGAACAAAAAGAGGTTCAGCAACTTGTAAAAGATGCAATAGGTTCTTTTGAAGACTTTACAAAAACATCTCTGCAAGCTCAAGGTGGGGATGGTGATTATATAAGTCAGCAGCAACAGCCTAAAAACAATCTAATCAGTAGATTTTTTGGCCTGGAGACTTATAAGATAAGGCATGATTATGCAAAGAGTTTTTTTAATGATGTAAAGAGAAAACAGAAAGACCTTGGTAACACTATTGAAATAGAAGATAAAATAAAAGATATTGAAGTTGAGATTAAAGACAAAAACAAAGAACTTGAATCTTTTAAAGAAGAAAAAGTTTTGTCTGAAGCAAAATACAACGATGTTAGTGATGATATTATAGAGCTTACTAAGAAGCTTGAAAAAGTTGAGGACCCTGGCATTAAGAATACAGAAGAGTCTAAGAATGAAATCACCTACCTTGAGAATTCTATAAAAGTAAATGAAGAAATTATCACGAAGACAGAAGAATGGTTGTCGATTAATTTCAAAAAAGAACTTCCTTTTAAAGAAGGCGAGACTGTGAATAGTTTGCAGATAAAATTAAATGCTGAAAACTCAGCAATTAAATCTATAGAATCTACACTAAGCACTTTGAAAGGTTGGGTTAAAGATAATCCAGAAAAAAAAGAAATAGACACCACTGGTTACTCAGAGGCAATAAATGAGCTTAAAGAAAAAGTATCTGCGTTAAAAACTCAACTACCAACATTTCAAGGAAAAAGCTGCCCTACATGTGGTAATGTTCATAAAAAGGCTGACCCAGAAAAAGAAGAAGTATGTCTTGAGGATATTAAAATCAACACAGAACTTATAGACCACAAAGCTAAGAGCATAGAAGACGCTAAAGCTGTTATTGCTCATAATGATAAGATAATTACTTCTAAGGAGAGAATAACTATGGCAGAGCAATCTATTTCTATAAAGAAAGATGGCGCTAAATTGCTGCAGGATAAAATAGACCTAATCAACAACTCAAAAGACATTATAGAACACAACGCAAAAGTTGAAGACCAGACAGTTTTGTTAAAAAGCAAAAAGTCATTAGTTGAAAACGATAACAACAAAGTTAAAATTCTAAATGAGAAGATTGCTAAATTCGAAGCAAACAAAGATAAGATAAAAAACAATGAAAAGATTCAAGAAGATATTGACTCTAAGGTTGAGTTGAACAAAACCTACAAACTGGCGATATTCAATTTAGATAAAAATATAAACATAGCTTTTGGTGAATCAAAAGTGCTTGAGAATAATAAAGAGAACTTTGGAGACAAACTTAAGGATATTAAAAATTCTGAAAAATTGTTTAAAAAATACTCTATATACCTGCAGGCTGTGCATAAGGATGGAATCCCTGCTTCTATAATTAGAAAAAAGTTGCCAATCATAAATGGAAAAATAAACTCCATCCTTCAAGAGGTTGTTGATTTTAAGATTGAACTTGAAATTCTTTCTAACGGAGATATTATAGAAACATTCTTCTTTAGCGAAGATAAGAGTGATGCACTTCCTTTAGCCTCTGCTTCTGGTTCTCAAAAGTTCATTGCATCTATTGTTATCACAGAAGCTCTTAGATACATGAGTAGGCTTACAAAGCCATCTATAAGAATTATTGACGAAGGGTTTGGAACGCTTGATGATGAGCTTACGATGGGTGTTGTTAATATTTTGAATTATTTACGTAATAAGTATAAAAACGTAATGATTATTACTCATAGAAACGAGATTAAGGATTTTGCAGACAACATTATAGAAGTTGTTAAGACTCCAGGTAATTTAAGCCAAGAAGTCCTCGACAATAATCCTAAAGCTGGGGTTTCTCAAGTTACAATAACATAATGGAAGATAAAAACAACAAACCAGATAGAGAGAAGTCTATTGACGAACTCGCAAGAGAAGCTATGGCAGCAATTAAAGAGTCTGGACAAAGAGAAGATAGGCGAGCGGAAGAAGATGCCAAGAAAGAGCTAAAAGCCAAAGAGGAAGCTTTAAAACAAGAAGCTAAGAAGAAGATTGAGAGAAAACTTAGAAGACTTGAGAAGGAAGAGGCTAAAAAACCAAAGGTTGATGAAATTGACACAACTCACATGGTTGCTTGGTCAAACCCAGACGGAAAAGGGTTAAACTACATCGGAGAATACAATGACGCTTCTTTGTTTAAAATTAGTCGTGGTATACATTTGTTTCATTTGAGAATCACAAGTAAAGATGTTTTGCATGAATCGTGGAGAACAAATGCGCACACGTCAGTAAATCTGTATACTCTCAAAGAAAAAGCTGACAAAATTCTAAAAGAATCAAACAAAGAGAAAGAAAGAGTTAAAAAACAAGAAGAGGAAGCTAAAAAAGTTATTGCAGAATCTAAGGGGCAGAATCTTTCGGAGGAATAGGTTTATGACCTTCTGGTAATTCATGCTCTTTTGGAAATAATGTAAACCCTTTCTTTTTCCCTATTTTCTCAATAGCTATAATGCCAAGACTTGAGCCAGGTACTAATTGAAGACCAAGAAGCCCTGCAGCCTTTCCAAGGTCTGCTCCTTGATTTTTAAGAAACTTTATCTCCTCTTTGCTTACGCTACTTTCGTCTCTAATTAGTTTTCTAAGTATTTTTGCGGCAACAACAGTTTCTTTAGACTCTCTTTTGAAGGCTCTATTAAACTTTATAATAAGTATTCGAATTCTCTTAACTCTGTATCGAATTAAGACCTTTATTCTTTTCATATATCAATTATACGAAAATTATCTAAAGAAGTTCCTAATATTCTTCTTTTTTTCTTGAATTGGCTGGTCCTCATATCCCATTTGCTCAATATCTTTATTGAATTGGCTCTGCGCCTGCTTTTGTTGTTGAGGTTCTGGTTGCTGTGGTTTAATCTCTGGCTTAGCATCAAGTTCTGCTTCTTTAGATTGAGCAACAAGGCTATCTTGATACGCTTTAGCTACAGATGGGCTATAAACAGCATACTTAGAAGTCATAGCGCTATCGTTCGGATTAAACCCAGGAATGCTATCACTAAAAAATCTATCTGTAAACCACATAGACCTTACATTTTCTCCTCTAAATAATCTCCATGCATTGATGCCATCTTTCTCTGCTTCTGCCTCTGCACTCCTAACGCCAGTGGCTCTTGCTGCCTTTTCAGATTGTCCAGTTATGTGAAGGCCTCTTATTACCAGATTTCCATTTTTGTCAGTACCCATCGCAACAGGATGAATAATCCTCGCCTTGGCTACTGGCATTCTTGTTTTTTCGTTGTTTGTTTGAAAGTTCATACCAATCTCACGACCTTGAAGAATAGCTTGCTTCACCAATTCTCTATTAAAAGGAACTCTTTCGTTACTTTTAGCCATAACTTTAGTCTTTTCTTCTGCAGAAATTTCTAAAATTAGAGTCTCCGATAGTATTTCTCGAATTAACCCCCTTATGTATGATTCAGTTAAATTTGCCATAATTCAATAAAAATCTTCTAAATTTTTGATTTTTAGCTATTTTTTTCTTCTATTTAGTAAAACCCGCTAATAAAAATGAACAAGGATTCAAACTATACAGCGCTTAATACTAAATATGCTAATAAAATTCATATTAGCTTTAGTGAGTTCAACCTGTTTAACCAATGTGGTCATCGACATCTGGTTGAGAAGCATCTGAAACTAACAGAGCAGTCAATGACTGTGCATTTGTTTTTCGGAAATGCTATGCATGCTGCTCTCGAAAAAACTTTAAAAGAATCAGTTGGGTTAAAGAGAAGGGTTGATTTCTTTAAAAGAACCTTTACAAAAGACATGCTTGACAACATGAAAGATGAACCAGGTTTCCAACAAGAGCTTAACGAGTTCCTTCAGCAGGGAGAAGAGCTGCTAAATGCTTTGTCTGTTGAGGATATTATTAAAAAATACAAAATAATATCAGTAGAAGAACCTTTGTTTGAGCACGTATACGGAGAGTTCTACTTTAAGGGGTTTATAGACCTTGTAGTTCAAGATAGAGAGACTGGGAGGTATGTTATAATCGACTGGAAGACATCTGGCCAGAAGTGGAATGTAAAAAAGAAAATGGCTGACGAAGCCTTTCTTGCGCAAATGAGATTTTATAAATACTTCTGGGCAAGAAAAAATGAAATTAATCTTGATGACATTGGTTGTGAATACATTGTTCTAAACAGACTTAAGAACAAAAAAAAACCTGAGTCTGGTACTGGAGGAATTCAGTTCGTAGAAGTAAATTCAACTAAAGAAGAAATTTACGAATCACTTGAAAAGCTGGCAGAAACAGTTGAGAGTATTCATATTAATAAAAGATTTCCAAAAATAAAGCATACAGGAAACGAGTTTCTCGGATGTATGTTTTGCAAATTTAAAGGAGGAAGACACCCTCTGTGTAATAATAACAAAAATCAAGACAAACAAATATTGCTTGATTACAAAACTGAAAACAAATAGAAATAATGGGAAAACAAAAATTAATCGAAGGCATTAAAAACAATGCTAAAAAACAAATTGAAGCTGAAATTCAAGCATCGGTTGTTAAGGAGCTTTATGGTACCTCTAAGAAGGAAATCAAAAAACTTAAAAAACAAATTCTTAAAGAATTGCGAAAAGATATGTTCGCAACAAAAAGTAAGAAAATAAAAAAAGAAGAATTAGAAATAGTTGAGACAGTTTTTGAACACGGAATCAATACTAACTCAGAAGACATAGAGTCGATAACAAAAGAATCAAGCAAAGAAGATAAGAGAAAGTCAAAAGAAGACGACTTAGATACGCTACCATACGAGCCAGGTAGAATCTTTGAGTACAGAGGATTCAAATTTGATGTTGATAGAATGAGCAGGTTTGTTACTGGAAATAAAAAAGAGCTTTTTAAAGAGAGAATAAAATCTCCTATGGATGAGCTTGATGACTTATATGAAAGCAAGAGCATAGCGGGCAAAGGTGTGGATAGAGTCGATGAGTCAAAACCTAAAGACTCTGGTAGCGGAAGTATTTTAAAAGATAGATTTTCTGAGCTCGTTAATAAAGAAAAAGCCTCAGATTCTGATAGAAGTGATTTGATGGATAGGATTTCTGAACTTAAAAGAGGAGAAAAAAAAGACGACATCAAGACAGCAATCAACAAGCCAGCGTCAAATCTATTGACTCCAAATCCCATTTCTGGAATGGGCTTTAACTTAGCAGCCCCAGCATCAAAGACTTTTGTTAAAACAAACTACAAATTAACTCCAGCAAGAAAAGAAGAGGTAGAGTTTTTTGTTGGAAAACTTAAAGAAGGAATTGATAAGCTTGGAAAAGGTGAAAAAAACATCAACTACAGAAGAAAGACTTTATCTGGGAAATCAAATGTTAGCGCAAATAGTGACATTTACGTATTTACATACGATAAACCTAAGTCGGACGTAAACGATTTCAGTCTTAATTTTGAGATAGACCTCGACATCTATACTTATGGAGCCAATATAATCAAATTCGACTTCAACGTTGGAGGGTTTAATTTTGATAGTTCATTTTTAGAAATTATTGATATAGCCAAAGTTCTTGATGCTGTAGGTATGAATTTATCACAATATATAGGAGAGATTGAAGAAATCAATAAAACTAATACAACCAAGAAAAATAAAGACATTATTGAAACAAAAGAGAGGCTTCGTTTTAATAAGTCGTTTAAAAAAGAAAGTTTTGATAACATCGAATCAGATGAGAGAGAACCTTCAGATGTTGTTTTAAAAGAAAAGAAGAAAACAATCAGAGCAAATACCAAGGTTGAGAATATAATTGATGACGCTAAAATCATAAAAGCTCTTGCTAACAATGATATTACTAACTATGGTAACTTGAAAAAGATAGAAGATTTTACTATTCTTAAAGGTATTGGAGCTAAATCTGCTAAGAAGATTCAAGAATGTATTAATGCTAAATTAAAATAATATGTACTACACGAAAAGGGAAATTCTTGATTACGTAAGTGATAACGTGAAAGAAATTGAAACTAAAGGATTAAGGTTATTAAACCCCGAAGCTGAAGTTATCAAGAGAATAAATGATGAAGAAGACATGGTTGGTTTTTTTTGGATTGATTTCAAAGAAGGAGAAACTGATGGTGAGAAAATCAAGATGTCAGGGAAGTCTTGGTACAAGATTGATACAGATATTTATACTGACGATAGATTTGCAATTGACCTATATCAAGCGATGATAAATGAAATAACTGTTTCAGATGTAATCAGAAAGAGGAGACATGAAAAAGAGCTGGCCAAACAAGGTATTAAAGACACTGGAAAATTAGAAGATAAAGTTAAAGAAATTAATAAAAAAGAAGATGGAGCTAAATGAATTAGAAAAGCTGAGAGATTACAACGAACTTGATTTGTTACACAAGATAATCGAAGTTGCTGAGAAGAGCAAGAAGAGAGTGGAGCAAAATCTTAGGGGAAATAAAACTGCTGGAGTAGATGTGAGACATTCTATGCAGGACGTGCGTCTCTTGGCTGAAATAGTTCGTGAAACCGTGCAATCAAGAAAAGGCACAAAGGCAACATCAATTGGAGAATACAAAGGTGAAATTATTTCTTTAACAAAATTAGAGAAAGCCATTGTTGACAAAAAAGAAAGCATAAGAAAAGAAGAAGTCTATATTAAGAGGGCAGAAAACTTAAGAAAGAAAAAGAAAAAGCAAAGCATTTAATAATGGCGAAAAAAAAAGAAATAACCCCAGTTAGAATAAGGAAGCTAAGAACTAATTACGAGTTAAGGTATGATTACTTAAAAATCTTAACCACGTACATCAAGACGCTTCCAAAAGAGCACAGAGACATTAGAGTTGATAATGTTCTTGATGTAAATGGTGGCCACAGAGACGAGTGGGTAAGAATTATTAGAGAGGTACAAATGGGAAATATCATTTCCTTTTTAGTAGATAACTCAATCCCATTTACGTTTGAAAATCTTACCGAAGGAGAATTAAATGGTCTTAGGAAAGAGTATATTGATAGACAGAATAGAATTTCTGATGCACTTAAATTAAAAGAGACATCACTTGTTTTTAAAGATTCTGACTTCGACCACATGAAGATTCCTCCATACGATTACCAAAAACAGGCTGTAAAGTTTTTTGAAGTAAATAATGGAAAAGCAATTCTTGGTGACCAACCTGGAGTTGGTAAAACTCTTCCTCCAATAACTTATGCGGCTAAACATAAATTAAAAACCCTTGTTATATGCCCTGCTTCACTTAAACTAAACTGGAGAAAAGAAGTTCTTAACTTCAGTAACGAGAAGGCTCATGTTTATAAATACAAGCCAGCAAAAAGAAGCGGCAACATCAATTACAATAAGGACGAGAGTTTGTTTCATATTATTAATTACGAATCAATTCAGAGTTATATTAAACTTGAATATAGTCACAAATGCCAAGGTAATGTAATTGTTCCTGGGAAAGGCACTCAAAGATGTGGTTGTGAAATAATCGACCTAACAAAGAAGCATAAAAAATGTGAAGACTGTAAAAACGCTAATTCATTTAAAACAAGAATAAAAGGCGTTGCCTATATTCAAGATAAAGATGGCTCTATTCTTGACCCAGATGATTACGATATGGTTGTTATTGATGAGTTTCACAGAATAAAATCTGTAAAAACAGATTGGACACAAATCATCAAGAGAGCATTTAGAGACACAGTTGAAAAGAAAATACTTATATCTGGAACGGCTATTAAATCGAGGCCAATGGAATTCTTCTCTGGTCTTAATTTTATGGACCCAGAAATGTGGAATTCATCTCATGACTTTGGAATAAGGTATTGCGCTGCCTTTGAAAGTAATTTTGGGTGGGACTACGGTGGCGCTTCTAATCTCGAAGAGCTATTTACCAGAATTTCGCCATACTTCCTTAGAAGGCTTAAAAAAGATGTTTTATCTCAGCTTCCTCCCAAGACTTATACTGAAATTGAAATAGAACTTACACCTACAGAAAGGAAAGAATATAACAAACTTGTAAAAGAATTGAAAACAGTTGTAAATCAAGACGGTACTGAAGAAGAAATAGAAGAAGGTTACCTTGAAAAAATTCACAAACTGAAGCAGTTTACTGGAATGATTAAGCTCCAGAAGATGATTAAAGACGGTGTTATAACTGACATTACAAGTAATGATGAAAAACTTGTTGTGATGTCAGACTATCAAATATTAGCAGAGACTCTATATAAAGAATACAAGCACTCTGCAGTTATTCACACTGGAAGCATGGGTATGGAAGAAAAGCAGTCATCTGTCGATAGATTCCAAGAGGACAAGAAAGTTAATTTATTCTGCGGAATGATTGGAGCCTCTGGAGTTGGGATAACTCTTACAGAAGCGTCAAAGCTTATATTTATAGGTTTCGCATGGACGCCAGGAGATATGGAACAGGCATCTGACCGAATTCACCGAGCCACAACTGAGCACGATAATATTCAAATAATAACCTATATATGTGTAGACACCATTGATGAAGACATCAATGAACTACTTAATAATAAATCTCAAGTTGTTAGTAAAGTTCTTGATAACAAAGATTATGTAAATAATGCCCAAAGGGGGGGTGAAAGTATACTGAAATCATTAATTAATAAATTAAAATAAGTCCAACAGTTTTTCTTTTTTTACCATATTTATTGTAAACAACCGTTATTAACAAAATATTGTCATGGCAAAAAAAGAAATAAACCTTGAGGAGTTCAGAGCTATCATCAAAGAAGAAGCAATGAAACTCAACAAAAGAGCGTTGCTCGAAAATGAAAAAAAATCACTTCAAGCAGAACTTAAAGGTTTACTTGGAGAGTCTTATGTTGAAGAATGCGGAATGGAAGAAGGAAGAATCGGAGATTTTCTTGGAACCAGCCCAAAAGCTAAAGAAGAAAAGATGAGAAGCGAATTCCTTAAATATGCTAAGATTTGGAAGCAAAAAGGAGCAATCAGAGGAATGAATCAAGAGATGCTTGACGACCTTATGGCACAAGCTGCTGCAGATAACTTCGAAGGTAAGCCAGGTTTAGACAAAGAGACTCAACTTATGAACTACAGAGCTTCTGGAGATATAAACTGGGCAGGCCTTGGGCTTAACAAAGGTGGTTCATTCGGTGGAACTGGAGCTGGAGA